AGAAAACTTATAGGAACCAAAAATGGCTCATGGTACACTATTGAGATTAGAGCTAACAAATTAAAGCAGCTAACTTTTATAAATGATCATAGAACATTAATGAGGTCTTTAGATAGATTAAAGGAAAATGGATATATTAAGTTTGACTTTAAGAGATTTAATAGCCATGGCAAATCATCTATATATATTGATGAAGGTAAAATATTCACAATGGTGGATGAAGAAAGATTTGAAAGTTTAGTTAAATTAGATACTGGAGAAAAGAAACCATATCAAATTGTTATATTGTATTACCTATTAGAGAACTACTATAATCCTACACATGGATATGGAATGTCATCTCCTAGTAGAGAAATGATATTTGAATCATTAAGAATAAATGGAGCTATATTAACTAAGTATTTTAAGTTAATGCATAAGGAGAAAATATGTGAATTCTTTCAAGGTGAGTTTATTGATGGATACAGAAGAGTTAGAAATAGATTTATACCTAACACTATAAAATATAAAGTTGGAGAGGAAAACATTGGAGATGGTAAACGTAGATATGTTAATCACAAACAAAGATCATATTTCATTGGAGATTAATAATAGAATAAAAAAGAACTAAACAGTAAAATGCAATGTCCTTTTGCGTTTTCTAATTAATAAATAATAATGATTAAATAATAACATTAAATACAAAGATAGATACCTAGTTACTTTTTCCCATTTTAAACGTGATTTTGTACCGACTCAACTGTGATTTTGTACCGACTCAACTGTGATTTTGTACCGACTCAAAATAAGTGTGTATTTGCAACGGTTTCAGAGGTTGGGTAAAATAAGGGTAATTTACATGATATAAAATCTATTTTCACATAACCATTGACAAGCAAATTGTATCATGTTAGTATAAGTTAATCGCAAATAACACAATGAATAAGGAGATGAGATATGAAAGACAAGTTTGAAGAGATCAATAAAAACATTGATACTTTAAAAGGAATTAAAACATATGCTGATATACAAAATCCAAATAACAGGCAAGTTGTTTCTAGTAATCAGTTAAATATAATGGAAAAGAATATTGCCAAGAAGCTTATGAAATTTAGTAACAGTGTTAAAATTAAGGGATTGATTGATCTGTTTTCTAACCTAAGTGAAAATGAAAGAAAGTTTATAAATTTGGATACATTATATGAACATTTAAAAATTGAACATGAATTAGAAAATAAAGAGTTAGTTGAAAGATTAAGTAATAAGGGAGGAAAGTGGAATGCCGGAAATGAACAAAGTAAATGAAGAATTAGAAGAAGAAAATAACAGTAGATCAGTTTATGTTCAGATTAGTCCGATTCATCGGTTAGGACATAATGGAAATGAATGGGTATTGTGGACTGCACCAAAGAATCCAAAAGATCCAAATAAAATTAAATATTCACCATGTTATCCATCGACATTAAGATATGCATTGAAGCTGGTAACTAAAGATGAATTGTTTGAAGCATTTAGTAATTTTGATGTAATGGAAGAATTATCTTATAAATTTGATGAATTGTTTAATAAGACTTATAGTGAAAGAAAAGCTGCAATTGATACTTGGTTTGATTCAATTGTATTAAATTCAGATGTAGAAAAGAAGTATGATAATAAATGTAAAGAGTTGATTAAGCTGAGAAATGAGTTTAAGCAATTTAAAATAGATCATGGACATGAAGGAGAAGAGTAATGAAAAAGAATAACAACGCAATTAATCGACACACATCTAAACAAAAATTAGATAGTATGTTGAGAATTATAGAAGCAACTCAGTTAACTAAATCTGAGAAAAGAAGAAAGTGGTATATTAAATTAAATAAAGCTCTGGTGATCAGAGTATGTTATGATGTATATGGATTTAGTTTACTTGATGAGAAAAGATGGTTTAGAAAATTGATGTATGACATGTATGGTGATGCTTATGCTCTGAGAGACTTTGCTGATTTTCATGGACTGGCATTAACTAAATGTAAAATTACAGATACAAATTGGAAGAATTACTTAACGGAAAATGGGAAAGTAAAATAGGAGGATTGGTAAGATGACAGAGTTTGAAGGAAATGACATGAATGAAATAAAAGATAGAAGATCGATTAAATTTAATGGTGATGGTACAGAAAGAATATGTGCACCTTGTCACATTAATAATTTAAATGAGCATATTCTAGTGTTTGAAAGAAAGTTTTTCTTTAGAGGAGGATTTAAGCTTATTAGTGCATGGAGATGTCCAGAATGTGGAAGAGTTGATTTCTGGGATGAAGAAGATCAAAAATGGAGCAGAGATTATGAATATTTACAAGAGGAATTAGAAGAGATGTATGGTGAAGAGTAGATAGTTAAAATTTAAAAGGAGGTCATGTTTGGCGGAATCAAGTAAATCAATCTATATAAGAAATACTCAAGCAAGTAAAATATATGAGGCAATGAATAGAGAATCTGAATTTGATTGTGCTTATGACGGAAGTGTTGCTTATTCTTTAGAAACAATAAAATTAAAAGAGTTAGGGTTAAAAGTAAAAACAAATAAAAAATCAGAAAGACAAACCAGCAATGATATTATTAATGTTAAATTTTCATGGAAGGTTAAATCATATAAAGATATTGCCAAGCTGATAGAAAAAAAGATAGTAAAGATTACTTTGTCTTTAGATAATGAAGAAACACCTGAAGAGGAAATTGAATCAAAACTAGAATACATTGAAAATTTAAAACTTAAAAAAGAAGAAATATTGACTCATATTGATTGGTATGAAGTTAAAGCAAATGATCTAAGAACATTATTCTATAATGAGGGATTTATACTAGATGGTGTTCAATATGTCTTCTTTGGTAGAAGTGGAAGTAAATCAAGAACAGGCCAAGCATTATATATAAAAAAATCATTGGCTAAGAAAATTATCTTATGGTGTAGAATGGGTATTAAAAAATTAATGAAGAAAGGCATTAAAGTTGACCTCGCTGGATTACTTGCATATGAAAAACTTGTAGGTAGTGCCATAGAATCAATTGTGAATATACCAACATCTAAAATGTTAATGATATCTGATGTTGATTCAATATTTGAAAAAGAGTGTAATGTTATAAGAACTGATCCTGAAACTGGATTGCTTAGAAGTTATAGAGAAATGGCCTTTGTTAAGAATAGTTTATTTGATGGACAATTATTATTAGCAATGAAATACTTTAAAAAAGGTAAGTCAATGATGCTTCTTAGAAATCACTTTTTTAAGAGTGCAGCATTCAATACGAATATTCAAGAAGCTCTTAGATTCTTATGTCCCGATGGTCAAGATTATGATACATGGGAATTAGAAGATATGTTTGGAAATAAGATATTGGCTAAAGATGTAGAATTAATTATGTCACCTACTTCATTAAAAGCATTAAAGTTTAGTAAGTTTGTTGGGGATGGAAGTCAATCTGGAATGTATGATTACTGGAGAGAGTTAGTTAAGTCTGAAGGATGTAGATTTGGTGTTGTTAAAAATGAGAAGGCATCTAAAAGAGGAGACAATATACAACAAACATCATATCAGATGGTTAACAGTATGCCATTTACAAAAGAAGATATAAAGGAATTAACGATATATGAGAAAGATTATATAAGTAAACTTAAAAATGATGATGATTTCTTTTCTGAGTATTTACTAAAAAACAAAGATATTATGAATTCTAATGAAGTGTTTGCTGAAATGTATAAAGCAAATAATAATATTGTAGGAACAAAAGTCTTTAAAAATTATAGAACAAGTAAAATAAAATCATTTGTGCAACATGTAAAAAAAGGAAAGTTTAGATTAAAAGGTGACTATGTAGTTATGGTTGGGAATCCTTATGAAGAATTACTTCATGCTGTTGGAATGTTGCCTGTAGTTAATGGAGTTATTAATCCTGACTATGAGGGCATATTAAAACACAATGAGATTAATACAATATTGTTTGAAGAAAATAAAGAATTGACAGGCTTTAGAAATCCTCACACAAGTAGCTCAAATGTTTTAGTTTCAGTTAATAAACATTTAGAAGAATATAAAAGGTTTTTTAACTTCTCAAAGAATATAGCTGCAGTAAATAGTATTAATTTTGAGATACAAGATATACTTTCAGGAAGTGATTTTGATTCAGATACATTAGCATTATTTGACCATGAGATACTTTTAAGAGTTGCTAAAAAATGTTTCTCAGAATACAAAGTATGTATAAATGCTGTAGAAAGTGACAAAGTTCAATATAGATTAACAAGTTTAGATATGGCTATTATAGATAATAAGTTAGCAAAGTCTCAGAGATTGATTGGTGAGGTTGTGAATTTAGGACAACAGGCAATGAGTAATTATTGGGATAAAATAGCAAATAATGGATCAAGTTATGATATAAGTGTATTATTAAATAAAGTAGATGTTATGACAGTGTTGTCTGGAATATGTATTGATCTTGCAAAGAAATTTTATGCAATAGATATTGAAAAAGAAGTAAAAGAGGTTAGAGAAATTGATCAGATAGATAAAAAGAAGCCTATGTTTTGGAGATGTGTTTCAGAAACTAAATTTAAAAAAGGTACGTTGAGGGGATTTGATACCCCTATGGATTATCTGACATTAGAAATGAGTAAACTAGATTATGCATATAGAAAAGACAGTATTGAATTTGAAAGCATAATGAATGTAGTTGATCTTAGAAACTCTAATCATAAACAGATACAAAAGCTTATAGAATATGTAAACACTCTATCAAATAGATTATTCTCTATAAGTTCAAATAGAGCACTTACTAAAAAAGAGTCTTATGAAAAAAGTATTGATACTATAAGATATTATGGATATGAATTAAATAAAATAGCAATTAAAAAAGAGACAATGTATTCTCTTATAAAAACAACTACTACTAAAGATAGTGATGTTGGTGTCAATAATATTGCAATGATGCTTAAGACTCTTTATGATAATAATTCAGAAATGTTTTTAGATATAATTCGTGAATAAAAAGGTTTTAAAACGTACTTTTTATCCATTTTAGTTCGGAAAATAAAATGAGCCATAGTGATTGCAAGGGTTTGAATGCTGTCGAAAGGTGGCTATATAGAGACGATAGGGGCTGAGAGCTGGGATTGCAACATGTTACACATGCCTACGGTGAAAGTTGTTGAAATTTAGTGATGGTGTTTTGAATACATCAAAGCAACAATTTACAACGGAGTAGCCGCTTCCCTTATATTAAAAAAGATTGATCAGTGCATAAGTATTCTTAGAGAGCTTATGCCATATTAATAAATCACTACCATGGGAGTAAGACGATAACTTTACTCTCGGTGGTAGTCATAAAATATGTCAAGTATAGCCAAGTGGTAAGGCAGAGGACTGTGAATCCTCGTATCGTGAGTTCAAATCTCATTATTTGACCCAAAAGTGTTAATGTTCTTTATAAGTTTCTTGAAACATTTCAGATACATAAAAACATAGAAACTAGTTTTACCTATTTTCATCTTTAAAAAGTAGGCGATTTACAATTAGTGAGTGCGGAGGTTTTTATCGTTAAAAAAGGTCGAGGTACGGACAGTTACTCAAGTGGTTAAGAGGATTGGTTGCTAACCAGTTAGATGCTAAAAACATGCGTGGGTTCAAATCCTACACTGTCCGCCATTTTATTCTACGACATAAAAGAAAGAAGGTTGATCCTTTGTCAGAACTGTCAGAACTTTACGAAGAATCGTACGATGAGTTTGAATCATATGAAAAATTATATGAAGAAGGAAATTACAAATGTAAAAGGCGTGCCAAGAAAAGACATAGATCTCTTGCAGCTTTAGATAAGAAAAATAGTAAATGTAATACTACTTCAATAAATAGTAGGAAAACATACTTTATTATTAATCTTATATATGAAGACAAAGAACATTCATATGAGATACCAGCAAATAAATATGTTGGCCGTCCAGAAGAATATAAAGAAATTAAACAAATGTGCATTGATAAATATGGAATTGGTGTGCGTATAATAAATATAGAGACAAAGTGAAAATGATTGATTAAAAATGAAAACGAAAGGTTAATAAATGAACAAGAAAGAATATTTTAAATATCCATTAATAAGCATTGCTATAAAAACATCCATAATTGTATTTATCATGAAGGTAATTCAGGTTATGTTTGAAATAGAGTGTGATACATTAATGTTATTAATTGGATCACTATTATTGGCATTAATAATTGAACATAGTATAATAGATAAACGTGAAAAATATTAGCTACTATTCAGAATTTGCCGGTAAGGTTTATAAAAGGAGATGTAATATGATTCTAAAGTGGATTGATGAACTATTTATTGATGACGAAGATATTGATATAAAAGATATTAATCAAAATGAGAGATTCCCTGTGTCAGAAGAGTTAGAAGAGATTCGTTCACTAGCCATAAAGATTTTGCTTGATGAAGATCCAAAATATTACTTTATTATGGATATAATTAATGCGATTAACGATGGCAGATTAAAATATGCTGGAGTGTATGATAAAATTTATGGAAATAAAAAAGATGAGAGGAAATTAAAATGGATAACAAAGATAAAACGTTATTTACAAAAATAAAAGTTGAAGATGATATTTACTATAATACTAAAAAAAATATTGAAGGAAAATCATATACAATAAATAATCACAGAAATAATAGTCAGGATTTTAAAACCATGTTATTATATGAGAATTACGGCAATGGAGATATTACACTTAAATTACAAGTTAAAAATGAAGACATGATAAATTTAACAAGTGCAATGCTTTCGTATTGTAAAGATAATTTAAGTGAAGATCAATTAAAGGAAGTACAAAATCTATTAAAATAAATGCTTGACAATAATATTGACTTGGTGTAGTATTAAATTAACCAAAGATGCAATTTAGCATCATACACTATAAGGAGATATGAAAATGGAATTGAAGATTATTGTTAATAAGTTTTTAGAAATGGAAAATGGTGAAGTATCAGAATGTGATGAAGAGTTTAAGATGACCGTTCAAAAAGGAACAAAAGCAACATTGTATATATTTAGAGATGAACCTACTGATTGTATGAGAATACTTTTTGAAGATACATCTAAAATTGAAGCTAAACATTACTCATTAAAATTTAATGATGACGGGTCAGAGGTTGAAATTGAAACTTGGACATGTAAAATTGAAGCTACTGTTTTATCTGAAGTATTAAGTGAAGAAGAAGCAAAAGAAATTTATGATATGATTGAGAGTAGAAAAAATGGAGATGCAAAATATTATTCAGAAGAAGAGATACGAGATATTATCAATTTGGATGATTCTAAAGAAAATTAAAAGGAGATAATATGTTCTTTAAAAAGAAAAATAATGATCCGAAATCAGGCGAGATAAGAATTAATATTTCTAGAAGCTCATCTGATAATATATATAAAAATAAAATGCAAAGTGAGATAGATAAAAGAACGTCAATCTGTCCTGAATGTGGAAAGAAAAACGAAGCTAATCCATTTGCAATTGATACATGTGAGTCCGTTATGGGACTTTGCGGTAAAGTATTGTATAGTACAAGACTAGGAAGTTGTTCTTGTGGTGCTAAATGGAAAGTTGATTATAATTATTAAACATAGTTGTTCGACCTCTTGATCACGTGTGACTTGAGGCTTATTTATAAAAGGTATAACAGCATATCTTTCCGAGTCCTACGGAGTTTAAGAATATAGGAACTTAGCCATTGGTTCAGAGCTTTATCTGATTGCTGTCAGAGTTTAAATGTGATTCTCATAAAAATCACTTTCCATTGAAACACATCAGATAGTCGCTCTGATGAAATATATGTATTGCAATGCGTATATTAAATCAAAACTTCTAATGTATTAAACATCTGAATACTAGTTGTCGGTGAAATTGGACTGTAATGGTGTGAATAGTAACTGACCAGATGCACATCAAACTGAACGAAATCTTGCCTGAGTTTACAGACTTAGAGATTTGAAAGCTAATCTGTTTTAAATGGTATTGTAAAAGAATCAATCACGAGTGGGTTGATAGAGAACCATAGACTGTCTCATTTATGTTGAGAAGGAGCTAACAAGGATTTAAAAATCCAACTTTAGGAAAGTGTTAGTGTCGATTAGTGGTGGGTTAATTGAAATTTTGCTCCTTGCGAGCCTAAGACGAGACTTTGAAAAACAAGTCTTGCAAAATTACCTTACCTACTCTCGTTTTAGGGAGTAGTCAAATGTATTAAAGGTGAACCATACCTATCATATCAAATGAGATTAGCTCAAAAGTATTATAATGAACGGAGATAATATGAGAGTGAGAAAAGTTGGAGAGTGTATATATCAGAAGAGGTTTGTAGCGTATACATGATGCCGATGGACAATAGGCTTGAATTCTTGTCGAAACCATTTTTGGAAGCTCAGTTGAGCAAACTATCTATTTTAATCAGTGTATTAATATAGAACGAAATTAGTCCCTCGTCTCGCCATGAGTATAACTGAGATTGCAGTAGACAATGGAATGCGTCTATATGGACTTGAGCACAGAGGATAGAAAAGGCAGCTATCACTTATTAAGTGTAAAGAAGCATTGAAGCATTTAATGTTAGAGATGTAGGAGTGTCAACCTACCTGTGTTTTAATTTTCCCTAAAGATTAATTTGTATATGGGCGAAACCCCTTGCGTTAGTAGGGACTTAAAAAATTTATTGGAGAATCCTAGCCATAGTAGGGAATGATAAACAATAGGTGAAACTACCTGTCACTGTTCAATTTTCAGCAATTGCATACGAAAGTAAACGTGTACAAAATTAAAATCGACGCATGTATCCCACTGTGGGGACAATAAATATACACCGTGATCAGTAGGATAGGACTTGACCTATTCAGTCGATATTGAAAATCCTATTGGAACAAGTTCTCCATGAAGGCGAGAGGTCATGCGTAGTTGACAGTTTTAACAGAATAACACATAAGTTACCCGAAGCATCGTAGCTCAATTGGTAGAGTATCTGACTTCAGTCAGAAGGGTTGCAAGTTCAAGTCTTGTCGATGTGTAGGCAGTGTTGTTTTGTTTTAAAATTTAATCAATAGTATTTATATTTAAATGTTATTGGTTAAAAATTAGAGTATTACATATATAATAAGCTGTAAGTCCAATGTTAAGACAGTAAGATAATATCTATCATATATAAGGGAAAGAGATAATATCAAATCCATATTGATTAAGTTGGTTTAATTCCGACACAGCTTGTTATATATGTAGTATTTTATATCAACTAAACAAACCTATAATATGTTCTCCCTATAATTAAAAGCACATGACTGCGTAAGAGACGGTTGTGTGTTTTTAAATGTGTGGAAACAATGAATTAGAATATAGATTATGAATGGATTATAAAAATGGATCAGATTTAATGAAATTAAATGGATGAATTAGAAAATGGATTATTAAAAGGAGAATGGAGTTTATGGATAACTTAGATGTTAGAAAACAACCTAGTGAATCATACGAGGAATATTGTGATAGAATGTATTCCATGCAGAAAGCATTAGGACATGACAATGCGGTAATGGGATATATTATAAATGAACACGTTGATGAAAAAGACAAAAAGGGTGAATCAGGACATAGAAAGCCAGCTAGAATTAGAATTAAGTCTTACAATGAAGGTTATGAAAAGGGATTAGAAGACGCTGAGAATTTAACTTCAGAAGAATTTGAGTTATCTGGTTGTGGATTAGATTCTTTAAAACCTAAATCGCATCTCAGTAAAATGCAAGAGATGTTAGGCGATTATACTATTAGAAAAAGAGATATGCAGCTTGAAAGAAATTCTTTAGCTCATTTAATGAGAGAGGCAACACCCGGAATTTTAATGGTTGAGAAATATGCTGAATTATTAGAAAATGGATTAATTACATTACCTTTTTATAATTCAGAAACAATGAATAAAGAATACAATGAAAATGATAGACATTTAAAAGTGATAACAGCAGACTTCCATATTGGAATGGTTATTGATGAAGAATACAATACTTACAATTATGATATTACAAGAAGAAGATTAAAACACTTTGCTGATAAAGCAATGGCTAAGGCTAAATTATATGACATTAATAACATAAGTATTATTGATATGGGTGACATTGTAGAATCTATATTCTTGCGTGGCAATCAAGCATGGGACTGTGAATTTACAGAATCAGAACAAATAGCATACGCTCAGAGTGCATATGAAGAGTTTATAGACTACTTTACTGATGCTGGATACTTTGTGTCAGTAACAATGATTAAGGGTAATCATGATCGACTCAATGGCTCTAAGAACGATGCATTGGATACTGATTCAGCTACTTTCATTATAATGGAGAACATGAAAAGATTATATGATAAGTTAGACAAGAAATTAGGGCATCCATCTGGAGTTACATTTACACAAACTAATAAATACTATCTTGAATATAATGAAGAAATTAATGGTAAAAATATTAAATATGTTCATGGTGATAATACTTCTGCAAATGATAAAGGTAAGCTTGCTAAATATTCAGGAACAGATGATATTATGTATGATTATATTATTCTTGGACACTTGCATAGATTCTCAGTATTCCAAGGAAATAGAAATGAATTTGAAATTTATTGCTCAAGTGGAATGGGTGGAAATGAATACGGATTACACAAAATTAAGTCTACATCATCTGCCGGAGCCACGTTATTAACTTTCCTAGAAGATGGTGAAGTATTGATTGATAATGTAAATTTACAAGATATTTAATTAATTATAAACAAAAGCACGTTTATTAATTTAAGCGTGTTTTAATATGCAATTAATTACAAAACGAGATGAATTAAAAACGATGAGCACTATAAAAGGAAAGGTTAGGTGGCTATATGCCAAAGACAACTAAAATTAAACAAGATCCAAAAAAGGAAGAATTAAAAATTAGTGTGGCCGCTCAGAAGAGAAGTTCAAATATGAATGCTGATACTGAATCAATGATATGTGTCCATCATGGAGGGAATGCACTTTCACTTAATAACAGAAATTATTATAAAGCTAATCAAGGATCTATATTTGCTGGGCTAGGACTTGTACCTATTTGCAAAAAATGTTTAATTTCTATTTATATGAAATATTATAATGATAATCATAAAGATCCTCTCAAGGCATTGTTTTTCACATGTAGAAGAATTGATGTTAAATTTGATTTAAAAAATGCAGCATCATCTTTAAAAAAGATAAATGAATCTGAAAATCAATCCATAGACGCCCACATAGGGAATTACATGGGACAGATGAATGGATTCAAAACTGGATTAGGCAATTATAACTTTGATGGTTCAGATGAATTAAGAGACGATGCTACGGTTGAAGCTATGTTAAAAGATATGGCTGTAAAAGGTAAATTAAGCACCATTGACAAAAGAAATATGAGTGATATTAAAAAGAAAGTCGGTCATGACCCATTTGAGGGTTATGGTTATGAAGATTATCAATTGGCTAAAATGTATCAAGAATTAGTTTTATACCTTGAAGATGATGACTTGGTAAACGATTCATATAAAATGAATATTATATTACAAATTATAAATATCAACCAGCAAATCAGACATTATGATATCTGTTTGTCTTTAGTTAATAATAATCATAGTGCGTCAAGAGATAACGTTGGTGAGTCAGCAACTTATATAAGTCAGAAAACTAAATTGTCTGACACAGTTGTAAAAATTATAAAAGAGAATAAATGGATTACTAGTGACACAACTGGAAAATCTAAACTCTCTGGTAAAATGAAAAGATATAAAGACTATGGTTACGATGAAATAGCTGTAGACTATTCTAAAATATTAACATCTAAACCAGTTAAAGCTGTATTAGATGCTTCTAATGAGTCTATAATAAAAACTCTTAATTTTGGAGATGATTCAGCTAAAGAGGTTATTAGACTTCAAACAGAAACTAATAATAATCTCAGAAATGAAAATATGAAATTAAAAGAGCAAGTTAGAGAAATTGCAATAGAATTAAGAGATGAGAAAAAGGAAAATAAGAAAGGATAGAGACAATGGCTAAATTTGTAGACAAGTCAATGCTAACAACAGCTCAACACGAAATGGCAATGGCAGATATGGCTACTATAGAATTTTGGAGAGGTAATCCAGCCATTGCTGCTAGAGACTTATTAGGAATACAATTATTTGACTTTCAGTCTTTAATATTAACTAGAACATGGGTAGCGAAAGATGCGGTTTGGACAATTACTAGAAATGGTGGTAAAACTGTTCTTGCTAGTATTTATATTATGTTGGTTCAACTACTCTATCCTGAGCAAGAAGTCTGGATTATATCTAAAACTGGTAAACAAGCCAAAAAATTGTTTAATTATATTGAGAGGCTTGCAATGAACTCAATTAGTGATTTTGGTGATCTACCTGATATTTATTATCAAGAAATGAAAAGGCCTTACGATGGGAATCATGGTTTTGGTCATGATGCAGGTGGATTTAAGGCCACATTATTAAATGAAAGTTATGTACAGACATTAAATGGTAATCCAGATAACAACAGGGGTGGCCGTGGTAATTTATTAGTATTTGATGAATCTGGATTTATGGCCGAAGAGTCTATTGCTGCAATCGAACCATTTACTACAACAAACTCTCAAACAAAGACTTCTATAAAAGAGGATTTTGATGACAGGTGTTCACCTACAGCTAGACCAAATCAGAGATTATATATATCTTCTGCAAGTGATAAGACAACATATTTTTATAAAAAGTACAAAGACACTGCTCTAAGAATGATTGGTGGAGATCCACAATATTATGTTGCTGATTTAACAGTTGATATTCCACTTAATCCTACAATTAACACGAAAAAGAAGCCTCCATTACTTGATATCTCTGTAGTTAATACAATGATGGCAACTAATCCTGCTAAGGCTATGAGAGAATTTTATAATCAATTTGATGAAGATGGTGGAGATAGCCAAATAATCAAATCATTTACAGTTGAAAGAAACTCTACATTCCAATTACCTATATTATCACCAGAAGTTGGTAAAAAATATGCACTATTATATGACCCTGCATCTAGAGCTGATAACTCGGTTGTTTTAATTGGTGAAGTAGCATATGATGACATACGTGGATATTATGGTAGAGTTGTTAATATGGTTAAATTTAAAGACTTAAAAGAAAAAGGTAATATTCAAATGATGTATCCAGATCAAGTTAAAGCTGTTAGAAGTTTAATGGTTAGATATAATGGCACCGGAGCTGAGTATGAAAATATTCACAAGGTTGCTATTGATGCTGGAGCTGGTGGTGGTGGAATACTTTACAGTCATATGTTTATGCTAGATTTTAAAGATGAACAAACTGGTGCTCCACACAGAGGAATCATGGATAAGGTATATTATGAAAATCAAATAAGAGATTTCCCAAATGCTTATCCTATTATGAGATTAGTTGAACCTATTAATATGAGAACAACTATGATAAGTAGATTGATTGACTTAATGGATTTAGGATTAATAGAGTTTCCTTTTGAATATGATAACTCAGGACATATTGATATGGAAGATGAAAATGGAGAATTATTTAGAAAGAAACTTTCTAGAGATCAAGAATTAGCTTTGATGAATATTGATATATGTAAAGAAGAAGCTAAAATGATTCATGAATATAAAAGAGATAATGGTAAGCCAAATTATCAGCTTAGAACTGATATGAGAAATAAAATGCACGATGATAGATTTTATACTCTCGCTATGTTTGCAAATGAAATTTATGAGCTTAGAGAGAAAGATACATTAACAAGAGGTAAAAAGAAAAAGACACAAGATAAAACTATATTAGGATTGTTCAGTAAAAGATAATATAAATGAAAGGAGGTAGATTTGGAAAAAGATAGAATAAAAGCAAGAAATGAGCTATTGAAAAAATATAACGCAAGCTCAAAAGGTGATATATTACTTTCTGATTTATATATGGATTATTCTAATTCTGAAATATCAAAAGGAATGACTGAAGAAGAAATTAGAAATCAAGTAACTAATATATATACTAAAGTAAACTCAAGTTTTGATCAAAGCTTTTATAAAGATCAAAATAGCAACAAGGCAAAATTTGATGTAAACAACTTCCTTTCAAATATGATGGGTAATTTTGGTAGATATGCAAATACTCCTCGTAAATTTAGTGCTGAACAAATTAATAGAATAATGGAAGTTCCATATAGTCACAGAGATGAACTTCTTAGAATGAGTATGTATTTTTATATTAAGACACAAGAGTATAAAGGTATTATAGATTATAAATCTTCTATGCTTACTCATACAAGTGTAATGGATGTAGATAATATGAACAATTTTGATGAACAAGATTATCTTGATAATTTAAAGTTTATTGATAATTATAACCTTAGAAGTAAATTAGGACAGGTTACAAAACTTTTAGTTAGAGATGATGTTTATTTTGCATATGAATTATCTACAAATAGTAAAGTAAATTATACTTGGAAAAGATTACCAAATAAATATTGTAGAATTATAGGTAAAGATAGATTTGAAACTTATAGAGTTGGATTTGACATGTCATTCTTTGATACGTATCCAGAACAGCTTAAGAATTTTCCAGATGAATTTAAAGAAAAGCATGATGCATTGAAAGTTAAAAATGGAAAGAAGAAAGTAACATCACTTAGAGATTTAGGTGCATTGATTGGAAAACCTGATTTTGTTGAATTGAATCCAGACAAAGCAATTGCTTTTAAGTTTGATCAAAGTGTAGATTTTGTTCTACCATACTATTCAGGATTATTCTTGGATTTGGTTAGATTATCAGATTTAAAAGATATAGAAATTTCTGGAACAATATCAGATAACTATAAATTACTGCATCAAAAAGTTCCTATGGGTAAAGACGCTAATGCAATAAATGAGTTTTTAATCACAGGTGATTTCTTAACAGGATTCCATGACAACTTAGCTAGCAATGCCCCAAAGGATGTTGGTACGGTTACATCGCCTATGGATATAACACCAATTAGTTTAAAAGGTAATGTTAACTCTGCAGAAGAGAATCTAACAAGTAAACATGTAGCAAATATATTTACAGGATCAGGAACATCTTCATTACTATTTAATGGCGCCTCAACTAGTTCATTAGGGTTGAGTAAAAATATTATAGTTGATGAGTCATTAATGTTTAGAGTTCTTAGACAATATGAATTATATATGAAGAAGAGATTGTATTTAAGAAATAATAATACTTACAAGTATAGTTTGAGATTCTTAGATCACACTCATTTAAATGAAGAAGCTTTAATGAAAACTATGATGACTACAGGTTCGGCTGGGTTTAATACTCAATTTGAAGTTAATGCTATATTAGGTAGAAGTCAGATTGCATTTATTAATAATTCAAGCGTAATTCAGAAACTTGGATTAAATGACATCATGCAGCCATTTAAATCATCTCATGTTGGTGATGGCTCAGAAGAAAATGGTGGGACTAAAACTGAAGGTGAGTTGACAGAAGATGGAATAAATTCAAGAGAAAGAGAGTTATAGGTAAAATGGCTTGGAGGAAGTATGGAAAAAGACAAGTTAAAAATACTAAAAAATCAGGCTAGGACAATGAATTCATTTATCACTTTTGAAGAGATAACCATGGATGAGGATATCCTGACCGCTGATGAGATTAGATTTACTGATGTGACTGTTAGGATAGCTCATACCGGTAAAAATAAAAATAAGTCTAATTTCTCAAAAGATATGTTAGAAGCAATGATACCATCTTTATATAGAATACCTATTGTTGGATATATTGAAGTTGGTGAAAATAATGAAGAAGACTTTGCTGGTCATGAAGAAAGATATATCATAGATAAAGACGGTGTAAAAACCGAATATCTAGGTAGAATGTATGGATTCATTCCAAAAGATAATAATGCAAGATTTGAAACAATAGAAGTAGATGGCGTTAGTAGAGAATATCTTATCGCAGATGGAGTATTGATTAATAAGTTTTCTAAAATGAAAGAAATTATTGATAGAGATGTAACCAAAGGTCACTCAATGGAGTTATTGCCAGAAACTTTTGATGGTTATTATGATGCGATAAATGATCAGTATATGGTTACATCTGCTGATTTTGAAGCTTTATGTATTCTTGGTGATTCGAAGATCCCAGCTATGTCTGGAGGGCAGATTGAGAAAACCCAATTTACAAGTATAAAATTTGAACTGCAATCATTGTTACAAGAGATGGATTTGAGATACACTTCAGACAAAGAAGCTCAAAAATTAAACTATGAAAATGAGAAGGGAGGAAATGTGTTGGATATTAAAGTATTAGAAGCTATGATGAAGCAATCTAAATTCACACTAATTTCCGATGAGTTTGTTGAAGGATTAAAAAGCAAACTTGAAAGTTATGAAACTAAAGAAGATTTAGAAAAAGTTTTAGATGTAGAACAGGCTGTGCAATTTGCGTTAACTCAAGGCGCACAAATGGATTTATTAAGTAATGCTGTTACAGATCTTGAAGCAATGGACTGTTGGTATCACGATGGGAGATATTATGCCAGAGATGCTAATTTCGAATTGAATGAAGTTTATGTTATGGATTATACTGACTGGATGGATTATGGATTTACTTTCACTAAAGATGGAGATAATTTTGTAATTGATGAAGGTTCGAAATTCAAAATCGCATGGCAACCACAGAAACTTGAAGGTGGAGCATCTGCAACATTTACAATTTCAGAAGAAGCTAAAACTGCTTTTGAATTTGGATCTGCTAAAGTTAATGAAGCTAAAGAAGAATCTAAAGTTAAATATGAAGCTGAATTAGAAACTCAAAAAGTTACTTTTGAATTACAAGTATCTACTTTAGAAGAAGAACTTTCTCAACTTCGTACATTTAAGGAGACTGAAGATACCAAAGCTAAGTCAGATTTTGTAACAAGTGTAGAAAATTTAACAGATGAAGAGAAGACTGTTTTCACCGAATCTTTAGATAAATATACTCTTGATGAATTAAAATTAAAAATAGCTACAGATGTAGGATTAAAAGCTCTTAAATTTACTGTCACTGAGATTGAAGATATTAAAGATAACAATCTTCCTAATACAGATGATGATAAAAACTTAGAAGCTAAATCTTATGATAGCTTAATGGAATAGGTTAAATTTAAAATTAAATAGCACCAATCGGTAATCAAATAATTATTTATACAGGAGGAACAAAACATGATGAACTTAGAAAAAAGTCAAGCAATTTCAATAGGAAATATTGACAATGTACAACATTCAGCAGCTATGAAGAACGGTGCTTTCGTCAACTTAGGTGTTAAAGCTAAAGATGATGTTTACACTGTTTCAGTGCCAGCAACAGCAACATTAGATACTGCTGAAGTATTATTGGTATTCTCTGATGAGTCTCAATATGCAGAAGGAACAAATATTTCTTCATTCACAAATTTAGCTGATATTCCAACACCAGCATATCACTTAACACAAGGTGATGGATGGTTAATTGATATTGAAGATATTGATGATACTGAAGCTGTAGGCGTTGGTAAATTCTTGTCACCAGTAAACGGAACAACTGTACCTACTGTAACTGTAGCTAAAGTTGGAACTAAAAATGTAATTGAAATTATTGAAGTAGATCAAGTTATTGGCTTTGGAAGAAACCCAGCAATTAGAGTTGCAGTTAGATCATACTTATAATAGCCAATTAGTTATTATAGTAAATCGGAAACAGTAAATATTATCTTATGGAGGATTTAAACATGAACGAAAATTTGCAAATAATTAAAGATATGATGATTGATCTTGAGGCTGCGTCAAAAGGCGAGTCTACAAAGTATTCACAAGTGGACTTAGAAAAAAAAGTAAGAGTAGAAATGGTAAAGTTCTTCGGTAAAGAGAATCCATCTATTCTTGAAGTTGATAGAAATCCAAATTCAGGTATGTTCTTTGAAATCATCGAAGCATTTGTTGGTGCTAGAGCAACTGATCAATTAGCAGCAGACCTTCCTTTCGCTGAGATTATCACACAAGGATGGAATGAAACAACTAGATTTGAAATTGAAAACTCTGATTTATTTGATGTATGTACTATTGCTAAAGGTAATGGTAATATCAGAAGACAAAGAATTGAGAATGGTTATTTAACTATTCCTACTGAAGCCAAAGGAATTAAAATCTTTGATAGCTTCAAGAGATTCTTATCAGGACAAGCAAACTGGACTAAAATGATGACTAAGGTTGTTGCTTCTTATGTTCAGCATGTAAAAGAATTAACATGGACAGCTTTCTATGCTGTTGCTCCAGTTAACGGAAATGCTACATTCAACGTTAATGATGCTGGTGGTTTTGACCTTGACAATGTTTACACATTAGTTGAGCACGTTCAAGCAGAAAATATGAATTCTGATGTTATTATTGTCGGAACAAGATCTGCATTGAAAAACTTAACTCCAGTTATCGCAACTGAGCAAGCTAACTTAGATATGTATAACAATGGTTTCTATAAGACTGCTGAGGGTTACAACTTAGTTCCTGTAGATCAAATGCATGTTAAGAATACTTTCACTTTCTTACTTTCTAATAAGCAATTAATGGTTATTCCTGCTGACTTAGGTTCTTTAGTTAAGATTGTAGAAGAAGGCGTTCCAATCATCACAAATAAGGGTATTGGCGATAACGCAGATTTCTCTGTTGAGTTTATGTATTATAGAGAAGTTGGTGTTGGTATCGTAACGGGACGTAAGTTTGGCAAGTACACGTGGGTCTAATCACACCTAAATAGTATAGTAAGACAATTAATCGATGGCATGGGTATATCTCATGTCGTTGATTAATAAACTTACTAAAATATATTAAAGTATGTGTATTTTAAAATGGAAGGTAGAGGAAATGAGACGTAAAACACAAGAACAATTTATCGAAGAAGCTAAAATCATCCATAAAAACTCAGACTTAAACTATAACCAAGTAAAATACATTAACTGTGATACTAAAATAATTATAGGGAATAAATATGGGTATTGCAAAATTAGACCAGATAGCTTACTGTCAGGCGTGAGTCCTACAATAAGAAACTCAATCAATAAAACGGAGTACTGGATTAACATGGTTAAAGAAGTGCACGGAGATCTGAATTTAGATTATAGCAAGGTTAAATATGTTAACAACTATACAAAAGTTATTGTTGGAACAAAGCATGGATACTGTAAGGTAATTCCAAGTAATTTACTTAATGGCAGTAAATTCCATATTTTATCAGCAATAAATAAAACTGAATATTGGGTTAGTATGGCTAAAGAAGTTCATGGTGAAAAATATGACTATACAAAAGTAAAATATAAAAACAATATAGATAAAGTAATTATCATCTGTCCAATTCACGGTGAATTTGTGCAAGAACCACTCAATCATATAGAGAGCGGAGGCTGTTTAAAATGTTCGAGAGAATCTCATGAAGGTGCATATAACATCAAAACTGCTGAAAGAAATAAAGAAATATGGTTAGAAAAACCTGCAAAGGTATATACAATACAATGTTGGAATGATGATGAAAATTTCTATAAAATAGGTCTAACAACTACGTCTATAGAAAGGAGATTCAGAGGAAATGCTATGCCATATAGATACAGGATAATAGATGTAATTTACACAAATTTATATGATGCAGTATATTTAGAAAATAAAATGCACGAAGAGAATAAACACTCATATGAGCCAAAATTACATTTTCATGGATACACAGAATGTTTTAGCTCTCTAGTTTAGGGCTGCAAACAAATACGATATATTGGTAATCGATATTAAAATGATTATAAGAGGAGAAATTAATAATGACTGATCAATTAGTAAAAGAAGAAACAGAAGAAGAAATTAAAGTTAGAGAAGCCAAAGAAACCAAAGAAGCTAAAGCTAAAGTTAAGGCTGATAAAAAAGCAGCAAAACTCAAGTTAGAGGCTGATGAAAAAGAAAAACTTAAAAAAGAAATTAGAGCTGAAATGAAAGCTGAAGCTGACTTAAAAGAAAAGCTTAGACTTGAATTAGAAGCTGAAGAACTGTTAAAAAATAAAGAAGAAAATAAAACTCTAGAAGAAGAATTGGGTTCTGCTGTTAAGACGGCAAAGCAGCTTGGAGTTACTAAAAATAAAGTAAGAGTTTTTGATGATGAAGATATGGTTCCTGTTATTAGTATTGCTACAGGTGGAACAGATGCTAAAAATCCAAATAAACCTTTTGATAATACTCATTTTGAAAAACTTGGTGATGTGCAGTCAATTAGATTTGGTACGTTGTCGTGGTTAAGAGCCAATAAAAAAGATTGCTTTAAATCTATGTTGTATATATTAGATGAAGAAGTAATTAAAGAACTAGGACTACAAAAAACTTATGATGGATTTGGTAAGATTGAAGATATCATTAAGATTTTGGATGCACCACTTAAAACTGTAATTAACTTTGTAGACAATGCGAGTAAAGAAGTTAAGAATATTGTCGGACAAATATTAATTGATAAAATTCAGAGAAAAGAGTCTATTGACTACTTTAAAGTTAAAGCTGTCTCTGAAAAATTAGAGTTGGATATTGATATGGAAAGAGTATCAAAAGATCAATAATCAGAATAGGAGAAAGTAATGAGCACTAGTTATGAATTAATTTATGTAAGATTTAGAAAAACAATTACAGACTTTGACTTAGCTGACTTGTCTCCTTCTGGGAAAGCTACAGTTGAATTAGAACTATTACAAAATGCTATCACAAAGTATATTGGTTGTGGAGTAGTATTATCAGATAGGAATGATGGAGCTTTAATTTTCAATAATGATTTGTCAGAAAACAATCAGCAAGTATTAGCATATTATATGGCTCAGTCATGGGCTGAACCTTATATGAATAATCAAGATTTGTTTGAATTAAACTTTGCAACATTAGAATACAATGCGTTTTCTTCTGCAAATAAAATGAAGGCAATCAAGGATGTAGCTGAATATTCAGAGAAACAAGCTGGACTAATAGCCGCTAAAGACTCCGTATTGAATATAATAGGAGGGCTTGGCTAATGAACATAAGTGAAACAGCAAGCTCATTAAATGGAAAGTTATTTACATTGATGGACTTATCAAGAATTGCGAACACAGATGAAGAGAAAGATAATGTAGGAAGATTTATACAGAAAATAAATGCAAAGGTTGTTGGATTAAGTGTATTATGTGATGAGTCAGAAATCTATATAAATTATAGCAATCAACTTTCAGATGTTATACTTAACTTAAAAGGTATCGAATCGGTAAGTGATTTTACTGTAAGAAAAAGTATACTACATGAATGTATCGGTATCCTAGACAAAATAGCTAAGAACAATTAAATAGCTAAAAACAACTAAAAAATAACTAAAACAACTAAAAAATAATCGATAAAGGAGGGAATATATGAATGTCTATTTATGACCAAGTAGGAACAGGCGGATATAAAGCTAGATTTGTTCAGACGAATAAAGATCTCGATATTAGAAATTTTGATAGATCAGATGCTTATGGTGAATACAAAGTAACAAGAGAAGGCATAGAATTTTTAGATTCTTTCCCTATTCATATATTTTCTACTAAGTCGGATAGTGAGAAGAAGTATGTTTGTCATCCTGATTATGAATTACAAAAAGGTGACATTATAGAATATACAGATGATGGATTTAAATATTTAGTCCATGAGAAAGATGTTCATTCAACTATTCAAGCTTTTGGTAAAATGAAGAGAGCTGAACAAAGTATATCATTCAAGGATAGCAATAATGAAGTACATGAGCTATTCTATCACATCACAAATACTGGTATGGGATCACAAGATAGTAATCATGCAGTTCCATTTTCTGATACTAAGAAACAACTGTGGGTTCAGGTAAATCCAAGCTCAAATAAGATATTTAAAAATCAGAGGTTTATATTGAATCACTTGGAACCATATAAGATTACAGCTTATGACAACTTCACAATTACTGGAGTATTCAAATTAACATTAGAGGCCACTCAAGAAGTTGCTGGTGATGACTTCATTACAAATATAGCATTCAACGATATGGACAATACCAATATTCCAGACACAGGTAAAAATGGTATATTCTTTACTAAGGATAGCTTAAGAATTGCAATTGAAGATAGTCAAAGTGTTGAAGTTTATAATTATATAAATGATGTAATTGATCCATTTACATTATTCGATTTTAGAATAGATAATATCAGTGCATCAGAATATACAATAGTATCAGAAACAGATAATAGTATAGAAATTAAATCAGATGGATATTACTTTGCTGGTGAATTGGTTGCAATTGATCAATCTACTTTATTAGAATATACGATACCTATTGAACTTGTTTCAGCGTTAGGTTAAAAGAAAGGTGAGATTATGAGTACAGGTTACAAGAAAATTAGTTGTGGAAATGATCTCGCTTTTGTTGATGACTTAATCAATGAAATGTTACTTATATTAGTAGAAGTAGCAAGTGATGATTTCTGGAAAATATTAAAATATGGATCTAATGATGCATTGATTAATCCAACTTACACGATATCTACTGCAGATAAACGTGCAATGGTAAAACAAAACAATGTTGACGGAGACGGTAAACTTATAACTAAAGTAACAGTTGCCAAGTTTAATTATGATATATCTGCTGATGCCCACAGTGAGATAAGATTATTTAATGCTTCATGGGGAGTCCCTTCCTTAAACAACTATGAATTAAATTTAGGAGTGGAAATAATAAGCCATAATAAATCATTAATTTTAGATGGAGTAGGCAAGCAAACTATAAATGTATTAAGACATGAAATATATAGAATTTTTAATAATAGTAGAGTATACAAATCAATAGGATTAATGACTAATGTTGGTACTAGAGGAGTTATTCATTTATTTAATAATGACTACCAAGGATATCAACTTAGCTTAAAGACTACTAGTGGTTAATATGATTGCAAAATGATAGGATTGATATAAATGGAATTGAAAAAGACTATTAAAATTAAAAAAGGTGAAATCAAAAAAGAGCCTGAAGACTTTGTTCTTCCTTATCAAGTTGAATTATGGATAACAGGCTTTCCTTTGAAAACAGACTTTGGGTTTATTAATCCAATAAAAATAAAGGATTATCCTAAGTATACAATGGAGTTTGAATTTCTTAAACTTCAAGGTTGGGAAGTTATAAATATGGTTCTCAAAGAAATGAATGATAAAGTTAAGAGAGCTGACATGGCTAAAACTCTTAAAGATAATTCATTCTTAACTTGTGTTAAAAATAATGTAGGAAATTTGAGAACAATATATGTCCAAACATTCAGTAAATTTATAATTGGATTCGATGCTAAAATGTTTTGGAGAATGACTCAATCACAATTTGATAACTTAAGAAGAATGATGCTAGATTTTAACAATATACAATACCATGAAAAGAATCCAAATCCTAGAATAGAACAGTTCAATAGGATAAAACCCTTCATAGCATCAAGAACTGGTGGGGTTATAGAATTTGATACTGTATTTACTACTCTAATGACGAAAGAAGGTGGAGGACATCTACCAAGTGATATTAATAATTTAACAATTAGACAATATTATTTGGCTTTTAAAAGAGTTGAGTTTAACAAGGCTCACGATACAACTATTTTATTTAAGACAGTTGATTCAAAAGATGGTGTTAAGATAGTTGATTGGTTTAAATCTTCTAGAGTAACTGAAGGTGGAGACAAGGAGTATGGTAGTGTCGATGAGCTTAAAAAGGGTAACGCTTTCTTAAATGGAGGTAGAACCTCTAAGGGCGAATTTGACACCACGGGAATGAAAAATATAAAGAGTAATCCTAAAAAATAACAATGTAAAAGATGGAGGAATAAATAAATGCCTAATATTAGAGTATTAGTAAAAGACACAGCAAATGTGTATTATCATCTTGCAGACGGAACTACAAGATTCTTTGGCTGTATGGCTACTGCAGGATTAGAAAAAACAATTGACACAGAAGAAATTAGATGTGGTATTGGTTGGGGCATCAGCGCAATCATGTATACAAATCCAAGTATGGAATTAACTCTTACGCCAGCATTTTGGAATGATTTCTTTATTGAAAGTGCATCGGGAACAGCGTTTGAATTAGATCAATCAGTAGACGTATGGACTCATGAGGATGTTACATTCGTATTGTCAACAGCAGATGCAACAGCAGAAATTACTGGAACTCCTGTTGACGATGAGGTTGAAGTGCAGGATGCTCAGGGTACTATGTGGCCAGCAACTTTCGCAGGTAGTACAGTTACGGTTACAGGTGGAGCAGTATTAGCTGGTACTAAAGGTGTAGTTTCGTATAAAAAAGCTGTTACAGGTGATGTATTAACTTTCAAAGATACTGATATCCCTCAAGTACATGGTATTACATTAGAAACAATTGCATATGATCCTGACACTAATATAATTCTATCTACATTATACTTTACATTTGATAAAGTTGTAGGTGATGGTGGATTGTCATTAGCTTTAGCTGGTGCTACTAACTCAGTCGCAGAAATTAAAGTAACAGTATTAACAGGACAAAATAATGTAATGGGTAGATATATTGTTGTAGATGAAACGTAATCTATAATATTTATAACCAACAATTAATGGGAAGATTGATATTATATATCTTTCTTCCCATTTTTATATTTTTAACAAATGGATTTTAAACGGATTATTAAATGAGATATTAAAAGGAGAATATTATGAGTAAAGAATTAATGATAATATTAATAACAATGGCATCAATTATTGTAATTGCAATTGTTTATTACTTTGGTAAAATTACTAAAGAAGCAGCAAAAGAAGTAATTGAAGATATGTTTTCGAATAAAGATTTAGAAGTAAGAGAAGAAATAAAATTAATTAAGAATATAACTATTAAATTGTATGAATTGAAATTAGACTCTGAAACAAAAGAATTAGATAGAGATAATCTTTCATATTTAAAAATAGCTCAGATAGTAAATAAACATGTTAAGTTTAAAACCAATGATGAAGAAATTAGTGTAATTACACCTGACTTCTCATCTGATGAATTTAGAATTGAATTTACAGAAATGTTAGAAGCAATTACTAATTTTAGATTATCACAATTTAGATTTAAAATGGGTAATGATAAGACAAATTTATTGAATATTGGTAATGATAAGATGGATAAAATGATTGAACATACAGAAGATATTATAACAGAAGTATTTGATGACTTATGTGAAATAAAATATGTAAAACAACTAGAAGAAATCGTTATGAATAATTTATTAGGTGAGTAATATATAATACGAAAGGAGACTCAAATGCCTGAGTTTGGAACAATAAATCAACTTGATGCATATATAAGAGGTGTCACTATAGACAAAGAGATAGTGCCAATTATTAAAATAGTATCAAAAGAAAAACTAAACGAAAGAGTTGAGTCGGAAGTATATGAAAATTCATTATTAAATGGAGACGATGACTTTTATGAAAACACATTTGGTCTTAGAGACGCTGCAATAGCAACTGATACCAAACTTGGAATAAATGGAAACCTAGTAGAGACTGGAATAAAACCAAAAGGTAAATATGAATCTTATTATGGCAGTGAAGATGTAACAGATAAAATTGTTGAGTTGTTAGATCAAGGCCACGAAGGATTCTTTAAAGGAAATGCTATTACTTATGAGGCAAGAGATTTTATAGAAAAAGCTCAGAATGATCTTACGAAAAATAATACACTTAAAAAGAGAATAACTAATAAACTAAAAAGTCTTGGATACGTCATTTCTAGACTTCGTTCGTAATTAAAATAGAAAGGAAGTGACAATCGATGGCAGCAAAAGTTAATAAACTCGTTTTAAAAGTGGCTGTAGTTTATGACCAACGGAAAAGTCAGAAAGAGGCAGTCGCTCTGCAGAAGGGCTATGAGAAAAGCTTTAAAGAAAGTATAGATAGGCAAACTAAAACACAGGGTAAATTTAACAAAGGACAAGCAACATCGAACAAACAAACTAAAAAACAAATTGGTTTATTTAATCAATTAACAAATAGCTTTAAAAAGAATATAAAATCAATGTTGACTCTTGGAGTTGCTTCATTAGTAATTGCTACTTTAGCTAAAACCATAAGATCAGCATTAGGATTAATGTTCGAACTAGATATAGCTTTTACAAACTTTGCAATTGTATCTAAGGCAACAGCCACAGAATTAGCAGTTGTAAATTCACAAATAAATGAAATGTCATTAGGACTCGGAGCATTAAAGAAAGATGTTATTGATGCCGTTACAGAGTTTACAAGAGCTGGTTTCTCAATACAGGAATCAATGACACTAGCTGGTAATGCCATAGCCGCTGCAAACGTTGGTATGACTGACTTATCTAAGATTACGACTTTCCTAGTCGCAGGTCTGAAGTCATTTCGACTTGAAGCAGAAGACTCAGCTAGAATTTTAGATGTATTATTCAGAGTAGCAAATACTACTGCAATCAATCTTGAAGGTATTGGTGAAGCATTCTTAAGATCAGCAAATACATTAAATACTGCTGGTGCATCATTAGAACAATCTGCTGCATTAATAGCTTCTGCAAATGAATCAATCCAAGATCCTGCCAAAGTTGGTACGGCTCTTAAAACAATAGCCTCTCGATTAAGAGGAGTTACTGATGCTGGTGAACTATTACCTTCATTAGCTGATGACTTTGCTAGAGTTGGAATTGAAATACAAGAAGCAGATGGATCATTCAGAAATATATTTGATGTGTTCCAAGACTTCTCAGATATATATAAAGGTTTAGATGAATTAACAAGAGAATCATTACTTGAAAAATTAGCGGGTAAACGACAAAAGAATATTTTAATTGGTTTACTTGAAAACTTTGATGTTGCTGAATCTGCATTGAAAGATGCATTAAATAGTACAGGTGAAGTTGCTGAAGCTAATGAAAAGTTTTTAGATAGTTTAAAAGGCAAAACAAATCAACTTAAAGAAGCATGGGGACAATTACTTACTGCTCTTAGTAGTAGTGTTGCAGTTAAAGGTATTGTTGATGCATTAAAAGGATTTGTTGTTGGATTAACATTCTTAATCAATAAATTACCAATAGCTATTGGATTAGTTACTGCATTAAGTATTGCTGCATTTGGTTTAAATCCAATATTCGCTGGTATAGCATTAACTATTGCTGCTATCAGTCAAGGGGTTAAGTTATTTGGAGATTCATCAGAAGAGTCAGCTATAAAAATTGCTGAACTTAGAGACAATATTAAATCTATGAATAGTGAATTATTAGATTTAAGAGGAATCAAAGAAAGAACTAAAGCACAAGAAAATAGATTACAAATTTTATTAAAGACAATAGAAGCTGAAAAAGAACTCTTGAGAATTGAAGAGGAGAATGCTTCTAGTGATCGTAATGATAAAATAGCTGAATCTTATGAAAGAATTAGAGATGCTATTGAAGAAAATATAACACTTCATCAAGATTTATTCTTTACTGGATCAACAGAAGATAACAAAAGAATAAAAGGTTTAAAGGATAATGAAGAAGCATTAAAAGAACAAGAGACAGCATTAAAAAGTTATCAATTAGAGTTATTAAAATCTCTTGATATCCTTCAAGAAGGAACAGCTTTATATAAAGACAATGAAGCAAGTCTATTAATCATAGAAGAAGCCTTGATTGCAATTGAAAAAGAATATACTCAAGGTTATGGATTTGCATTATTAAAAACAACTGAAGACATAGAAGCTCAAACATTTGCATTAACAAAACAAGAACAAGCATTAAATGATGTTAGGCGTGCTCTTGATTCATCTGAGGAATATGAAAATTTATCTGATGCATTAGAACAATTAACAATAGATGGATTCTTAACAGATGATATGTTAGATGCTCTCATAGAAACTTATGGTGCTTCAATTATACAAACTGGATTAGCTAAAGATGCATTCACTGAATATGTTGAAAAAAATAGATTAAATACTCTGAAAGAAATAGAGAGATTAGAAACCTTAGCTCAAGCTGAAATTAATACAGCTAAAGTAATTATTGCTTCTAGAAAAGCTATTGACTTCTTAAGTGAAGGTCAAGGTGAAAATACTCTACTTACTCAGGCCAATAAAGCTATAAAAGACGCTGAGAACAATTTAGTATTATTAGCAAATGAAAGAAGGCAAATAGAGTCTGTTGATAAAGCTCGTGAAGAATCTATTAAGAAATCTCGTGAGAAGAAAACTAAGGAAGAATATGAAGCTGTTGACAAGTTAACACTTTCATTAAATAAGAACAAATTCGCAATTGATCAGCAAAACAAACTATTAAGTAGAACAACTGACTTGGATAATAGGATTGCTATAAATGGTCGTTTAACCACGTTATACGCTCAACAAAGAGACTTATTGCTTGAACAACAGTTAGCATTAGATGAAGAAGCTAAGTCCCTTGTAGCCGGAACTAAAGAGTATGATGCCTATATAGATGAAGCTTTCAGATTAAGTTTAGCTATTGAAGACACAACAAATAGTATTTTCGGTTTAGTTGATGCTACTAATCAAATAGTTAAAGATGGACTTAATTTAGGTGTAGAGCAATCTGAGGAAGAGTTAATTAAATTAGGTGAAATACTTAATGGTGTTATACAGGATAAAATTGACTTAGAAGAAGAAAACTTTAAAGCAACTAAGAAAGCATCTGACGCAGCTATAAGAGATAAAGAAGCTGAACTAGAGGCTCTTAAAGAAGCCAATGATGCATTAAAAGATAAAGTAAAATTAGAAGATTTATTATCTGATTTACAAGACCTTAAAGATCGTAGATCTAATATATTAGCAAACAAGAACAAAAGACTAGTTAAAGATGCTGAAGTTGGATTCGTTCAAGTAGTTGATACTGACGCATTAAAAGACGTAAACAAAGACATAGCTGATTCTGAAAAGGTTATATTAGATTTTAGAAATGATCAAGCAATGCAAGCAGCAGAAGACAAACTACAAAATGATATTGATGCTTTAAATGAAACTGCTAGAATAGAAGAGGAATCTTATAATACTAGAGTTGGCGAATTAGAGTCATTCCAAAATGATATATCTGAAAAGATAGAAGCTGGGGATATTATCACAATTGAATCAGTAACTACTTTGAATGATACATTGGAAACAGTTGAGAGTACATCTTACACAAGTAGACTTACAAATTTAGATGGATTTATTTCTGATTACAATTCTAAGATAGCTACTTTAAATGTGCAGAAAGCAGAAGTAGAAGTTCTTGAAGATCAGATAAAAGCTGTTGAAGAATCTATTCAAAGAAATACATTCCAACCAATTATTCCGATTAGAAGTGGTTCAACTGAATCATCAACTACTATTGGAGATAGAGCAACTGTTGGAGGTAGTGGAGATACTACAACAAGCACAACAACAGTTAATACAATGAATGTACAAACTAACGAAGACTCATTAGAAAGACTAATAGATAATGCAACTGGTCAATCTAAATTACAACAATTTTAGGAGGTGAGGTTAGATGCCCTCAACAATATTTACGCCACAAAATCCCTCACCTCGTAATGAGGTTAGAGATTTAAATTTAAATCAAGATATAACAGCTACTATGGATGGTGTTAAGTTTACTGATTACCAGATTGAATTTTTCAAGGTATCAGATAATACACCAATGCATGATACAACTAAATTACCTTTATCACCAAACTTAGCCGATGGGGAGTTACTTATTCATGAGCTAATTGGTGGTACAATACCAAACACTGGAATAGATAGCTACAAATGGAAAATGACAGTATGGAATACAGCAGAAGAAGTCACAACTAGAGAATTTCAATTTTCAGCTAAGACAACTCCTGTATTAACATTTAATCCTCCAGCAACAATAACAACTCAATCATATGAGTTTACTGCAACAGTAGCTCAAGCTGAAGGAGATATAGTAAATAATTATACTTTTGAATTATATGATGCTTTGAGTGAATTAATTGAAGATAGTGGATTAGTTACTAATTTTAATATTAAATATACATTTGAAGGATTTACCAATGGTGATAGTTTACAAATTAGAGTATTTGGAACAACCACAGGTGGAAGTACCTTCGATAGTGGACTCGTTGCATTTAACGTTGCATATGCTGAACCAGATATTGATTTGGTTCCAGAAGCAGTTGTAGATAATAATACAAGTTTAATTACTGTTACTAGACCAGAAGTCGTACAGATTATTGGTACAAGTAGTGGGAGTATAAGTTATGTAAATGATTTTATTTATGTTGGAAATACTGCTTTAAGTATAGATGATAGTTTAAGTTATGTAAGTTTCGATGTAGATATATTAACAACAGATACTATAAAAGTAAAATGGCAACCTGATAGTGATTTATTTGAAGGTAAGATTGTTCAGTTGGATGATGGAGACTACGAAGTTTTTTATGTGTCTGGAAGATTTGGATGGACGATTAATGGAATTACAAATTATGGTGTACCAATAAGTTTAACAGATAGGGTATTTTATATAGTGTTACTACCTACAAAAGTAGAAGTAGTATATCAAGCGATTTAGAAAGGAGTATGTATTTTGGCAATTTTTAATCTTTCAAATTTCAATTTTAACAATGTTTTTCAAGCAATACCGCAGACTCCGATCGCTGGTATTTATACTAACATCAAACTATTCGGAAATGCTATTTTTGATGATTTAGAAGGTACACATGAAATAATGACGCAACAACAAATAGATGATTTGAGTTTTACAGAAATAAGAGAGTATGGAGTTTTAACATTTTTGCTAGCTCAATTTAATAATAATTTACAAGGTGGGAATGTTACTAGCCTACCAGCCCCAATAGATGGCTGGATTGTTTTAAGAAAAGAAATAAATGATGCTAAATTTACTAAGGTAGATGAATTAGAAGCAATTGATTTAGAATATATAGACAGACTTGCAAACAGCAATAGTCAATATGTTTTTCAGTTCATCCCTAAAACTGGCGATTTTTTAGGCCAGCCGATGGAGAGTAATGAAGTTTTAACACAATTTAACAAAATAATTCTGCTCGATGATAAGTCTGAAAATGGATATTCTTTCTGCTTAGATTTAAGATTATCAGAAACAAATATTGAACAAGATATTACTTTTAATGATGTTAGGTCAAAATTCCAAACAGCTTTAATCGGTGAAAAAGAAGTGCACGTTGGATCAATGGGGTTCATTGCTAATTCTAATTCTGTTACAGAGTTGGAGTTTGAACAAGACTTCCAATATATGAAACAATTTGAAGCCTTCTTATTAAATGGAGAAGAAAAGATACTTAAATTTACGAATGGGTATATGTACCGTGTAATAACATCAAATGTATCTCTTACTAAAAAGAATGGAAACATTAATGGTAATTCAAGTGTTTGGATTATTAATTTTGAGTGGAGAGAAATAAATGAAATATAGGAGGAGTGTATGGCGAGAAAGAAAACTTTAGAAGAAATAGTGGCATATCTTGCTATACATTTTCCAAGTGTATCTGTTTTGTCTAAAGAATATATTGGAGCGATAAAAGATCTAGATTGTTTTTGTAAAATATGCAATAAGCCATTTAAGCAAAGATGGAATAGGTTTCAACAAGGGGCTGGATGTCAATTGTGTGGACAAAAACAAGGTGGATTAAATGCTAGAAGAACGTTAAAAGGAATAAAAGAAGAATTAAAAAATATAAGCTCAACTATCAAAATAAACTCAAAAGAATACATGGGTTCAGATAAGCCATTGGATTGCACGTGCTTAATATGTAATTATGATTGGAATCCAATATGGGATACGTTAAAATCTGGTGCCGGCTGTCCGAGTTGCGCTGGAAATCTACCAGTAAACATAGATGACATTAGGCGAGATATGCTATTAATTAACAATGGTATTGAAATTTTAAGGGTAGCAAGAACCACTGATGGTAGAAATGGGTTTGAAGTAAAATGTCTAATTGATGGACATGTTTGGGTGACTGTAGCCCGTTCATTAAAAGCTGGGCACGGGTGCAGAAAGTGTGCTGGAACATTGAATCTTACACTAAAAGAAGTTAAAGACACTATTTATAAAACATCTCCTACAATAATAATAAAATCAAAAGAATATATCAACGCCTACTCTAAACTAGATTGTGAATGTGACATATGCGGACATGAATGGAATCCTACTTACCAAGATTTATACAGCGGATATGGATGCCCTAGATGTGCACTGGAAAATACAGGGTGGACAAAAACAAAATGGATAAGAGGAAAAGAAAAATCTAATGAAAGCAAAACATTTAAAGTTTATATAATAAAATGTTATGATGAGTTGACTGGAGAAACCTTTTATAAAATAGGTAAAACTCATACTACAATAAAAGCAAGATATCATAGCAATAAAATAAAAACTAAAAGTTTGCCATATTTTTATAAAGAAGTAAGGATTATTGAATCTCAGAATGGAGCTTTAATGTGGGATCTAGAACGTCACTTGCTAAGAGCGTACAACGATTTTAAGTCAACACCAAAAATAAAATTTGCTGGATATACTGAATGTTTTTATGATATCCCAGACCTAGAAAAAGTAATAAAGGAGGTAATCTCAAATGATTAGTTTTCAAGATTATTTAGACTTTGTAAAAAACAACAGAATAAGACAACCCCTTGTAAAGTTTGAAATGTTGAGAAAAGAAGATGAAACTCCTTTAAGAGAAATTACTTCAAAATTAAGATTAGAAGGAAGTTTAAATATATCTAATGGTAATGGAGTTAGGAGAACTTTGGACATTTCGTTTGATAATACATTGAATGAATTCTTCCCTAGTTTAGATTCTGGAATATGGGTGGCACAAAAGGGTAGATTATCACTCGGTTACCTGATAAATGGAGAGGAATATTTCATAAAACAGGGCACGTTTGTCTATGACAAACCAGTCGTGAATCCAGACAATTCAGTTAAAGTTTCAATGCAAGATAAGTTCTCATTGCTCAATGGTAGCTTGGCTGGCAAAATTGACTTTACGTTAGTAATCCCATCATCAACGACACTTGGAACAGCAATTAGAACAGTGATGTCAATATCACAAGATCCTCGTGATGTTATAATAGATACAACTATTGATTCAGAGAATATACCTTATCAGATTGTAAAAGAGGAAGGTTCAAATCTTGGAGAGATTTTAATTGAACTTGCACAAGCATTTTCATGCAATGTATACTATAATACTGGAGGCAGTCTTGTTTTTGAAAAAGATTCTAAGGACTCCTCGAAGGGATCGATTTGGGACTTTGACGCTGATTCTGAAGATGAAACAAATTATGTATCTGGAAATACTCAATATAATTTAGATGAAGTTGTGAATTCTATAACTGTAATTGGTGATAATATTTCAGGAGTTACAGTTAGAAAAAATGTTCAAAATAACGACCTACTTTCTGATACAAGTATTGGAAATTTAGGTATAGAAATATTAGAAATAGTCAAAGATAGCATTATATATTCAGTTGCCCTTTGTGAGCAAAGAGGTATTTACGAACTAAAAAGAAAAACTAATGTTCTAACTCAAGGTAATATCACATCTATGATTTTACCTCACTTAGATGTAGATCACGTTGTGACAGCTACAGACTCAAGACAGGATGCGAATGGTAAAAGGATTTTATTAGATAGAATTACGATGCCACTCACAAACAGTCCAATGTCACTAACAGTTGTTGACACATTCGATATTGACTTATAACAAGTTTACTACAAAACTTAGGAGGCTAATATGATATTAAACAAAAGTAAAAATGATAGTAATAGTGGCGCAAACAAATTAATAAATTTAATATCTGATATAGCCACTAAAGTAGTTAATGCTAGGATGAAGAGAGTACCAAGGACTTGGGTAGCAGAAGTTGTTACTGGTAGTCCTGCGATAGCCCCTAATTCCGTTGCATCGCTTTGGCTGAATGGTGACCAAACTAGTACACCAATTAGTATGAAAAATAAAACATGGGAAACTCTCAGTGCGAATCAAGAGGTATATATTGTTTCGTGGACTGGCAGTTTATCAGATGCAACAATAAAAGAAGCAAAATAAACTAAATTAAAGAAACAACAAATACAGAAAGGAGGCAAACATGCCTTTAGAAAATAGGTTTCCCATTCCGGACAGTTTATTGGGAGAATTAGGCGAGTATCAGAGAATATTAAATAAATTCGGTAGAAGTACCTCTACAAATGTTTCATATGAAAATCCAGACACTTTAGTTGTAACTAATACTGCTGGCTCAAGTCAGGATAATAATGGAGAAGCTGGATTAGCAATTTTATTATTTACAGAAGCTCCATCCAACCTACAAGATTATATATACGCTGATACGGATTATACGATTATGAAAGATTCAATTGAAGATAATGAATCTGATATTTTAATTAATATTTCAGATATAGCTATCAACCTAGACAACATTGATATCCTAAGAACAGGTGCAGTAGTAACAGGTACAGCAGACGCTATTATCTTAACAAGTGGAACGGCTTCAAGTTTTGATTTTACGATAGACTTAAATCCAATCACATTCATACCAACAGCTAATAATACTGGTGCTGTCACTGTTAATCTAGATGGTCATGGAGCAGTAGCAATATCCAAACCAGATGGTGCTGGTGGAGTAATACCAATGGAAGCTGATGACTTTGTTGACGGAACACCTATAACCATTTTAAGGAGGGTGACTGGCAATTTTTTCTTGCTTAGTCCTAAAGGTGGGGCAAATGATTTATCAAAAGTTCTTGCACAAGCATATAATGTTGGAACACCCGGTACTGGTTCACCTACACTAAGGCATACTTTTGTTGGTGCTTGTTGGATTCATTGGTTGGGTACAATGACAGGATCTAACGGTGATGTACAATTAAAAATAGATGGTGATGATGGAGAAAAATTTTCTGGTGTAACTAATGGTACTGTGAATTTAACGCAGACAGGGTGCGACATAAGGTGTGAAACTGGTTTTGAATACCGATGCGCAGCTTCTCCATATGGAATATCTTATTCAGAAGATGATGGAAGTGGAGATCCTAAGAAATCAACACCTAAATTTAATGGTAACGATGCTGTTGGGGCTGGTTATTCACTCCTAACCACTATAGTAGATAGTGGATTTGTTAATGTTATAATAGGTAGCACTGCTTTTGCGATTAAAATTGAATGTGATGGAGTTGTGGTATTTGATAGTGATATTGGAACAAATGCGGTACGTGCAAAGTGGAGATTTAACTCTGAGTTAAAGATTTATGCTGAGAACACTGGTGTTGCAGAACAAGTTGTTCAATATGAAAAAGATAATTAGGGGGCAATATGAAAAAGATAATATTTGAAGGTATATTAACAGGTGCTGAAATTTTAGAAATGAATCCTAATTTGACAGGTTTAGAACTCGAAGTTTCATATAGTTATATACAAGGTGAAAAGATGTTCGGAAATAAAATAGAATGTGAAATTTCTACAATTAGAACAGAGCAGGAACTAGCAATCCAACTTTATGAAGCAGAAAAACAAATAGCACTCACAGACTTAAAAGAACTAGATAATCTTATCCTTCTCGGTATGAAAACTGAGCAAGACAAACTAAATAGACAGCAAATTTGGTTGCAATACGATTCAGAAAACAATCCTTATTAGGAGGTATTTATGATTTCAATAGAAACTATACCAATCCAGCTAAAAATAAACTCATCTGGATCTATTAATACTGGAAGATATTTCAGTCAAAATGACAATGGAGTTGGTAAGCTAGTCTTTACAGTTACCAGAGAAGATGGTTCGGAGATTAATTACTCTGAACTATCCGAAGTTTATATTACTCTAAAGTTCCAAGATGCAACTTATATGGAACCATGTTTATGCATATTAAATTCAGACTCAATAACATATGAATTATGTAATGAATCATTAAGTAAAAGTGGTTCAGTCACAGGTTTAATAAAATTATATACTGCCAGTGGTCAAATTGTCACAAGTAATATATTTAGATTTGTTGTATTGGCAGATATGATGAATGGATGTACTTTATCTAATGAAGACAAAGTTTCAGTAGTTAGTGATTTGATTTCTAAATTATCTAATATATCTTTTGAAGAAGATGAGCGTGAAGCATCAGAAATTGATAGAGTATTTCAAGAATCAGAAAGAGTATCTAGTGAGAATATTAGAATTGCTAGTGAAGATACTAGACAGGAAAAAGAAACTCAGAGAACTGTAAATGAGGGCGTTAGAACAATTAATGAGTCAACTAGACAATCTAATGAGTCAACACGCACATCAGAATTTTCAGATATGAAAGAGGAATATGTGTCATTAATTGCAATATTAAAAGACAGCACAAATCAAATGATAGTATTTGATATTCCATCATTCTCTAATCCACCAGATATAGCAATACACAGAATATTATTCACGGCACCAGATGGTTACACATGTACAATCACAGGAATTAAAATAATCAGCAATGGAGATAGTATTGGAATAGATGATGTCAATACTTCAAATTTACAATTAATCGAAGGCTCTGATATTATATCTGATACAACTTTTACTGACTTAGAATTATTCCCAACTAAAAATGAAACAAAAGATTTAGTTATAATTGACGGTTTAATAGACAAAGATGACGATGTATATATCAAAGTTGTAAATGGGGAAGGCGTGACAACACCAAACTTCTCTCTTCAGTTGAATTATGATATAGAGAAGATATAGTGAGGTGGTGTGATGACAAATGACTGAAAAATGTATTGGTGAGGCTAACAAGAGCAAAATCAATAATCTTGAAAATGAAATAAAATTATTAAGACAGGAAGTAGACCATGTAAAAGGAAGTATGATAACTGTTGATACTTTTCATAAAATGCAACTTGAAATAACTGAAATTCGATTTGAACTCAAAGAGATGAAAAATAATCGTCAAGAAGATAGAGATGTTATTGGTAAGCTTTCAAATTCTATCGATGAAATAAGTAGTAAGCTAGAAGAATATTTAGAAAACAATGCTCAAGTCTTAGCTAATCAATTTATATCAAGTAGAGAACAAGATGATTTGAAAAGATCAGTAGGTTTGATATTAAATGAAATACAAGGTATGAAAGCTGAGATTAAGAATAATAACCTGAGAGATCAATTTAGGTTGTTCTACAACAAAAGTAAATTAAACAAATGGATAAGTAGATTTATAGTAACAATGTCAATTATACTGTTGGTTAGTATATTCTCGTTTTTTACATCAGGTGGCAAAACTTTCTTTGATATATTAATTATGTTAAAGGAGCTGATTTTATGAATTACATCTGGTTAACAGACTTTATCGGTATACAAATCTTTGAAGCAACATTTGTAGTATTGATGACATTAATGTTTTCAAAGATAAATATTAAGACTAAATACACAATCATATCAATATTAATATGTTCTGTGTTAGGGCTAATATTATTACCATTTGGTAGTGATAGCATATTAAATAGATTAGTCTATCTAGCATTGGCCGGATTAACAATATCTTTCCTAAGCAAAGTAAACAAAGAAAAAGCACTAAAAGTATTTTTAAATACAGCTATAGCCATAGTGATTGTTGGAGTCATGGAGTTTATAATATATGTGCCGATTCTATATATTCTTGGCAGTGATATATCGCCAGTAAAAGAAAGTATATATTCCACTATAATATTTTATACTCCTGTTAGACTATTTCAATATATGATTTGTTATATAACCTATATGAGACTTGGAGGAAAGTATGAAAAAATTAATGGAACTTATTAAGAGACTATTAGGACTAACAAGTAAAACTGGATGTTTTTGGATAGTCGGAGAAACAGATTTATCAGATTATGAGTAAAAGCAGAAAGAACACAATTTACTACAAATTAGCAAAGAAAATATGTGATAAACATAATATGCCAGAGGATACTAAATATCTGGCAATGTTTATTGATATGTCAATGTTCCAAGTTTACGAGACAACATTCATTATGAGTATAGCATTTATGCTCGGTGTAGTCCCTGAATCTATTTTAGCAATGTTATTTTTTATATTGGCCAGAGTAGGTAGAAAGGGTGTACACATGCCAGAAATGTGGCAATGTTTTATTGTATCAACAATCCTAATAATCGGATTAGCCTTAATAAGCTCATTCATTATATGGTGGTTAGCTATTCCATTAGGATATATTGCTGGAGTAGTATTAAGAAAAAAGAAAAATAGATTAGGGTGAAATTCCCTTTTCTTATTAAATTGAAAAATATAGCCAACATGTTCTTTACATTGTTAATTGAATATGTTACAATGGCTTTGAATAGATTGGATTGTAAAAGGAGGTAATATGTACAAAGTAATAGAAAAATATTTAACTCCTAATAAATGGAGTAGGCCACAGAAGAAAGCTGAGGTTAAATTTATATGTGTTCATTGGGAGGCTGTTATTAATGCAAGAGCATCCGCTGTAAGAGACTTCTTTGAATCAAGAAAATATGGTAAGAAAAGCTATGGATCAGCTCATGAAATAATTGATACTAATGGTGATGTTTGGAAAGTTATACCAGACAATGAAATGGCATATAGTGTAGGCTCCAAAACATACACAAAAGAAAAATATAATATGATGGGTGACACTTACCCTAATTCTGTTGTATATTCAATTGAAGTTCCAACAATAAACATGAAAGGAAACTATTCTGATATCGTGTATTTTATAATGGTAGAAAGAACAGTTGACTTATTAATTGAATATAATTTAGGATTAGATAAAGTAACAAATCATGGGATTATATCAGGTAAAGATTGTCCTAAATATTATTGTCCAGAATATAATAAAGTGGATTATAGTAGGTGGAATGTATTTTTACAAGATGTTAAAAGTTTATATGAGATTAAAAAAGGATCTAAAAAAGGAGAAAATATGACAGGAGAAAGAATCAACATTAAAATTAAAATGTCAGGTGAGAAATTTACTGACTTAGAAAAGAAAACAATTGATGATATTAAAGATTTTATTGACCCATATGAGCCTTATACTATTAAAGTTTTATATATGTATGTTGGAAGAGATATATTAAAAGGTGAAGTTTCTGATGATGTATTAGAAGTTCAGAAAGCATTAACTCAATTAGGATTTGATGTAAATGGATTAGATAAATCTTATGGTAATGGTCTTTCAACAGCATTATATAATTTCTGTAAACCATTAAATATTTGGTATAATAATAAAATTACAGAGAATATTGCTACAGCTATTAATACAGCTCTAATAGCCTCTCAGACAGTAGTTATTGATGAGCCAACAGTTATTACCAGTGAACCATTTGATGACAGTGGTGAGGCTGTGGTGAAGTCTGAGGTACTACTATATAACAAAGCTATTCCACAATTAGTTTATAAGGGTGTAATCAACTATAATAAAACCAGTTCATTCAAATCTAGTCAAATATTATACTTACAGAGAGCATTACAATCACTTGGATATTATAGAGCATTCTCATGTGATAAGAAAAAAGGCAATGGTACTATATTAGGAATTAAAGATTTGAAAGCTGAAATTGGACTATCTTCACATGGAAATACTCTAAATGAAGATGATATATTTAAAATTAATAAAAAGCTTATATTAGATTTTCATAAATATCACAATGGTAAATATGGAACAGAGTCTTGGAAGATTCCTAAAAATAGTAAATATACATCAATAGTTGTTAAGGTTAATCCAAGTAGATTAGATATTACAATTGGAGATAAGGCTGGTAATAGGTATATTGAATCAAATTTAATTACTTCAAGTTATCAATGGTATTCTCCTACAGCAAGAAAAATGTATAAGTATGGAATTACAATGACAAAAGGTAAATTATTACTTGACGGACAGGTGCATTATAAACCTACTTTTACGCTATTTTCAAAAGGTGGTAAACACTTTGATGTTAAAACTGTATTAAACGCAAAGGAATTAGGCAATGGTGTAGTTTTCGCTGATGCTGGACTTGAATTATATCCATCAACAAGTGCATATGCTACATCAGGATTCACTGGTAAATATGCAGATGTAATTAGAGCAACTAAAAGACCTTATAACTTTAAACTTAACGGTGAATTGTATTTTGCTGTACACCCATATATGAGTAATAAAACAGCTACCAGAATGGGTAAGGCTATGGTTCTCGGGTTTATTAATAGCTGGGATGCAGGAAATTCAACATTATTGAAGGTTGATGGTGTTTGGTATTATACAACAACGAGAAGACTTTATCAATTGGTTAAGTTTTAAAGGAGAATAAAATGAAGAAATTATTTAAAAAAATATTGAAATATGCCACTAGTAAAAAACTCCTTTGGATAGTTAATATTATCTTTGTATCGTGTATTCTTGCAATGGGATACTTATTCATAAAAGGATATGAAATACAACAACTTGAGTTTATATTTAGTTGGGTTGCAAAGGGATGGATGTTTGAATTATTCTTATATTCAGGTAAAGCAACAATTGAAAAAACAAAACTTGTCAATACTATTGTAGACAAGGGATTAAAAAATATAACTAAATCAATGGGAATTGAAATAGATTTATCTGATTCAAATAATAGCATATTAGAAGAAGTAGCTGATGATATGAATACTAAAAATGGATAACAAATAAGGAATTAACAACGAACCGATAACGCCAAATAATGAACTATACAATAAAAGGAGATTATTATGTTAGAAAACTTAGGATTAGATACAAGCACCGTAGGCTTAATCACAGTGGCCGTATTGTTTATCATATCAGTTACAATTTTAGTATTAAAAAATAAAGGTATTATTGACAATCCAAAAAATACAGCTGATAAAATTGATGACTTACAAGTTATATTAAATTTCACAGCTAGTCTATTAAAGAATAATACTGATTTAGATTATAAGACTATTAGTTTGATTAATGGAGTAGTTCACGATAGCCTTGAATATATTCAGTCATGTATCATACTTGAAGGAAGTAAAATGGTTTCTGAGGAAGATGTAATGACAAGAGCAATTGAGATTTTAACAGAAATGGATATTGAATTGTCTGAAAGTGATCAGAAAATTATGCGTGGTGCTATTCAAGTAATATACTTATTTGCTTAGTAGTATCAAGTATCGTCCAATCGATTGCGGTCGATTATGGTCGATAGTATTAGAATACATTAGTATGGTATTAGAAGCGATTAGAAGCGATTAAAACTAATAAATATTAAAATTAAATAAGCAATAACAAACTTGAGGAAATGCATTCGTGGTTAACAACTGTGGGTGTATTTTTAAGTTTGTGGATATAGTTAAATATTAAATTATTAAATTAGATATAATAACAATTGTGTTATTTATATAAATAAAATACCGTGTAGGCGGAGATGGAGGTATTTACATGAGTTATGGAGAATTGTACGCGAGAGCACTTTTTTCAACACTAAAATACGATGGAGCACCAGTATTGGACAGATTTTATGAAACGTTAGTAGACCAAGAATTGATCATGTTCTTGACAAAGGATGATAAGAATCTAAATGCTAATAGCACAACTATTGAGGCAGACGCAACAGACATTTATTTTGTTATTGTTAGAAGTTCCGTTGATAACCCAACAACAGAGGACTATACAGATGAACCTGTAATCTGTTGCAAAGCTGGAGAAACATTAATTATTGCGGGTGTTCAGGTTAGAGGAATTAAGCTAAGTAACGATTTAGGAGCTAAACTATATATTAATGGCTCAAAATATTAAGGAGGATTACTATGATTTATTCAAAGAATGGTAAGAATACCTTTATAGGAATAGTCAGAGCAGCAATGAGATTTGGTATTGATTATGTTAAGAAAGGTCTTAGTGCTTTTGATTTACTAGTACGTGACTGTGGACTCATCTCATATGCCGACACGGTAGTTGATGGCTTCATGGAAGATCAAGTTGGAGATGAAACTAGAGTATCAATAAAAGCAAAATATATACTTGGTGATGGCATATTAACCGCGGATATTGGTTTATTAAATGAGCCATTAACATATTTGGATGCTGATACATTATTAGATGTTGCTGGAACAACTGACGGAAGTGGTTTCTTTACATTTCCAAATACTAAAAAAGTAGCAGATATAAAAATCACATCAATAGGTGACTACTTCAAATTTGAAGAGGGTGCTGGAGATACAATTGCTGACCATGTAAATGGAAGAATATCTAAGTTGAGTGCAACTCCTACATGGGTAGAAGTAAATAATATAGAATCTCTTGCAAATCAACAAGGTTATAGCGTTGCTAATGGCGTTAATAATTTTTGGGATGCTCTAGCAACTGATCCTATAGAAAAGGATGCAATTATACCAAACGAAGGTGTAAATTCTGTCGCATATTATGTTGAAGCAGACTTTAGAATATTAGATGATACCCTACAAGAAAAAGATTATAGCGACATAACTGGAGGAATTATTGTAGTCCCGCCAACTGATTTAACCGACAATTGGGTTCCACCAATTGATATTTATTTAATGCCGGACGGTAGTTATGCGAGTGATTTCGATGTATCTGATTATAAGTTTGTAGGTAAAAAATATTATGTTGATATCGTCACAGGGCTGGATACAAATGATGGACTAACAGCTTTAACAGCTTTTAAAACTATCAAAGAAGCAAGAACAAAAGTAGACTTAGTAGAGATGCATATTGCTAACGGTACTTATAACAACGATGATGCTTTTCAGGGTGCAACCATGCGTGTTGGAACTTCTATGATAGGTACCGGAGATAATGTAAAAATAACAAATGCAATACCAGCAACATGGTCTAAGACAGGTGGATTTACTAATGTTTATGAATCTACTATGGATAGATGTAGTAATGTAACCGATATGAGTATATTAGTTTACCAAGACCAAGATTATACAACACTTTTAGAAGTGGGTTCAATTGCTTTGGTGGATAGTACTCAAGGTAGTTGGTTCTGGGATGGTGTAAGTAAAATGTATGTTCATACACCTGACTCAAGGGTGCCAGATAGTGATATAGTAACTTATAAAAGAACACATGTTTTGAGACTTACAACTGGTGCTGGAAACTATATTGAAAATGTAAACATAGAAGGTGGATACTTAGGTGGTTTAAATAGCATTACAAACACTTATATGAAGAATTGTACAGCTAAATACGCTGGTGCTGCTGGTTGCTATAGCACCAATGTTGTTGGATTCGATTCATTTTTCCAAAATTGCATAGCTTCAAGTGGTCAAGGTGATGGTTTTAGTCATGACAATCAAAACATAATTGAGTTCAACTGTGTAGCAAGAAACAATGGAGATAGTGCCAGTGACCAAGGTTCAACTTGCCATGGTGGTGTCCAAGTGGTTCGATTTGCAGATAATTTATTTAATAATTTTGGCCCCGGAGTTACTGATGTAACTGCTGGTACAGTGGCTTGGAATGTATTTTGTTTATCTTACAAACCATTGTTAGGCGGACAAGAAGATTGGGAAAAAGACGCTGGGTCTATTGCTTATTTAGAAGGATGTATTACAACAGTAGACACGTTAATAGACACACGATATACACAAATAAATATGATAAACGATGGAATAGAAGTGTCTACAGATCCATTTGTTGTAGCATATAACTATGAATCGCCAAGTGGAAAGGCTGTACCAACGTACACTAAAAGAGCAACTTACAATTACGTAATAACAGATATATCAGGAACACCAATCATAGGTGATTTCGCATCACCAAACTATTTCAAAATTGATCAATTCTACGCAGAAGTATTTATAGCAGATACAACGTTCATTTTATATGACGCTGCTGGAGTAGCTAAAGTAATTGAAATAGCAACAGTAACAGAAACTACAAATGACCAAATGTTCATAAATAAAATAACAAAACAAATAGGATTCTTCTCAACCTCATTGACAGGAGATTGTTTAGTAAAAGCTGAGGATTTTTTTAATACCCTTACTCATTTATTGACTGAGGGTGGAGATGCAACATTAACTGAAGACGGAGATAATCTAGCAGCTAATCACTAGGAGGTGAAGCAATGTCAGATATAAAAATTAATAATTTGCCAACCAAAACATCAACTACAGGCACGGATAAAGTAGTTATGACTGACACTGAGAATGGTAATTTAAGTAAAAATATAACATTAGATGTAATTCAAACATTCGTAAATAAAGAAATAGAAACAGACTTCATAGATTTAGATACAACTCTAGGAACCTCTGTACCACATCAGAAAGGTAGATTTCATTGGAACGAAGAGGATTCAACAGCTGAAATTGGAACAGGAATAGGAACTACTGCCATACAAATAGGACAGGAAGACTTGATCAAAGTTCATAATAATTCAGGAATAGGAATAAGCTCTGGAGAGGTAGTATATCCAATAGGAACAAGCACAACTGGATTCCCGAATGTAGCAAAAGCTAAGGCAGATAGTCATGAAACAATAAGTACCGCTTATGGCGTAGCAACATCAGAAATTTTAAATGGTGCAGAAGGATTTGTAAATGTATTTGGAAAGGTAAGAGATTTTGATACTTCATTATTATCTGAAGGGCCAGTATATTTATCAGCAGATGTATTAGGTGGATTAACAAATACTAGACCAGAGTTTCCAAACTATGAAATATTAATAGGATTGGTTACAAAAGTAGATGCATTAGAAGGCGAAATAATTGTTGATCGACATGGTATACCAGAAGATACTACAATAAACTTTTGGAATGGAACAATTAGAGAAACTTTTGACTTTAGAATTACAAGTAATGGAACTATTATTACAGGAGCATTATCACCTTCAAATGGACATCCTGACTTAACATTAATGTTTAGTGATGGATTGACCATATTTACAGCAACTCCAGATGTAACTATCACGTTAACTGCTGGTACTGACGCTATACCACAAACTAATTATGTGTATATACCAAAAGATACAAAAGTATTAACGGTTAGCACAGCATCGTTCCCTACAGACGAACATGCTAAAGTTGCAACTATAGTCTTACAAAGTGCATCTACCACTCAAACAGATGATGCACTAAGAAACCAGAATTGGAATGATGCGATAGAGAATACAACTACATTCCAAGGACATTTATCTCATATCACTGATAGAATAAGACAGATGGATTCAAGTTGGGCTAATGGAACCGAAGGAACTATACTTGGCACTCCAAATAATGTATATGTAGATGTAACATCAGGTCAAGTATATCAAATGCATAAACAAACTTTCCCAGCACTTAGTATGAGTACAGGTGCTGATATACATGTTGTAAATGATCCTGTCACACCTTTTAGATCAACAACTAATTTAAATGATATAACAGTTGATGCATTAGGTGATTCCTTAAACGGAAAGTGGTTTGGATTAGTAGTATGGGGAATAGCGAATAAGTCAGGTGAAATGTCTCATATTATGTGTAACCTACCTAGAGGTAATTATGGTAAAGAGAAAGATGCATTAAATGATAAAGATAGTAAAAATGTATATACAATACCTAGTGATTTTCAGGGTGTTGGATTCTTAATAGGATTATTTGTATTCAAATTGAACGGTGGTCAATTTGAATACAACGGAACAGTTGTGGGTTATAAAGATCTCAGAGGTTTTGTCCCTAATAATACTGCTGGCTCAGGAGTTGGTGGAAGTGGGATTACAACATTTTTAGGGTTAAGTGATACTCCTGCTGATTATGTAGGTGAAGCTTTTAAAATAGCTCAAGTTAATACTGGTGAAACAGCTTTGGAATTTACTGATGAACCTACTGTTAATAATATAATTTTAGAGGAGACTACAACACCTACAGCAATTCCTAACTTTGGTAGAGTTTACACTAAAGCGGATAATAAGTTATATTTTCAAAGTGGTGATGGTATTGAGCACGAGATTTCTTTGGTGTAATTTAAAATAACATTTTAGTATAACCGAACATAGACATAGGCATGAGATATCACCGTAAATGGTGGTTTATAATCTCATGCCTATTTTTTCTTTTTGTATTTAATTATCTTATTTCAATCAATCAATCAATCAATCAATCAATCAATCAATCAATCCTACTCTTCCAAATACTTACAATTAAAGTTTTCTACATTACAATCGACTAATTCATCAGTATTACCATCATACAACCTATCAATCCTAACATTTAATTCCTTAATTTCATTTTCTTTAACTCTTACCTTTTCTTCTAATATTTCTATTGCTGATAATAATTGCTCATCTAGTAAAACTTCTTCTGGCATATTATTTCTCCTTTATATAGTTTTATATTATTTAATTGTCATTAATTATTCTCCCACAACATTTCTTGTATTTCAACCCACTACCACAACTACACTTTTCATTTCTACCTTGTTTATTTCTACGTTTGTTGTCTTTGGTTAATTCACTTTTTAAAGTAGTTCTAGCATTGTCGATTGATTCCTGTTTATTTGATTTACTAGGATAAAGTCCAAGTATTTTAGAGTCATCCATTAGTCTACTCATTGTTTCTAATATATTCATTGGGTTATTCAGCCTCCTTTATTCAATAGTCTTTAAATTTCCACAACTCATCTTTCCTTCTGGACAAACACCTTTCACACATGATGCTCCAGCCCATTTAAACAGTGTAGGACAAGCTTTCTGTACTAACCTTAGCATTTCATTAGCCATACCTCTTATCTCCCACTGAGCACGATCACAGCATCTATGATGGAAGAAATTCATTAGTGTTCTGGCATTCATAGTGAATATCATAGTTGTAGCACATGCATTAGGGAAGACAAATCTTGCATCTTCAATTGCTCTCTTTTCGAACCCACTAAATACCTTGGTGGGTATTAAATGTTTAGAGTCCTCTACAGAAGATACAGCACATCCTAAGAAATCTTCTATTTGTCTATGTACCATGTCATCAACAATTCTATCATATGCAATCTGAGAGTCTTTCATGTGTTTTTCAAATATGTGGAAAGAGGATGTCTGTTTATGAAAACTCGGTGGAATAACATATTTAAATTGATCTAATTTAACATATCTTTGAGATTGTTGTGAATAACTTGCAATACGATGTCTTACCAGTTGATGTGATAATACTCTTGAAATACCTTCTACTGCAAATGTAAATGATACATGTTCAATTGGTGATTCATGTCCGATAGATATTAACTTTTCTAGGAATTTTTCAACTTGAATATCTGTTGTATTCATAACGTCATCTACGGTTCCATTTGCATAACATACCTTTGCTGCCGATGCTACAATTCTTTCTGCGTCTGGTGTACATGCTAATAATTTAATTTTCATTTTATTTATCTCCTCCAATAATATCCACAGCAATTTTATTATATCTAGCAATCTCATCAATCGCTTCACTTAGTAAATTTGTAACTTCATCTCTCATTTTAACTTTAGAGAATATATTACCGAAGTCATCTACTATAAAGTTTGTATTGTCTTTAGTGATTAATACGTTTATTACTTTAATTTCTTCCTCTGATGCAGAATCAATAATCCAATTATATCCACTTGATAAAATATTAAACGTCTTCCAGAATGATGATAAATCACCAATATCAGATTTAACTACTAATGAGCCTCCATAATTTGGATCACATAATTTAAGACACTTTGCAGAAATATACATTGAGTCTTTATATCCTGTAGCTTTAATAGTATCTTCGTAAATATGTCTCTCTGATTCTTCAAAATTAGTCATCCATCTATATCCTAATTTAACACCATTGATTGATTTTCTTGATAGTTGTGGTAAAATACAGCCTATATACATATGAGGCATTCTCATTTTCGGTAATACATAATCACTTTCAAATTGAAATATTGGATTAGTATTAATAACATAAACCGGATTAAGTAAATTTTTAATGAATTGTTCATGTATATGTTGCGCCATTAATTTATCCACTCTATCAGCTAAAATCTGAGATTCTTTGTCTGAGAATCCAACATTCATATAATAAGCTAAAGAAGCAAATCTATCATCATGTTTAGGTTCTTCTATACCACTAACAACTTTCAATTGTAATGCTTTCAATATAAAATTAACACTATGGTGTAAATTACACATCACATCTAACAAGTCTTTTTCTACATTAAACTTATATGGTTTTAGGAATCTACTACAGGTAAGATATAATTCTCCTGTCTTAATTGAGACAACTTGAACGTCTAATATTACTGCTCCCATTGCTTCGTCTGCATGAGATATTCTAGTTATCTTATCCTCAATAACAATCACCATAGGGTGTCTACCTTCTTTAATAATTGGCATACAGTGGGTAATATAATCCTGTGTTGATCCACTGAAGTCTGTCCAATCCATAATTCTAATTTCTTTCATTTGTTTTCTCCTTTTAATCGTTTAGTTTAAATATAAATTGCCTTCCAATATCATAATAATATCACGGAAGGCAATTTATGTCAAGCACTTTATTCAATTTAATTAATATTTATCTAGTTTACCATTTAATCATCTTCACAATCCGGTTCCAAACATACGAAGATTCCTGATTCTACCTCGAATACCATTGGTTGATTACATGATGTACATTTAGGACGGAGAGATTGAAGATATGTTACATTGGATTGGCCTTGAGTAATGTTGTTATTATCCATTTGTGATCACTCTCCTTTTAATCAGTACTTCCAATTCCACCAACTCTATCTTCACCTTCGGTAAAATTATCACCGTCAACTAATAAAAACTTTTGGAATATTAATTGGGCAAAAGCCATTCCTTTTTCAATTGTAATAGGCTTATCACCTTCATTTCTAATCTTGATAAACCAATGACCTTCATTGTCTGGATTATTATAATAATCTGCGTCACCAATGAATGTTTGATTTGCCAATCTAATATATTTCTTAAATCCTAGACTTGATCTAATATGACCTACAAGTTGCTCATCTTCTAACATATATGCTTTTGTGCCTGTTGGAATTTTAATATCTTCATTTGGTTCCAATGTAAAAGTAAATGGTGAAAATACATCATATCCTGCTGACCGTTTAGTGCCTCTCTTCGGTAGTTTTAGGTCAATGTATAGTAAAGCCCATTGTTCTAAGTCAACGTCTTGTGGGAGCGATTTATTCCATTGCTGCTGTGATATAAACTCAAATCCTCTTGTTGTGATTGGTTCTTCTTCGACACCATTGGTTTTATCCCAATCAATAATGTCATCTGATAAGAATATATAACTACCTTCAGAGGGATATTCACTATTACATATAAAATAAGGTAAATTAGTACAGCTGAATCCCCATATTTTCACATCTTTTCCTTTTCTTGTGAATATTTCTTGAATCATGCCAGCTTCATAATCTCCATCAATTTCTAAATCATCCCTAAGTCTAACAGTATCTCCCACCTTTAAATCTGTGATTGATGTTATTTTATTTTTATTACTCATATCGTTTTACTCTCCTTTTAGTTTTCTAATTTATTTCCAAAACTTTCTAGTTATATCTATAATTTTACCATCACGAATTTCTGATATCCTTTGATTTGTTGTCTTACTATTTAGTCCTCCAAGATCCCTAATATATCTTCCTGCCTTATAATAGTCTAAATAATTAAGTAGACTGATATTAAAATAATCAAACCCACTATAGAATGCAGACTTTAAGCCATGTTTTCTGATCTCCTTGAATAATGGTATTAACTCATTGTGATTAGCGTCTCCTCCAAGAAACAAGACAGTAGTTATCGAATCTTTATATTTCTCTAATATTATTCTAAGAGAATCAATTGTCAATTTATGTCCATTATTATCTCTGAGATGAGTGCTATGACAACCAGCACACTTATTCGGACATCCTTTTAAAGTAAAGGCAAGAGAAACCTCATTAGGAATCTCTTGAAATACTATATCATACTTATCGTAAGTTACCATAATATCTTTCACCTTCTTCTTTTTGTCTTGGCACACTAAAACTAGATACTCTTTTTAAATAACCAATAACTCTAGTTAAGTAATCTAAATTTTCTGAACCACATTTTTCACATTTTGTAAGTTTATTTTTACTGATGTGATTACATTCATTACAGATTGTATTTGGTATATTAAAAGTAAAATAATTACAACCTTGTTGAGCAGCAACTTTCAATAATATTCTGTATTGGTCTTTCGTTAAATGTTCATCTAAGTTTGCATGTAAAGCTGATCCTCCATCTAAAAATTGAACAGAGTCTTTACCATGTAATTTAATCTTATCGATTAGATTTATTTTTTCATCTTCAACTACATAGAAATATGAATTGTAAACATCTCTTGGTACAAAATATCCATCTTGTCTATCCCAATTGGCATGTTTTACACCTAAGTTTTCAGCTGGAACAAATTCTGTATTAAACATTAATTCATCACTGTTTAACTTTGCATTTAAGTTCTCTTCATAAATGGGCTTAAGAATAGTATTAATATATTCCTGATACTCATCATTAACACTAATGTCAATACCCATAAACTCAGCACTCTCAACAACTCCATTTACACCAATTGTTAAGTATTGTTTTTCTAAGAATATATATCCTGCATTATAAACAGGTAACAATTTTGCTTCAAAGTTTTCTTTCATAATTTCATTATAGGCTGTTTGATACTTATGAATCTTTAATGTTTGCTCTCTTATTGCATCTGATATACCAACACCTTTATTCACAGCATTTTGAACTAATCTATTTACATTCATAGTCATAACAGATTTAGATCCAGTTGCTACTCCTCCGGCACCCAACGAGAATGAGAAATCATTTGATGCAATCTCATTTCTAAGTCTACAGCAAGAACTCAAGCTATCTGCACTATCTGACATATATACAAAGAAGGAATGTCCTTCAGAGAACATCTCAGACGTAAATTCTGCGTACTCTTTGTCTCTAACATCGTTATCCTCAGTCAGTAATGCCATTGTCTCCACAGGGAATGTCAATGGAGTTTTAGTTCTCTCCTTGTTAAACCACTTCATAAATTTCTTTTGTAGCCAGTTTAATGATTCCCACTGTGGTTCTGATCCATCAGGAAATCTAAATGTCTCAAACATGCTTTTAAAATAGTGACTATCAAAGTAGCCTATGTTCCAAAATACAGATTGGTAGTCTCTAGCCGCTGCTGGTTGATTCATACTATATACTACTTGCTGGAATGAATCTTCTATTACTTTTTCAATTGTTCTTTGTCTTGATGACATATCAACTACTCTGTTTGAATCTAAGTAATACTCATTTCCATAGTCGTTTCTGATAAAGTAGTCCATATACATTAAGTATTCCGGTGTTGCTACAGCTCCAGCAAATTGAGAGGCTACAGCAAACACTAGATTGATAAATGATCCATTGAATGATTGTAGATGTGTTGGTGCTTCTGATAATCCACCCAAATCCTTTAAACCGTTTCTTAAAAATGGATACATACTAATACTTACACAATATGGTTTAATAGATGTTTCATCATGTTTATAAATCTCATGATCATTTAATTGTCTGATATATTCATCAGCTAAATCTTTTCCATAAAGTTGAGTAATTTTGTTTGTAAGAAGCTTTCTATTTAATAAAATGTTTTCCTTCTTATTTAATTCACCACTTAGAGTAGCGATATTTTTATTCTCAACATTTGCATTTGAGTCATACTTACTGCCACTAGATGCATTCTTAGCTTCTTTGTAGTCTTCGATGAATAATCTTTTGTCTTCAATAATTCTATCTTGTGTGTGTTTGTATCTGTAAATAATAAATGCTTTAGACACATCTTTATGCTGACCATACTGCATAATTTTAGACTCTACTAAATTTTGAATTTCGTTAATGGTTGATTTTAATCCAACTTCAGATCTAACTTCTTGTTCTATTGTTCTCGATACAGCACTCTCTTTTTTATTACATGCTGAAAATGCCTTGTCTATAGCATCTATAATCTTACTTCCATCATATTGCACTTCTGATCCATCTCTCTTAACCACAATTCCATTCTCAATTACCTTTTCCATTCACGTTCCTCCTATTGTGTCTTATTATGTCCTAATTATGTCCTATTTATTAATAACAATAAACTCATCATCCATAGTATTTGTAACAATAATTGGATAATTTACATATAAATCTGTTTGACAAGCAGCCTTAACAGCTTTGATTATACTATCTCTTTTGCTCTCAGTATTATCTAATTGATTTAAATAACCAGTAGATAATCTACCACCACTACCAGTAGCAATATAGTCGTCAACCTCTGTTACACACCCATCAGAGTCCAATTTAAATAACATATCTTTATGGGCAAATATTATCACTCCGTTAAGATAAACGCTGTCTTGATCTTTTGCTTTTTCAGACACACCATACTTTTTAGCTATTTCAAATATCTTTGGCATGACCTTAGTAAACATTTCTTTAAAATTAAATTCACCTTTAAGCACAATCAATTCATCTATAAATGAATCTTGTATTTTCATAGCGTTTTGTAATTTTAAATTACCAACGATACCAACCAATGTATTCTTTTCATTTTTAGGTCTTACTATTTTATAGTTATTACTGTTAGTCAGTGTCATTTTACTGTAACCCTGAGAAACTTGACTATCACAAGCCATCCATACTTTATCATCATCTTTAATTGCTACAACTACACTCATATTTTATTCTCCTTATATTTCAAACTTAATCCATTTAAATCCAGTTAATTGATTGTAGCTAATTTGACTTTTATCCAATTTAACATCATCTCCATATTCTATAATTAATTCTTTACCAGAATAATATACAATACTATCCTTCGTCATATGACAGCTTGACGCTCCTTCTGTAAAATACCAAACACCATCTTCCCAATCAGAAAATTTGATGTATTCAGGTTTTGGTTCAACTTTTTCAATCCAAATATCATTTAAATTTGACTCGCACATAGGAAATCTATCATCAAAGTCTCTTTTCCAACATAGCCATCCATAAGTATCATTGGCTCCAACCCAATTATCATGATCTTTACTATCTAATATCTGATACTCTTTAGTAAATTCACTATCTTTCCAGTCAGCAATCATTTCTAAAGTTGTGAATGTTTGTGGTTTAACAGGTACAAATTCAAAAACTTCTTCTATCTTACCTAAAAGAATACTATTGAAGTCTTCTATGTTTCCAGTCCAAGATATACCACGGTGGTTATTAAAATGAGTATAAATATAATCTTCATTAACAATATCTCCTACGCCACATCTTCCAAATTGTTTAATAACTTTAAATTTTCTCATCTAATACTCCTGTCTTGGCTCTCAATCCTCTTTCAACCTTAACCCCATCAACAGTCTCACCACTGATCTCACTCTTAACTAACTCAAGTTGACTCTCAAACATTTGTAAATACATTTTAGCTTGCTGCTCACCCATGTCGAAAGCTGTACCAGTCAATCTCTCTTTACCTAACCACTTACCTTGAATACCAGTACCATCTTCATTTCTACCATCAATCTCATATTTCTCAACATCCATATGACCAGTTTTAGTTTTCTTAACTACAACATTCAATGTCATAACTGATCTGTCATCTTTACTCGGAAGTTCATATCTGAAACCAACTCCAGCCATCTTAACTAAACTCAAGAAACTTTGATATCTTTTAACTTCTTCAATTTTGCCTTCTAAACTAACAACTTGTTCCTCTAATGTTAATTTTGGTTTCTCTTCTGGCTTAACTTCTACCGGAGTATCACCTTCAGTTTCAACTACCTCTTCAAAATCAACATCAACCGCTTCTACATTTTCTAAATCAATTTTCTTTCCTGTCATCTTTTTAATCTCCTTTTATAATCTTAGTTTGGTTCACAACATATCTTACTAATCAATAATACCACACTTATTCAGATACTTCAACCTTTAAACTATTAACTTTAATATCTTCTAATTTCTGATTTAATATATCTTTGATCTCTTCTAAACTTTCAACTTTAATTAAATCTGTTCCTTCCAAGACATGAATATCAAATCCAAAATATGAAAATATTACATTGTCTGGGAATGCTTGTTTTGCATTATCGTGGAATTGTTTTACATATTCATATCCGATTATAGGATATCCAGTTTCATCAGTTTCATGCTTTAAAAATATTGCTTTACTTAAATTATCTTTCATTATTATTTCTCCTTTTCCTTAGCCATTTTCTCACGTTCTTTTTTAGTGTACTTCTTAATCATCCTGTTAAACAGTCCATCTAGACATTCCCAATCAAAGTATTCATCAATTTCTGATTTTCTTATTTGTGGAGATGTAGCTGTTGCTCTTTTAATATCTGGATGTAATATTTTATAATATAAATCTTTGAGCTTCTTTTCAAAGTTATTTCCAGTGCTTGTTTCACACCACACTTTTCCAAGAAACTTTGGTATTTCTGAAGCATAATAATATGGGATACCTTGATTCTTATATAACCACATTTTACGTTTTAGAACAGCATCTTTTTCATGAAATGATCCACCTTTAGTATCAATAATATATTGACTTCCATCTAATCGAGTAATAAAGAAATCTGGATAATGATCAATTGAATCAATTTTCTTACCTCTCCAATCTGTAAACTTTGGTTGTAGCTCATACTTTGGTGCGATTTCAAAATCTAATATGACACCATTTTCTTTTGCTCTTTTAACTTTTAAATAAAATCGTCCTTCAGAGGGTGATAGAAAAGTATATCCATCTATATCAACCCTATTGTTACCATGTGCCATTTAAGCCTCCTTTATTTTAATAGTCTAATAACATGTTGCAACGATTGTTTCTTCTTTGTTTCAAGATTATGCATCTCATCCAACCATTCATTAGAGTATTTTATACTGTTAGATCTTCCTTCCATTTCTAAAATTTCCATCTCAGAATTACATTTGTCCACCATTGATTCTAAGAATCTTACGACAAACTTTTTAATCATTTGAGCCTCCTTATTGTCTTATGTTCGTCTTAGTAACACATCAATACTTCCAATAGGTTCGTCATTTAAATATATTTTTGACTCACCAGTATAGTCACCTTTATAAAATGCCAAGGTGCCATCTTCTATTAACTCCTTTAAGCATTCTTTTAACATCTCTTTAAAGTCTTCTTTTTTCATCTATTTCTCCTCCCTCATTACCCATCTTAACACATCAATCTCAAGTTGTATAGAGCTAAATTTATCCATATCTCTGGGAGATAACTCAGTAATTTGTTTCATTTTACTTCCCCAAAGCCGACGATCAGTTTTTAATCCTAAGTTTTTCTGATCTAATTTTAATTCTCTAATCTGTTTTCTAATTTGCTTTTTAGTTTTCACTTGTGATCCTCCTTATATTTTCTTAATATCTTGAAAAACACTATCTTCACAATCTTCTTCTGAGTCCTCTAAGATATGCCCATCGTTAAACTTTTTAATTGCCTCTTCCTCGTTATCAGCCTCCACTGTAGAAATCCTTGTGCTTGTGTATTTATAGGTAATTTCGTATTTCATCTTATTTCTCCTTAATATTCAAATTCATTTCCTAAGTCAATCACACCTCTTTGCTGTAATTCATTATATTCTCTAATAATTTTTAACACTGCAACTTGATTAACATGTGTTAGCCATTTAGTTCGGACGATAGTTAATCCATCTTCAAATTGAACCTCTGAGCATTCTGAATCTACTTTACTTAAGTAAATACCGTACCAGCCTCTTTTTCTATCGAATACTATTTCATTAGGTTTAAATTCTAATGGAGAATGTTCAACTATTTCATCAACTCTACCTAATTTCTTCTCAACTTCAAAAACACATTTCATATTCATATTTCTAACTTTCAATAAATCTTCATGAGTTAATTTCTCTAATTGTCCAAGTGTATTAATTCTGTGTCTCTTTAAGCAATTATATGCTCTTACCGATAAATCTAATTCTTCTAATGTTGTATTTGAATTCATTTTAATAACCCCACTTACTATTTTCATCTTCATATCCATACAGTACAAATTTATCACTTGTCTCAACAACCTTTCCATTCACTAATTCATACTTTTGTGACCATGTATCTTCTTCATAGAAATATTCTAAGTGATCAATCGACTCAATAAAATAAGGTAATAATTTAAAGAATATTTCAATCTCAGATTCATAATTCTTTAATGAACATTGGAAAGTCCAATAACCAGTTTCTTCATTATATGTTCTTTTAAATCCATCTGTGTCAACTTGTTTGTAATATTTAACTTCTTCAATTGGTTTGTCTTTATCTGAGCTAAATTCAGGCTCCTTATTGCCTTCTGGATTAATATAATCCTTCTCCCATTTATCAGGCATATATGATAAGCATCCACATGGGATAAAACCACTTCTACCTACATTATCTCCAAATGCTTTTAAGTTATCATCTAAATGTAATTCCCAATCTCCTTCAATAGCAATAATACCAAACCCTTTTCTAAACTCTTCTTTTACTGTTCCCTTAAATCTGATTCCTGTATACATTCCCATTATTAATTTCCTCCTCAATATTGTTTTCCTGTTCCCTATATGTAATATAATAAAGCATCAACAACTTAATGTCAATGCTTTTATTAGATTTATTTTATTTAGTTTGGTTAATCTTGTAATATCATAGCAACTTCATCAGCAAACAAGCAATACTTGCCAGCTCCACGTTTCTTATCCATATTCTTGTTATACATGATGTACAACTTATCCTTTGACCTAGTACAGCCAACAAAGAGTAATCTCCTCTCTTCCTCCAAATCCTTTAGTGACATTTTGTGATCATATTTCATTTTGTCAAGGAGAACGAAAGTAGTATTAAATTCTTGTCCCTTACTAGAATGAAGAGTTGTAAGTTTAACAGCTTTCCATTTTCTTTCATCTTTCTCAACTTGTCCAGCATCATTATAATCTACATGTTTCTTTAAATAAGAAGATAAATCAGATATTGATATGAATGTTCTACTATTTAATACACCTTCAATAAACTTGTCACATACTTCATCAGAGTCTCTTAATGGTCTAACTAAATCTAAATATAATTCTAATCTAGTTAATTCAATAGACTCATTAGCATCCAAACCTTCTTCTAGTCTTTCTTCTTCAGTGATAATATTGTTAATTACATCTGTTAATGTTTTACCAACACTATCCATAAGATTATTTAACTCATCATCACTGGACACTTCTGGATTTAAATATGAAATGTGATCTAACAAATATTGATTCTCTTTTGGGTTGTTTAAATACTGAGCTAAATTAATAGCAAGCCTAACAGTATGATTGTCTATATTTCTTTCAGTGACATCAATTATACTAGGTATATTATTATCACTTAACACACGTTGCATTTTAAGCAGCTCAGCCTTCGTTCTTGCCAGTATAGCAGTGTCTTGATAGTTAGTATCAGAAAACTTAATAAGGTTCGCTACGTCCCTATATTCGTCTTCTAGGGTATCGTATGAGAGTAATTCTACTTCTTCTCCATTTCCTTTGAATGATGTCATTGTTTTATCTATTCTGATAGTATTTAATCTATCCAATTTATTGGCAAAATCGCAAATTTGCGTTGTTGATCTGAAATTAGTTGTCATTGATAAATCTGTGAACTCTCCAAAATATGCTTCGAAGTTTAACATATATTCTTGTGAGGATCCAGCAAAACTGTATATACTTTGAGATGCGTCACCTACATTCATCATTGATACAAACTCTGTGTATGTTGATAATTGATTAAGCAAGTATACTTGCATTTTATTAGTATCTTGAAACTCATCAGTCATAATGTGTGTAAATCCATATTTCTCAATAAGCTGTGGATGGTTTTCGAATAATTCATTAACTAATAATATTTGGTCTTGATAGTCAATTTTATCTTTACTCCAAACGGCTTTATTATATTCATCGAACATTTCTTGAATAATTTCCAGTTGCTCTTTATCGTAATCACCAAACGTATCAAATGTTTTCTTCTTGCTGAATGCAGCAAATAATTCATAAACTGCACCTTTAGCATTGATCATAGATAGTAATGGTAATTTCATATTTAACCAATCAATACTATAGTACTTTGGATTTCTTAATATAGATAACATAGTTTCTACTTTCGTGATATTATCTACGATAGTTGGTTCTTTTGTGAATCCTAATAATTCAAACTCATTATTTAATATATGAGAGCCTAGTGAGTTAAATGTATAAATCTCAAGATCATTTTTATCAACGTTAGCTCTCTTTGAAACTCTATCTCTTAACTCCTGTCCACCTTTGTTTGTGAATGTGATTCCAAGTATTTTATTTGACTCAACTCCATCTTGAATTAATGATTTAAATCTCTGAGCTGTAGTTTCAGACTTACCTGTTCCACATGCTGAGTTAACTCTAATAAATCCTTCTTTGGTATCTATCACTGCTTGTTGCTGATTAGTTGGTTTAATCTCAACCTTCTCTATTAACTCATAATTATCATCAAGCAGCTTAGTCCAATCATCAGCATCCTCAATTTCATCAACTATCTCTTCTAAGTCGATATGAGTATACTTCTTTGCGTCACATAATACTTTACTTGGACACATAGTACAATGGGTTCCTGAACATTTATCACTATCCATATTTAACTCAACAGATAATATATCATCTAATTCAGATAGAATATTATATTTATCAAACTTTACTTCAGAGATAATGTGATTACCATGATTGTGATCAAACTTTAGGATTGAGTTAATTTTATTAATTTTAGTCATAAAGGGTTTTGCTTTTCCATTCTTACCTAATTCATGATAATAATAATATAGTTCTTGTAACTCATTTAATTCATGTTGAATACCTTTGAAATCACCTTTCAACCACATCTGATAACAATTTTTAACTATTTTACTTTTCTTATCTGAATCCTTGTCAGCCTTACCCTGTAGGTGGTAAAAAGACCCATATACAGGCTTATCTGTAATCCCTAGACTAATGTTATCAAACAACGTTCCACCACTGTTAAAGGCACTCTTACCACCCTCAGATAGTAAGAACAATTCTAGATTGTTGCTTGGTAAGTTTTTCTCTGATTTAGCGTTATATGACAGCTTAGGAATAGTGTTAGCAATTTTAACAACTTCAATTCTATCTGGATATTCAATAATCATATCATATTTAGTTTCTATAGTTTGTCCATTGTGATTGTAATCGAATGAGCCACCTTTAGAATCTATTATAGTAGCGTTATTAGACTTGAAATAGTCGTACATTCTAGTTAAATTTTTAGTGAATAAGTTCTTCTCGATATCTAAGGCCACAGTAGAATGAAAGTACGAATCATCTACATTTTCATCAAAGAATTCTTCTATAACAGTCATATTATCATGTTCTCTTATAAATTTCTTATGTAGAGATAAGAGGTGGAGGAATGGGGTAGACCCACCTCTCACGTTGAATGTTGACATGAAGCCTTTAAATGCACATACTTTTGTATTTTTGATTTGTGATATTTTAATGTTATTTGTGATTTTCGTGTTCATATTTTATTTCTCCTTTTAGTTGTTTAGAAAGGTATGTCATCGTCTCCATCCATAGCTGTGAAGCCTCTAAACGTATTTGAGTCTTTATATGTTTTACCTATAGTTGGTGGTTTTCTATCGCCTAATCCAAATTGATGATTTCTATTATTGTGTTCTTTTTCAACATACGGTTTAACCACTTTTTCTTTAGACCAATCTAAATATACTTTCTTTAGTAAATGTCCAAGTAGTGTATCTCTTTCAAATGTTGCAGACTTAGACAATGCTGATAATATAATATCTATATCAGTAATATGGAACAGTCTTTTCTTTGCTCTACTTCCACCTGTATACATTAGATTTTTATTCATATTAAATGTATGAGCTTTTGGTGTAGATAGTATAATATATGGAGCCTGACCACCCTGTAGTTTATATATATTGACGGCATAACCCAATAGCAGGTTATAGAATTTACTCTTTGTGTAGACTAATTTAACGCCATCAAACTCTATCAATGCTTTATCTCTTTGAATATCTATAATCTTTCCTACTGATCCATTAAATACTTCACCTACAAACGGTGATGAGCTCTCAAATAAGCTTTCTGATATTTCAGCCTTATAATCGTTTGACGTTTGCATTACTATATCTCCAACATACCAATCCATTCCATTAGACTTTATGTTTCTATTTTTATCCAACAATTTAGTTTTGTCGAGTAAATATTTTTGTATCATTTTATTAATTTTTATTGCACCGTGTTCATGAACATTCATTGTCATTGTTATCATTATATCCGTATGTGGGACTCCTTGCAATATCATTTTGTTGTATATAGATAATATTGTCCCACTTGACTTCTCTTGTGGAGTCTTAATTAATACATAATCTTTATCTTCTCCAAATGTATTTACGCCTTCTTTCAATGTTTTTCTATCAAAGAATACTTTTCCAAGTCTCATATCATCTAATACTTTTGCCATGCCTCCAGCTTTGTATCTGAATACTTTTGTTAATCTAGATACATTTATAAATGTTGATCTGAGCATATCGTATGCAACATTACCTTTTCCAACTGAAGGTATTTGATAATCGTCTCCAACTATAAATAATTTAGTTACGCTTGGATCAATTGCTAAGCATAATCTATACATTAAATCTACATCGATCATTGAGCCCTCATCAATAATAACAATATCACAATTCAATTTACTGTTTTCATTGTATCCCCATTTAGGAGACTGTGAAGGATTGTATGCCAAACCTCTGTGTATTGTGCTTGCTCCTCTTCCAATATAATCAGATAAAACCTTGCTTGCCCTACCTGTTGGAGCCAACCATAGAGACGTTTTATTTAATTCATCTAATACATCTAGTAGAGTTTTCATAGCAAATGACTTTCCAGACCCACCTATTGCAAATAACATACTCACGTTATTAATTAATGCGTCATTCATTGCAGCTATCTGTTCTAATGTTGCAGGGAATTCTTTGTCTTTATTAATGTCTACAAAATCATAATCCCATACTCTTAGCTCATTACCATATTGCATATCGATTAAAGTCTGAGCTATATACAATTCTTTATCAAATGTTTCTTTTCTCATGATAAAATTCTTTATCTTTTTGAATCTTTCATCGCTTTGAACTTCATCAAAATACTCATAGCTATCTATTATATTTTCTCTTACAGACTCTTCTAACTTTGGAAGTGATATAATTGTATGTCCTTTGCCCTCCATATCCATAATATATTTATCAAAATATGCTTTACATCTTATATAGCTACTCTTTAATTCAGGCATCTTTCTCAATATTTTATCATCCGCTCTTTTGAATCCTATCCTATCCATGTCCATTAAGAATTTGTATGGATCTTTATAAAATACTTGCTTAACCTTTTCGGATGACCCATGCTTCGTAAATAATGCTTTCACTGTAGATAAAGATAAATCAAAGTCCTTAAATTCTGAAAGTAAATCCATATAAACATAGTTTTCCTGTATCTTGTCTATCATCTTACCTTTTCTGAATTCACCTATATTATGAAGTTTAGTGACATCTATTTCTTTTTCATTGCCATCTATTACCATATTTACAACATCGGGATAAACTTCTAATACGACACTACATTGATCGTATGTCAGTATAGACGCTAGGAAATCTCTAGTCGCAGCATCACTAGCTGGAACATCTCTATGCAGTGTTATAACTTTATATTGCCATCCATAATTAGGATCATTTGTAACATCTGCTTTAATCGTATATTCTTGATATAAATCTAATGATGGTAAATTACCAACTAGTGTTATATTATTGTATTTGTTGTATTTAAATCCATCATCCTTGACTTCAGACTCAGAGAATATATCCTTGTCAGATACATCTACTGAATCAAATTTAGGTATTGCTGCATATATACTCCAGTTGTCACTCTGGAATACACAATTTTCAATCTCACATTTGAACTCAACAATATTTTTTTCTTCACTCAAATTATTCTCCTCCCTTTTCAACAACCCTATAATCAGTAACCCATATAATTAGAGGTTTAGTTTTATCTTCAACATAATCAGGTTTTCCATTGGTTTTCTCACCAACCATTTTATATTGTGGTTTTTTAACTATCTTTCTTAGCTCAAGTATATCTCCTTGCTCTAACTTATAGTTAAATGTTCTTTTATCAATCTTAGCATCAAATTGCTTACCTGTCAAACTCTGTAGTCTTAGATATGGTGTATATCTTTTATTTACCATATTGATTATACAATATTTAGATGGTGGGTTTTCTATCAACTCGCCATTTATATATCCAAGATATTCAGCCTGAAGTAATAAACAATTATCTATTGAAATATCAACATCTTGAATAATGTCTATAATTTCAGGTAATATTTTATCTGTGTCAAGTTGTGAATATTGTGAGTCTGTCTCTTTTGAATTGTTTATAATTATTTTTATCCATTCAATATCAAGTGACTCAAGTGATGATTTTTTTAATGCCATAGCATATCTAATTTTAGAATATGCCTTGAGAATGTTTATTAGATATTGAGATTTTCCATACTCTTTGAAGAATGAAAGTCCTATTAATAATTCTATTGCAGAGTCTCCCACCAATTGATTAGTTGGACACATGACTCTTTCATCCTTTACTTTGTTCGCTATTATAGTTTTCTCTACTTCATTCTTTTCTTTTATCTCATCTTTATTAAACCCATCTTCTTTCCACTGCTTCTTTAAAACCTTTAGATCATCCTTTAAAGCACGTTCATACCTTCTGATATACATAACATTATCATATTGATATATGCCGTCTAATGCGTCCATAAACGTCTTGTATGACCCACTATTAAGCTTTTCAAATGCATCGCCTACTGACACTCCTAATGTTTTAATTGATGCAATGCCTTTGTAGATTGTATTATTCTCTTTGCTACAAGAATAATGTGCAGTCGATCTTCCAAATTGTGCTGGCTTGACTCTTATATTTGTAAATTTATTTATATATTTCATTATTTGATTAGTCTTATCCATGTTTGATAAATTGACCTCAAGCATAGATGTAAAGAATTCTAATGGGTGATATGTTCTAAGATATGCAGTTGCGAATCCTAACATTGAGTATGGATCAGCATGGTTCTTTGAGAATAAGTAAAAACTAGCATCTTCTATAACTTTTAGGAAAGAGATTATTATCGCCTCAGATTCCTTTTTACATACACCATATTCATCATGCATAATCTTAATAAATCCACTTGTTATTCTAGGTATATATTTCTCTGTACCTGTCTTTTTAGCAAACCCTCTACGGACAGTGTCAGCCTCTCCCATTGTGAATCCACAGAACCTATTTAAGAATTCTATTATCTGCTCTTGGAATATTAAATATCCCAATGTTGGTGATAGGAAATCATTTAAAACTTTGTGTCCGTTATCATTGTAATCACCATTTGCCAATGCATCTCTATATGAAGCTCCTGCTGGTCTTATTGCACCATTCACAATACCAAGTATAATTATAGTCTTCAACTCTTCAGGTATGCCAATCATATTAGCTTTCATTTTATCTATGTTGGATTTTCTAAAAACCTTTCTTAAATAACTATGTGCAAAATCTCCCTCAAATTGAAACATACCAATCGGATCTAATAACATATTATCCCACACTTCTTGATCTGAGAAATCCATATTATCAGGTACCAATGTATCTATTCCGGCCAGCTTGCATGACTTGAGTATAACCTCCCAATTATCCAGTCCAAGTATATCAAGTTTCACGAAATTCAAACTATCAATCTCCTTCATATTTAATTGTGATATCGGATAGTTATTTGTTGAAGATGTAAACGTGCCAACATTATCCTCTAATGGAATTGGGCTAACTATTGTTCCTGCAGCATGTGTTCCAATCGAGAATATTACACCAATCAAATCATCTACATATTTAAATAGTTCTTTATGTTTTTTTCTTAACTTAGGCTCATCGGATTCAATATTGCTACATATGCTATCTATATCTTTGTACGAGTAATTTAACATCGGAGCTACATCTCTTATGGCACCATTTATTCCCCACCTATTAAATGTAACTATTTCCGATATATAGACTGTACTTGCCAGCTCTACTTCATCATTCATATTGTGTAAGAACTTCTTAATCTCACCTCTTTCTGATGGAGCCCAATCGCTATCTATATCACATAAGGAAACTCTCTCAGGATTCATAAATCTTTCAAAACTCATATTATATTTAATTGCATCAATATCTGTTATTCTTGTTAGATATGCAATTTGACTACCTGAGCAACTTCCTCTAGAATAAGCTGGATATATACCTTTGCTTCTCATTGTTGATTTTACTAAATCTTCAAGTAGAATATAATCTATTGAACCATTATCTCTCATTGTTTTTAGTTCATATTTTATTCTATCATTGTATACCTTTTTATCATGAACTTTATTTTTCATTCTATCTTTATAACCAGTTGATATTTTGTCTTTTATCATCTCCATAGAATTATTATACAGCTTAGGATATTTGTTTGATCTATCCATTTCAAACTCTTCGATCATACCTGCCATAACATTTGTATTTTCTATTGCTTGCATATATACATCTTTAGGCAATGAATTCTGTTCGTCATATGATGACACTAATTCTTCATATGATTTAAATAACAAGTCCCAGCCATCTTCATTATCGAAGCGCACACCTTTTCTTTCTTGTGCTAATTTTCTTGTATTTAACTTGCTTGCTGTTGAGCAATGTGTATCCGTACCAGCAATAAGTGGTACTCCTGCATCCTTAGATATTTGATATAGTTTCTTATTATAATTTATCTGGTCTTCTACATTATGATGTTGTATTTCCAAGAATGATCTATGCTTATTTTTAGATAAGAAATCAATAAAATCTGACTGATATTCGTCACTTCCCTTATTTAATATTCCACCTAAACATGCAGTCGTTATAATTATATTATCACTTGTTGATTTTATCTCATCATATGTCATTCTTGGATTGAAATAAAAATGTCCATCCTCTCTATTAAATGACTTTGAAGACATTCTATTCAATTCCATTACACCGTCCCAATTCTTAGCTATTAAGATAATATGATTATTGTCTCTCACCTTTTCATCTAATGACTCTGTTACATATGCTTCTATTGCATGTATATATTTCATCTTATGTATAGTATTTTCGATATCTGTTGACTTACACTTTTTACATTCAGACACGAAACTTTTATACTCTTCACCACAATGTTTACACACATACTTTTCTGTCTCCATGTATTCTTTTTTCTTTAACCAATTTAGTATAGAGCCATGCTCTGATATAGCCATTGCCTCCATGCCATTTTCTTTAGCCATATTAATATATGTTAAGTATGTATCTATTGAATCCAATACTGTAAAACCATTAGATATATCTGTGTGAATATGATAGATTATATAGTTGTCAATATAGTTGTTCATATTTGTTTCCTCCTTACTGAGTAGTATATCATAAAAGAGAATAGCACACAAGCACTATTCTCTTTTTATTTTATAAATCATCTAATAAATTATCTAAGTCTATTTCTTCTTGACTCTTTTCTACTTTAATATCTTTTGCTTCTGGTGGTATTTCAAGATCATCCTCTGTATCTAAGTCTATATCATCACTATCTAGCAAGTCATCTAGATCGATATCATCTAAATTAAAGTCTTCTCCACCTCTAAGATCATCAGCACCAGTTTTGTGTTCATCCATAAGCATCATATTTTCCTCGCCCATAAACTCTTTGAAATACTTACATGAGTGATTTACCCCACATAACTTGATGCAAAAGAAACTACTAAACCTTTCTATTTTATCTCTCTCATAAACTTTATAGTGTTCATCTTCAGGCCTATCTTCGTTTATCTTTTGAGAGTCTTCTATCTCTTCTATTATTCCTAGTAGACTATTCTCCATCTCTTTGAATACTTTTTTATTGAACTCTAACTCTACATCAGCTCTCTCAATCGTTATTTGATACTTATTGATTATTTGCTTAGGCACATGTTTTAAATCATTTGTTGATGATGTTTTTTTGACTATTGACTCAATTTCTTCCTCCGTGTATCCATCAAATTTTAACATAGCTCTTAATGATGCTCTAAGCTTATTACCTATCTCATCTCGTTTAGGATACATGGTTTTATCTTCATAGCCTAATATATCAACCTTTGTAGATCTTCTTGTTTTAACTAATCCATTTTCTATTAATTGATCAAGCATACTATCATTCTGAATATCAATTTTAAATATTCTTGGCTTTTTGAATGACAGCTTGGCATATTTAGCAAAGTCCCACATTATACGAATATCTTTATACTTAATACCTTTGTCTAATAAATACTTAGTGTACAAAATTAATTGTCTTCCATAGTGAAATCTTTTAGCCGGAGCATACATAGAAGACGTTTTGTAATCTCGTATATAATGAATACCTTCAGTTGTAGAGAAATAATGGTCGATATATCCAATAAATACATTACCCTTTAACTCTGTCCACATTTCAGCTTCATTTTCTTCGTGATCAATATTATCTACTTCATAATAATTCAATAAATAATGCTTTATACAATTGTAATATGAATTAAGCTGTTCTTCATTTTTACCATCGTCTGAATCTAATCTATATCCCTCTGAAACAATTGTATTAAATCCGTCCTTAAACACTTCAAACATTTCTTGCTTTGTTATTTTACCATTTTTATAAGAATCTAAACAATCATCATGAACGACTGCACCCATTAAATTATAAAAATTATCCTTGCTATCAACTTTTAATAATCTCTGTAGATAATATCCCCATGTACACTCTTCCCATGAAGTCAATGCACTGAAGCTATATTTCTTTCTGCCTTTATACTCTTCCGGCATATTACTATGTCTACCCATTATATCTCCTTAATTTCTCCTGTATATTCTATTTTTTCAGATAACAACATTTCATATATTATTACTCCATTATCTGTTGGTGATTCCTTGTCTTGCAGCATATTATCATTGTCATAAATGTAGTAAATTCTTCTCTTATTTAAGAATGGTTTACATGTTAAATCTATATGCTCTAATGATATACCTTTATCGAATGCAAATATTATATCAACATTTAGACTTAATAATATTTTACGTTGCTCTCTTGTTACATCAGCACAACATATTGCACATGTAGCATTTTCTCCAAATGAATCTGCTTGTTGAATAGATTTTTCAGATTCTAATACCACTACATAGCCAGCCTTTATTATAGCTTCATAATTTATATCAAGGCCATATAAGTTACCACCTCTGTCGAATGGCATAATACCTATGTATTTTTGTAATCCCAACTCTTCCCAATTTGGTATAGTTGTTCTTCCAAAGAATCCTAATATCTCGCCTGTATCCCATTTTCTGTGTGTTAATATTATTCTTTGACTAAAGCAATCAAATCTAGTGTCATACTTTCTATAAGATTTGGGCAATATATTATCTTTTATAAAATCAACATGTGGTAATGGATCATATTTATTTAATATGAATTCTGGATGAGTATCGTAATCATACGCTCTATCCCTCTTCTTCTTTATTTTCCTGAATCTAGACAATAAATCAATTTTGTTTTCGTTCATTTCCTCATTGTAGTATGTGAATTTTATACCCAATAATTTATGTGCATATCTGACAGACTTCGGAAAACTTATACCTTTTACAAACATAATCAAAATAAATATATCTGATCCATTCTCCTTATTTCCTAAGTCTCTTGTATATGCTCTAACTTTCATATTATCCTTATAAACCACCGTAGATGATGGATTGTCACCATCTGGCATACCACAAGAGATATGCTTATGATGGCTTGTATTTATATGATGCATACCTAAATCTTCTAGAATTCTTACAACTTGATCTTCGTTCTTCGATAGATACTCTTTTAATTCATAGGCTTGCATAAAATCTCCTTTCTAGAAATCCTCCTCTAGATATAATATTCCAAGTTCTTCAAACTTATTTAATCCAAGATTATTCTTAGACATTACTTGAAAACCTCCTGCACCCTCTCTAGACTTAGGGACAAAGAGTATACTGTGATTTACGTGATCCTCAGAGTCTACTACTTTTTTTATAGTTGTTTTGCTATTTTCACTTTGATATTTAATATATTCAGTAGCTTTTCTGCCACCTGACTTTTCTATATTCCACAAGCTTCTAAGTGCTATAAATGTACTAGCTACATCAACAACATTCTTTGCGACTCCAATTGAGTCCAATCCAAGATATCTATGTTTACTTACCGATTTTGCTAATTGTAAGTTTATCCACATGCCAACATTATTAGTAGCTGGTTTTATTGCATCATATATTTTAACAGAATCTCTAGTCATTTCTTGCCATTGTAAGGCTGAATCTGCATCGGTAGATGGTTTAAATGTATCTAAACAGAAATACTCAACTCCCATACCTGCATACTTGTTTATTATCTTAACTACTAAATCTGCTGAATACTTTTCAATAGGTATTATAGTTACATTCTTTCTATCTTCCTTTTCTTGCAACCAAGATTTTGCCGTATTAAGATGATTCATTTCATCCTCTGTAAATTCTCCTTGAACCCATCTTGATTTATTGAAATTAGCATCATATATATTATTCATTATCCACGTTAGCATCTCTCTTCTCACCTTGTCTTCATCCTGTTCATTCAACATGAGTACAATCTGCTTGTCTAACTCTATAATTGTTGGTAAAAGTATTTCTATCATTGTGGTTGTCTTTCCTGATCCTGAAATACCACCCATCATGACTATTTCACCCTTTCTAACGCCACCTATCATCTTATCTAATATATCAGCATTATGAAGTGGAATACCTCTTATGAGTCCTCTGTTAGCTCTATCAATTAAACTATCCAAGTCAGAGCATAGATTATAAGTCTTGATATTCGATGTGGTATGAATAAATATATCATGTAATGGAACGCTATATGTTCTGTATATATCGTCTATTGAATAGTCTATAAACTCTTTTATATTCTCAAATTCTACCCAACCTTTTTTATTCAATTCTGATATAGCCCACCATTTATGAAACTCTTGAATATATCCATCTATGTTTTCTTCACTGGCATACTCAGTCATAAGCTCACTTATTGTATCGTATCCACCTGCAGACTCATATACCTTTTTCATTTTGGGATGTTGATCTAAATATAAATCTACCTCAACTTCTGTGATGTTATTCTTGCCCTTTTGAACAATCTCTTTTCCTATTACAAAATATACTCTCCACATATTTGATTCTTCTTCCATACCAAAATGGTTAGAGTTTATTTTATGTTGAGAATATAACTCTGGATTCTTCCATAGAGCCCCCACAACACTTGCCTCATTAGTAACCTTATACTTTGTTATTTCTTTATGGTTTTTAGCCACCAACATATTATGAATATCTTTTACTGTTTTCTTCTTCTCCATCAATTATCTCCTACCATATGTCGTTAAATTTATCTTTCAGTTTATCTTTTTCTAAGTCTTCATGCTTCTTGTATTCGACAATTTTATCCATTACTTTTACATCAACTTTATCCAAGTCCTTCTTTTCTTTCTGCTGCTTAATTAATTCAGTCTTAAGATCTGCCATTTTATTTTCTATGATAGCACATATATAATTAAACTCTTGATTGCTAGACTTGAACTCTTTTCCAGAAGCTGAATTAATTACATAATCTATATTGTATAGAAAACATATTAATATCAACTTATATGAGTATCCTTCATTTTGTTTATATGGTACAGTATCTCCTCTCTTGATCATTATACCACCTGCTCTTATTCCTTGCAACCTTCTTATCATATTATTATTTAATTTTATTTTATTTGCGAATATCCTTTTCTCTATAAATTTACATAGCTTGTCAAGTTGATCCTTATTCTTTGTTTTGATATCATATATTTTTGCACATTCTTCATGAGCATTCTTATCTTTTCTTTTTACCATTTCTGTTGCTTTTACATCTTCTTTACATATAAAACATTTATAATATTCTTTAGCCATTTTTATCTCCCTTCATATATAATATCAAAAGAAAGAATAGAAATATTAATCCCTATTCAGTTTTAATTATTCTGATAATTTCTCATTCGCTAATCCTAAAACAGTTTTAGCAATTTCAATACTATTTATATCTTTTATTGCTTTGATCTTAGCACCTTTAAAGATTGGAACCAATTCAGCTTTTCCTTTTTCCTTGGCAACTCTTTTAACTGCTGCAATTGCAAGAGATATTGTATCGTCTTCGTTTTCTAATACTTTTTCATCTTTCTCTACATCATCCTGATAAGATGTCTTAACTACTTTAGCACCTTTTTTATTCTTATTGTCGAAATAAGGTTTCCAGTTCTCCCAGCTTACGCCACCTTCAATTATGTCACCAGCTTTGTATACTTTAGTTCTATCTTTGTATATCTCAGCCTTATATGTGTACTCCTCACCAACCTTCTCTCTAGATAATCTAATGATGGTATCATATACGAATTTCTCAGTTTTATGAATATCCGGCTTATATCCAATGACAATTCTTTTATCTCCAACTTGCTTTATGATCTCAACCTCTTGTGCCATATCAACCACAAACTTACCTCTAGATGCTAAATCTATTGTTAATGCTTGAAGTCTTTTGGTATCTAACTTAATCTTACCCCAACCTCTTTGAGATACGGTCTGATCATCTACTTCACCCTTTTTACTTCTAGCTCTACGTTCTTCAACTTCCATAGCTGATATTTGTTGACCTGAGTAAATATTTGATTTTGAGTCTGTAATAAGCGTTTGCATCTCATCCAATAGATCTTCTCCATCTTCTAACATCTCAAACATCTCTTTTACATCTTTTGTAGATGATGTGCTTACAATACCAATTGTGTTTTCTGCAATATCTTCATAATGTGCCCAGCCGTCCTCAGAATCTAGGACTAATGATTTAGGCATTGATAGTCCAAATGTAGTTTTACCACATTCTGTATCTGCCAACAATAACACCTTCCATCCAACGACTCTTGAGCCAACTTTTCTTATCTCTATACTCATATAATTCCTCCAAATAATACTAATTTTATAATTGATATGTGGGCATTAATACAATACCCACATATTTTATTAATCTAAGTCTAAATCCAAATCTAGATCTAAGTCATCTAAGTTTAATTCGCCATCAATCAAATCATCAATATCTTCAACAGTTTCTTCCTTTTTACCTTGGAAAATTAAGTCCTCTGGCAACCAATCTTTGGCTTCTCTAAATAACTCTTTCTTCGTAGTCTTCTTATTGACTCTCATAGCTGGTTTAGTTATAGATAAGAAGTTACCGCCAGCACTATTGTCTATAATTTTCTCTTCTAATAAAGTATCAACATCATCTTCATAGAAATCTAATAAATCTGCACTAAAATCTTCCACTGTAGCCTGTCTAACAGATGTTTCAGCATGAATATCTCCAAGCACTTCAAATCCTAAAACTCCTGTTTTAACCTTCATAAGAGCAAGCATTTTTTTAAATTGATCAGGTGATTTAAAATCTTCCAACGCAACAACATATTTAAATGGCATTGGTCTTGAAACTTTAATTGTGCTATCATATTGAATGACAGTACCAAAGATGTCAATTTCTTTATCTTCTTTATATCTGGCTTTATCAATAGAGTCTTCATCAAATAATACAACCTGCTTAAATGTAGCGTGGAAATCTTCTTCTTCAGCATCACATAGGTAGATCTTATTTACTTCAAGTTGATAATTTGTTGTCTCTTTTCCGTCTTTTTCATATATTTGGTACTTAACATCACCTTTGACTTTTACTACAGATCCATCTTGTAACTTCTGTAATTCAGCCATGGCATCAAACCATGATAAAAAGTCTTTGTATACGATTGCACCAGACTCATCTCTAGTAACTCCAAGAGTAATTCTATTATAGTTTGGAACTTCTTTTACAATCTTTTCATTTAATCTATCAACCCAATCGATTTCACACTTTGCACCATTATCATAGTAGCTGATAGGATATGGATTATTTGGGAAGAATCCGCCCATTGCTTGAATTCTTGGTTTAGTCGATCCACAGTTAATACTAGAAGAAAATCTCTGGTATTTATATCCTGAATCGCTTGTCTTAGCAGAAAACTTGTCTAATCCTAGATTAATTGCACCCACTAACTCAAATGATCCATTCGTGTTTTTTACTTTTCTTTCCTCTTTCTTCTTAGCCATAAATAATTCTCCTTTAATATTCTTAGTTTAGTTTCACTTATACTACACTACTACACTTTATATTCTAATTCATTTTTACCTTTGTGTCAATACATTTCAAATTAATAATTTAACACACTCTAATAATATTCTAACTCACTCTAACTATCACCCACAGCAGCAATCCATAAACAAAGTCTACTATATCGGATAAGATTATTTTGATCACACTCCTAATCGTCTTCATTCTCTTCACTATCTTCATCCTGAATTAACGTCAATCCATCTTTCTCAACAATATCACAATATTTAATTACATGCTTTACTCCATGCTCATCAAGTATTACTAATTCCTTTGGAGAACTCGGAGCCAATGTACTTACTTTAAATAACATACCTTCAAACACATCACCTTTTTCAGTGACAACTTTTACATTTTCTCTTTCTCTAAATGTTCCACCTTTTGTTACAATCGATTTACCAAACTCAATAACATCGTCAAGTTCATTTCCTTCCTCATCTTGGAAGTGTTTAATTGCCTTTTCTACTAACATAATTTTACTCTCCTTTCACGTAGGCTTGTTAACTACTCAATGTAATTACGCTGCCTTACCTCTCTATACTAACATCTCATATACATGATGTCAATGATTAATTAATATTTATTTCTTAACTTTCTATAATCCACCAATCATTTCAATGAATTGATCTTCAGTTATAATTTTAACATCTAAGTCTTTAGCTTTCTTATTTTTACCGGTTACAGATTCAATATCATTGTTAATTAAGTAGTCAGTATTCTTAGAGACACCACTCTGATTCTTTCCACCTAATTCTGATATTTTAGCTTTTAGCTCATCTCTATTCTTAAATGTAAACACTTTTCCGGTTACGCAGAAGTTTAATCCTGATATTGTGCTGTCAGAGCTAACCAGTTCTTTTGGTTGAACCATTGTTAGACCTAATGACAGTAGATGCTCAATCATGTTTATAAAGTTGTTTTTCTCAAAATACTCCATGAATTTCTCAGCAACAGATTCTCCAACTAATTGAGCTACTTTATATTTCATAACTCCATCTAAAATATTCCTCATTGAACCATAATGTTCAGCAATCTTCTTACTAGCTGTTCTACCCACTGATGGAATAGATAATGCGTATAACACTCTATTTAAATCCATAGTTTTAGATGATTCAATAGCATCACAGAATTTATCTACTTTTCTTTTGCCAAATCTATCTAATGTCATTAATGATTCTTTATTAGAAGGTAAATCATATATTGTCTCTAATCCATATAATACTTTAGGATTGAAGTTATTATAAATTGTTCTGATTGTTTCTTCACTTAATCCACTAATATCCATAGCTTCTCTAGAGCAGAAATGAACCAGTCTACCAATTACTTGATTATCACATCCAAAGTTTGTACAGAATTGATGTATTCCATTATGTTCTAATTCAGATCCACATACAGGACAATTTAATGCCTTCTCATATGTATTGCTCATTGTTAAATTACCAGTAACTTGAGGTATAATTTCATTAGCCTTTCTTACTGTAATAGTGTCCCCTATACCCAATTTTAAGCCTTCTATAAGACTATAATTACTTAAGCTTGCCTTTCCTACTGTGGTTCCACAAAGCTCTACAGAGTCGAATTCTGCAACATATGATACTTGTCCAGATTTTCCAATATCAACTAAAATATTTCTTAATGTAGTTTCTTCTTCATCGTCTTCAAATTTAAAGGCCATAGCATTTTTAAAGTGATGAGATGTTTTACCAAGTGATCTACCATACTCCATATCATTATGCGCTAACACCAATCCATCAATATCATAATCCAATTCACTTCTTAATTTAGTCATTCTCTCAACTTCTTCTATTAAATTATCCTTTGTAACTAATACATGTTCAACCACTCTGAAGCCTTCTGATTCCAACTGTTTTAATTCGTTGACTTTAGTGGAAAAATCATCACATTCCAGAGTAGCAAATGCAATAAATCTAATGTCTCTTGCAGCAACTCTTTTAGAATCTAACATTGAGGCAGATGCATTAGCTAAGTTTCTAGCATTAGCATACTGATCTTCTGGATTCAATTTAGAGTTAATTTCTTCTAGCTTAGACCTGTACATAATTCCTTCACCAACAACTTGAATATGGTTGGTTCCTATAGATTTTGGAATCCCAATAATAGCTGAAGCGTTATGAGTAATATCTTGTCCTTCATTTGTAGATGAGCTACCTCTTGTTGCTAGATAATCAAAATCTCCATGTTCATAGTCTACAATTTGAGTTCCTCCATCTAATTTAAACATCAGAACACCTTCTCTATATCCTAAAAACTTAACAAGATCATTTACATTTTTAGTTTTACCAAGAGACAATAATGGAGTGCTATGTTTAATTTTATTTAATCCATCTACTACTGGATATCCAGCATTTTGAGTTGGACTATTTGACATTATAATGCCAGTTTTATCTTCTAGTTGTTTTAGTTCATCGAATGTTTTGTCCCACAGTGTGTCACTAATACAATCTTGAGATAAATTATTGTAATAAATGTTTGAGTTATAATTTAAAAACTCAATTAATTCTAAAATTATTTGCTTCATTTTACATCTCCTTATACTTATACATTTTATCTAGTTGATCAATTATATGTTGTACATCTGATATATCTAGTGTCTTACTGCTTGTCATCCATTTGTGATTTTCTATGTTTGCAAAGTGTTGAACATTACTTGGTGAATTTACATTATAACAGCATGTATCTATATACTTATCAGATATCTTATGATAGTGATACATATATAAAGTATGATAACATTCTACCATTACTGTTTGAGGCCTATCTGAAATATCAAGATCACCTTTGAATATTCTATCGATTTTAGCTAATATTGTAAATATAAATTCATGTATTATTTGTTTCATTTAACCCTCCTTATAATATATCCATATCTCCATTATCCCTAATTAAATCTATTACCTTTTCAATATGTTCAATTACCTCTTGCTTAATATCATCAGGCAAACAACTAATAATCGGATGATTATAAGTTGTACAACTATTTTTATCTCTGTTTTTGAATCCTGTGATATTTGTTATATCTATCCACATTAAGAGTATTTTAGATTTCTTTTTACGTCTGAATGGATTTAATAGTTTTAGTTTCATTTTATTTTTCTCCTTTATAATTTACTATAAGTCTAAGAATTTACAGCCTTTGCATAAATCATGTGGTTCATCATTGTCTTTACTCACTGTATATCCACGACATTTCTCTCCTGAAATATCAGGAATGCCCAATCCAACTTCTAACCCCTGTTTAATCACTCCACAAAATTCTTGCTTTTCTAAAACATTCATTTCAATTCTCCCTTTATAGCTCAACATACTTCTTATCCAAAACATACAATTCAGTAATTCCGGTATTACTATGATCTAATAATTTACTTATCTCATGCATTGTCTTATTCTCATTATAATATAAATCTGTACTATAAACCTTTCTTAAACTATGGAATACGTAGTCAGAATTCAAGTCTAGTTTGCCAAGATAACCATCAAAAGTATCTCTGATAGATTTGGTTGTCAATGGCTTAATACCTCTTCTACCTTGAAATAAGAAGGTGTGATTAAGTGCATTACAATTCTCAACTTGAATAGTTAAATCATTAATTAATTCAGCAGCAATATCTAATCTACGCATACGTCTACCTTTTCTCAATACATCAATCGTTTTGTTTTCTAAATCAATATTAGCGACTTCAATTTTAGAAATTTCTTGAATTCTTAATCCAGATTTAAAAGCCAGTCCAATTAGTAATCTGTGTTGAGTACTTTCACATGAATTTAATATTATATTAGATTCCTTTAATGAAATGTATTCTTTAATTTCAGTAACACTATCCTTTGGCACCTGTAATCCACTAAAAGCATTTCCAAGTAAATCCATTTCCATCATGATAAAATTGTAAAGTTGAAGAATACCTGCTATCGCTTTCTTAGTGCTATTAAATTTCAATGTCTCTCTAATTACAAACACATACGATTGCGCTATCTTGCGAGTTACACTTACCAACATATTATCAGTAGATGACTTGTCAAGTTTAGCATTATCCTGATCTTGTAACCAAATGATAAATTTATCTACACTTGCTTTATATTCTGATATTGTTTTATCTAATACATTAATTTTAATTTTGAAGCTCACGAAACCATCTACCAAATTTGATTTAATTAACATACTCTCACTCATAACTACCTCCACTATATTATTATTGTTTGTTGTGATCTGTTTGTTTAATTATCTTAACTTCTGATTTAATGATACCACAGGAGATAGTAGAGTGCAAGAGTTATTTTTGGTTAATTGCTACACATTCTTCTTTTACATCATAATCACCATTTTCATATTTCTTAATCTCAGTATAAATATTAAATGCACTACCAGCGAATGTATCAGCACAATCAACTCCACTATTCCATTCTCTTCCAAATTTGTTGTGTTCGTCATATAGAATTTTAAATGATGCATTACTGCTACTAAGATTGTTTGATCTATCATCAATGAAAACACAATCCTTCATATTAATCCAATCTTTCTCAATGACAGCATCCCAGCTACCAATTACAGGTAACATGATTGCAAAAGGAAAATGTTTCTTAAGCCATTTATTTTTCTTGTTAATATTTTCAACTGTTCCTCTTGAGCAGAATACTATTTGATATTCCTCTTCATGTAACTGATTGATTAGATCTTTCATGCCAACATTAAATTCTACATTGTCAAAGAAGTCTGATGACGCAAACATATTTTCTTGAGTCTTTGAATCTATTAATGGAACTACATCCGACATATCCCACTTCACACATTTGGAAAAATCTGCTTCTTCAAAGTTTTGATCTTCATAGTTAATTGGATCTAAATTATATAGTTTGCAGATTACATCTCCCGATGAAACTACTACACCGTCAAAATCGAATACTACTGCTCTTATTTTATTCATTAAATTACTCCTCCTTTTATAACTGCTCTCATGAGAATTAAGAAGCTCTCAATATCACAGCCATCTTTATTACTATATGAAAGAGTATTATATTTAATTGCAAACCCTTTAAAATCATCTTCATCTCTTATAAATCTATCAACCAACTCAATCTTATGTTTTTCATTATCAGCATCTCTTTTTAAATATCTAAAGAATCTCTGTTTGAACGGAGCTGTTATATAAAATACAACTAATCTATCTTTCAATGATTCAATTTCTAACAATTGATCTAATCCATGAGGATTAACAATACACACATTAATATTATCATCTACAAAACTATCTTCTCCTAATCCATATAGCCACAAACCCATATTAGTTTTATATTCTGTTTTCTCAAACATATGTCCAGTATCCATTAATTCATTAAACCGGATATTCGACATTAAGAAATGATAATCATATCCATCTTTCTCACCTTGTCTCATTGGTCTTGTCGTGTATGACACCGCTTTATGCCATCCATACTCTTTTATTAATATGTTTAATATAGAGTCCTTACCTGATGATGATTCACCACATAATATAATAATTTTATTTTTCATTTTTCCTCCTTTTATTCATCACATAAACTATCATATTTAGAAGCCTTATCTTCTAATACAACTAACTTATCATCCTTAATCAATGTAACTCCATTACTATTTAAAAATTGGAATATTTCATCTGATAAACCTGATGTGTCTACTGCAACTTTATCATCACTAAATTCTGCTATAAATGAAATAGAAGATTCAACAGACAAATATCCATCGATATTCTTCTCAATACATTCAAACAATAACTCTTCACATGACATTGCAGCAAGTCTATCAGCTTCAGTTTTAGCATCGTGTTCATCTTTTTCTGATTGTGGTATCCAATAATTATCATCAAACATAGAGAAATCATCAATAGCAGAAACCTCTGCTTCGTCTCTATATCCTTCGTAAAACATACCTTTTTCAAAGTAAGCAATCGCAATACCTTCTGCTATTTCTAAATTCTTCAATGGATTATCCATCATCCAATTAATACATTCTTGTAATCCTTTCATTTTAATTATTCTCCCTCTTGTCTTCAATCCATCTTTTAATTACTCTTATTGATCCTTCTTTGATGTTTAATGTAGCTATACATAAAATACCTAATGAACATAACACAATTCCTACTAAAACCGCTGGACTATTTAAGATTATCCCAGCTATAATAAATACAATTCCAATCAACAATTGAAAAATACATGACAACATAAGTGCCACTTCGTATGATTCTTTTATTGTTTTATAACTATTATAGGTTTTCTTCTCTGTCAGTTTATCTTTATGCATATTGTTTAAGTAATAATTCAGCAATAATACTAAAATACATATTGTAAATGTTCCTATGAATACATACATTTATTAATCCTCCTCTCCTTTAATATTACTCTCCCTATTTAACTCCACAACTAATTTAATCGTATACATATAATATTCATCTTCTTCAATATTATCAGCCATTCCAACCTGACTATATAAATGTGGGTAATTTTCATCCACATGAGGCTTAATCATCGATATAATACAATTAGACAAATATCTCATTTTATCTGAATCCATTGTACATAATAATCTACCGAAAACCACAATTATATTTATAACTGGAATGAAGTATAAAATAAATAATGCAATATATCTTAATGTAAATTTAAATTTGTGCATGTTCATATAATACTTTATGTCACCAAGTACCCACTTATATTCTTCATTATATGCTATAGATTTTGATTGTGCAAATTGTACAATCAAATATAATACTCCTACTAACGATAATTCTAAAATGTAATAATACATTAATTCATTCATTGTTCACTCCTTTCTGGTGCGGTTATGGTTGTATCCCTAAAATGTTACAATTGGACATTTTACAAGACAGCATTTTTCTCCAGTAATTTGACACTCTATGTTACTATAATTTTCAGTTCTCCTACTCTCATCGTCCCAATTGACACATACCGACTTTAACATTTTAAAATCTATCGTATTTAGTCTAACTATTTCTAAACAATCTTCAGTAAACCATACATTATTAAATGCCTTTTTAAATCTCGATTCAGTTAGTGGTTTTAATTTATACCTTTTACCACATGCTCCATCAATTTTAAAAAGTATCGTTTCTATATTTTTAATTCTTTTGAATTCATCTGATAAAGATGACGTATCTGATATCCTCACCTTATCATTCATTCCAAATTTAACGATCATTTTTATCTCCTCTCTTTATAAAGCCATATACGCAAATATGTTTAATAATGCAAGTATCATACATAAAATAGTACTAATTATACCACCGTTCTTTGCGCATCCCAATCCCATTATAAAACAGAAAATTGCTGCTATAAGATTAATCATTTTTATCTCCTCTCTAATTCATTCCATTCCTAAAGCGCAATAATATACGCTTTACATCCATTATATCCGGTTAATGCGCAATTTGGTGCGCTTTATTGTTTACTTATTTATAAAACGAATGTCCACTTCGATCATTCATTACAAATTCTAATTTACTTTTAAACCAACTTACATTTCCAGAGTCACTTGCAGCTTCACTCATGAAGTACAAACTACCATATGTTAAATCTTTATTTCTAATTGCTAAATCTACAGCATCTACACTAGACTTTGAAATCATAGCATCATCATATCTACCATCTGCAATACAACTAAACTGACGTTCTTGGAATATAACTCCTTCAATTGTATTTGGGAATTGATTGCTATATACTCTATTAATTAACACATGAGCTACATTCATCTTTTCTTCAATACCATAAGCTGTTACTTCTGCTTCAACTAATCTATACATCATTCTTCTTTCATTTCCTATAAGTGGATAATTTGTAATAAATGATTCATCCATATTATCAATAAAGAAATCTATTCTTTCATTTAATGTTTTACAAAGATCAAGTAAAAGTAGATTATCATTCTCCAAGTCAATATTAACTATCTCCAACTCATCAACATCCATCTCAAGCTCTGATACAGCATCCTGAGCGATAGTTAATTGAGTTGAGGTAAGATTGCATTCCAGTGATAGATCAGTGTTTGTAGACTGTAATTTAACTGTGTTTGAATATAATGAAATACTGACTAATATGATGATTAAGAATGATATGAATATTAAAATGTTAAATTGTTGTCGTTGTGTTTTATATTTGTTGTTTGATTTGTGCATATTTATTTCTCCTTAATTTTAAGTCTCATCTTCTTTCTCAACTTAGCTATCCGATCACAATTATATTTATGTTTAGGTGCCAGTCTATCATTTATTCTAGCGTTCTCTTTTTCTAACTTTTTAATTATTAGTTTAATGTTCATTATTGTTTATCTCCTTTATTACCTAACATATATCTCAAATTACTTTCCTTTATACTTCTGCCACATGATACAGGATGTTTAGATTTACATTTACAGTTCCCACACCTCTTATAATGATCTTCGACAACTAAGTCAAATTTCATTGCAGTATCTAAACATGAGTGAAATTTATCAAATAGATATGATCTTATTTCTATTAACTCTCTATTCATTATCTACTCTCCTTTTCTATAAAACTTAACGATCCTATATCCGCTTAATACACTTGCTTTTATTTCAACCATATATTCATCCATATTATTTCTGTTGAATCCTTTTGGAAAACTATAACATGATACTCTTGTAGTCCCATAGTAATCAACAAATACAACTTTATCTGAGTTCATTGAGCTTATTTTAAAGTCAACTATATTGTATATTTCTCCTTCAAGCTCTTTATTTACTTCGATATTTAATTTTACGCATCCTGAGAAGAGTAAGATGATTGCAAGGATGATTAATGTTATTTTAATATTCCTATTCATAATTTACTCTCCCTTCACCTTAACATTATCACCTAATCTAACTGTACAATATTCACCAGTTAATTTATCATTAATTTGCAGCTGGTTATCTTTTACTTCAATTTCCAATTCACCATCGTATAAATTTAATGCTCTGTTGATACCAACTATTAAATTGGATAATGTATCTACTCTTACTTGTGTTTTATTTTGCATTTAATTCTCCTTATAAACCACGAATATTCCATTTAGAAATTAGACTCTCTATCTCATGTACACACTTTTCTGTAGTATCTTTATTTGTGCTTTTTAAATCATTGACAGGGAGCAAAGCAATATGTCTAGATAAGCAGTCCTTCGAATGGCAATCTATATAACAATAAAGGTCATAATAAGTATAATCATTATCATAACTATCTGAACCCCAAGGACAGTCACCCTCTATGTGTTCCGTAGTAGTCCTAACTTTAGTATAAAATTTTAAATGTGCACCTTTACCACAGAAAGGACAACTTTTTAATTTTATATAATTTTCAGTATTTTGATTACATGTTTTAAAGTGGTCTGCAATTTCTTCTTCTAATTTTTCAACCTCTTTTTTATTATCCGAAACTAAAATTTCTCTTCTAAATTTCTTGTTGCAATATTCACAATCATATTTTAACAATTGTTTGGCCTCTGTAATACTTACATTAATATCCATTTAAATCTCCTCAACTAATTTACCTATGTCTTTCATAGTTTTCCCTCTACAATGGAATTCTTCATGAAGCCACACCCTCAATTGGAATCCTTCTAATTTCTCAGTAATAACTTTACCTTCTTCTAAGCAGTAATAAGATACCGTAGCACTCTCAGGACGTTTAACCATATATTTACCTTCAACGCTCAAACACCCTTCTTCCATTTCAACTTTCTTTAAACTCTTATGTTTAATTTTAGGATTGATCACAGTAACAAATTTATTGGTGCCTATGATATTCATGACGAACATTGCTAGAGTTTGGAAAGGTGTATCACATTGACACATTGCTAATCCTGCTCCATCTAGCTTGAGTGCTGTCAATTTCATTTTCTTGGAAATTTTCTTTAGGTTATCTAATCCAACTTCATCCTTTAAATATACAGTTGAACCAACTTCATATAATCTTGGATCATCTTCTTTAATAATAGTATATGTACTTTTGTCGATTGGATTACGTTTAGTGTGATTTTTGCGTTTTGATTTCTGTTTATTTTTACCTTTAGACATTATTAATCTCCTTTTAGTTTTAGTTAGTAAACACTTATGTTCGTGCTAGATTGACTACTAGATATTATTTTACCTTTAAGTTTTAGTTTTGATGAAACAATAATTTCCCTGTTGCTGGTATTGTATGTGTTTTCACCAGTTGTTATTGTTGTTTCAATTGTTAATCTGTTCACTATGTCTCTTAAAATTTCATCGTATGTCATTATTGATCTCCTTTAATATTTAGCTTCTTCCTATTTACAATACTACATTATAATTTATTAGTTGTCAAGTTTTTAATTTATTTAATCTCTACATATTCACAATATTCAGATAGATGTTCCAATACTTCTATTTTGGTTTCAAATGGAACACACCAATACCCATCACAAACTTTATTTGTAACCAAATCATTAACCTCATATGTTAATCTGTATTTTCCATCTTCTTCGATAAGCGTAAGAATTTCATTTAAGTAGAAAAAATCTGTGAACATTATCCCTCCAAGGAAAATAATTTTATTTTTTACTATCTTAATTTTCATCTATTTCTCCTCATTTAATTTCTTATAATATGCAATTACAGATCTCATTTCTTCTTTTTCTATATCTGTAAAGTTATTTGCATGAAACATTCCTTGATGACAATCATTCATTGTATAAGTTTGTATTGTAAAATCATTCCACTGTTTATCCCCATCATATACATATACCTGTGGTTCAAATACAAACTCATCCATGAATACTTGATCTCGTGCTGAACCAAATCCTGTTAGGATAGCTTTATCCATAGCACATTCAATATTTGGGTGATGTCTTGGCATTGATAGATAGTGAGACATTGAATCTGACAGGGTAGTTTTACCAGCACCACATTCACCGACTAATGAGAATATCTCACGGCTATTATAGTTTGACTTCCTGCCCAATATCAAATCTTTAACCTGTTCAGAATATGGCTCATCTACATTTACTATATAATATTCATTTTTTGAACTAACCTTATTTAGTAGCAAATCTAAAGTTTTTCTTTCTTCATTGTTTAAATTGTGTAAGTTTTCTCTTTTTATAACGATAAATTTATCATACATTTTACTTCTTCTCCTTTACTCTAATATGACACGGTACGTGACATTCTATACCATAAGCATTAAATGGATAGTCCTCTGAATAATCTCTATCTTCCTCTGGAATCTTTTCTAGGCAAACTCTTAGTCTGCAATCTTTTAATGTGCATGTGTTGTTATTGTTCATTTGGGTTCTCCTTGTTTATTGATGTCAATACATTCTGAAGTTGGACAACAGATTCTAAAATTTTATGTATCTTATTTATTATTTTGCTTCTATCACTTCCAGAGGTTGTTATTGTAACCATATTTTCTATTGAGTTTATATCGTTTTTAATATAATTTATTCCGTCAATACATGACTCAAGTCTTTCATTTGTTAATTCAGTATTTTTATTCATCTATTAATCCTCCTATTCAGACAAAGTCCCAATTTCCCATTTTCCATTATCCTCACACCCATCACAAGTGTCAGACTCATAAACTAATCCATTTTCCCATGCTTCATAATTGCCACAATGCTTACACATTTTACACTCTCTTTTCTCAATTGCGTTTTCATATAAATCTTCTAAAATACCCATTTTACTCTCCTTTTATATTATTTTACAAATGCATCCAATAGTTTAACTATATTCTCAAGTTCTTGTTTAGTATCTCTTTTCGATAACTCATTATTTTGGTAGTCCAATTTCCACATCCAATTAATATGTATTGAATCATCACACTTTCTGACCCACTTGTAAAAACATCCTTTATATGATCCCATTAACATCTTGTTTGCCAGCTTTAGGATATCTTCATCAGTAACAGCTATACTGAATATAATGTCTGGACACTGGTGATCCTCATGTCCTTCACATGAAAATATAGTTGTGTATCCTAGTCTGTTAAATACGCAAACTAAATCTCTTATTCCTTCATCAAGTAAATAAAAAGGAACATATGGCATTTCATGTTTGTGTTTTTCATAGTACAACATTATTTATTCTCCTCCATTTTCTCCATTTCCTGAATCTCTTGAGCAATATATTTAACAGATCCAGCAAGAAACGCTAACCTATCCATTTTAGAATTATTACTTCTATTACGTTTTAGTATTTCTTGAATAAGTATTGCGTCTTCTCCATGGATTGTAACTCCATCATAAAATTGTACGTATGCTCCTTCACCATGTCCTCCATGATTGCAACAAGCGTTAGCAATACCATCCAATGTCCCTAAGCACCCATCATGTCCTTCGAACGTTTTGTATTCTTGACAGTGTTTACATGGAACCTTTTCATATGGAAATAATTTCTCGTTGTCTCTTGCATCTAATTTAGTTGATTCAGTTTTCATTCATTCTCTCCTTTATAGTTTATCTTACATTCCTATATTTCATATCTTACACCACATTTAATATGATGTCAAGGATTAGTTTTGATTTATTTAGTTTATCCAAAATACCCCATGCCACCTTTCCACACCCAGATATGCGTTTACCTACCCACCGAGAACTCTTATTTCATTTCTAATTTTAATTTTAAACAAAACCCTATAAACAATATAAACTAATATTCTATATAATTCCTGCAGCAATCTCAATTAAACTTTCATACCCATGTGACACACATAACATAGCATATAAACACAGTTATCGTTCAATGGATAATTAGCATCATGTTATCGATATATTGTTATGACGGTGCTTGATCGGTGTTGTGAGAGTACAAGTGAGATAGTTATGTAAGTTGTTTAGGGTAGTGTGTGATTAGTTTTGTTGTAATGGAACAAATATGTAATCTAGGTATATATTCTGTTATGTGCATGATTGGTCACTATTAATAGGTAGAATATGTGACGAGATTGGAAATGTGATATAGATGATGTCAGTGGAGACGATCAGTTTTATTGAGTGGATAGATTGTATAGTGGACAAATGTGGTGAGATGGGTATTCTGGGATAGTATAGGAGACAGATGAGATATGGGATTGTGAGGATTGATTGGAGATGAGCAGAGTGGATTGTTAAGATATGTTGTGTTGGTGAGATGAGAATATATTGTGTAGATTATATGATAGAAAGATTTGCTACCGGTAAGGAAATATATTGTGAGGTGTGCGTGGCCGGTGGGAGAGATATGTCTGAGGCTGCAATTTACTTTCACGTGTTCTTGGAAATTTTTGGGTTCGTAAATATGGGATTTTCAGAATTGATTTTTACCAATATTTGGTAAATTTTTGGATAAATTTTTTCTGTTTAACATATTATGGAAAATGATTTTATGTTTATCTAGTGGGATATCCAACTATTATTTTATACTCATAATGTGAATATTGATATCGTGATAAATTTGTAATCATTACAATTAGATTGACATAAACTGTTTATCTGTAATGATTACAATTTTGAGATTATGTCAATTTTACAATTATTATATGCAGTTTTCAAGTTATCCACAGATTTATTTTTATCCCCAGTTTCTGGGGATAACTAACCCTAAATAGAGTATATCATGAGTTATCCACAATTTCAAGAAGTTATCCACATTTTATCCACATATCCACAAAAGTTATCCACAACTGTTAATAACATTAAAATTACAAACAACTTTAAAAGGGTGTCAGCCCATTCTACCATATTTATATATTATTTGTCAATAGATTTTATACAATTAATTAAACTTAATTATTCTACCACATTTTACCATTTATTTTATAACAATTTAAAGATCAATAAATATTCCCATAATTTAAAATGGCTGCATACCAGTCATAGCCTACTATACAAGGATTCAAAAGTCTAAAAATTGATATCTTTCTTCTATATAAGTAAAACAATAAAATCTATTTTACCTGTGGATAACTTTTGTTTTAAAATAATGAAATCTGTTGATAACTATTTTAGTAAATCACTTGTAACCGTTGATATAGCTGCTTTTGATCCCATTGCTGCAATCTGTGGATAACCCATGAAACCATTGGAAACACTGCATAGCTTATAATTGACATAGTACCTTTAATTGATTATACTCAGAGCAAGCCTGTCGTGATGATAGCCTTAAGGTAGGATGTTACTGTTTAGGGCATGAAGTATGCAAGCGAACGCAGAACATTGAAAACTGAATAATTTTTATTTTCTATAGAGTGCTAGAATTGTCTAGTATTGTTTGAGAATAAAAGGAGAAAATAAAATGCTGAAAACTAAAGTTGAGGTATTGGAAGAATTAAAGAAAAATAATTCTATTAATTATAAAGGCTATTTACAAATGTTATTATTACACTTTGAAAAATATGGAGAAACTCCAAAACATGAAACTTGTAAGTTTTGTACATGGAATCAAAACGATTCAATAAAAGAAGAAATTAAGAAAACTAAAATATTTTGCAATGTTAATGATTACACAATAGTAACTGAAAAAGGTATTATATATGAAGTGTCAAACGGGACTTGGTCAAATGAAGTAATTAGAATATTGGATAATAAAGCATATGAAAATTATGATTTACCAATGCCGTACAATATGTACATAGTGGGATAACTGGAGGAAAACATGGTAAATAAAAAAGCGTTATCAGAATGGAATAAAAATTTTTTAAAAAATGATGTTTGGATTGATTAAAAATGTCGAAACGGTCTAACAACCGTCTGTATAAGTTGGTTACTTATTCACTGATGAGACAAACTAAAAGGAGATCACACAAATGACTATTAAAACAATGAATAATGAACAACTTCATAAATTATATTTACAAGCAACTGAAAATGCTTTAAGTGGTAATATCACAATTGAAGAATGCCAACAACTGCATAGAAGAATAAACGCACAAACAATATTAAATGATTACATTAATAACATTTAAACTTTAATCGGTAAGTATAAGCAGTTGATCCAATTAGTTTATACTTACTAATAAGAGTTTAATCAATGGGATTAAATTTGAGGGATTTGAAAAGGTGGTATGGTATGTTAAATGAGAAAATGATAGTAATATTAAAAATGGAAGGCTACACAATCACAGAAAATTTACTTGATATTGATTTTCCAGAAGAAGGCTACAGTGATGATGTTATCGAGTTTGAAGGATGCGAGTATTTAGTTGTGACAGAAGACAAAGCAGAAGAGCTTGCAATAGAATCCATTCATAATTTAATTGATGATATGGGACTTCAGTCATTTTCAGAAGGTTTCCAAAGTTGGATTATTAACAACTGTTTAAATGAAGAATGGTTCGAGGATGCTATGAGAGAATCATATGAGTTTTATATGAATGATATTAGAGAAGAAGATTGTTGTGAAGATGAAGAAGGGAACGAAACAAATAGATTGACTGAAGAAATGGAAGAAGCTAACTGCACAACCGAAGAAGATTTTCTTGACTACTTATGCGATTATCAAGGTGGAGCAGTAGAATGGTATAGAGATAATTTTGGAGAAGAGCAGTTATCAGAAATCGCAAAAAATAACAACTTGATTGATTGGGATGAAGCTATTGAAGAATGTATTTCTATTGATGGAATCGCTCATACATTAGCATCTTATGATGGAAATGAAAATACCGAAGTAGTAGATGATGAAACTTATTATATTTATAGAATTAATTAATTAACAATGAAGGTTAATTCCTTCATAATCTTACTAAAATTGTTTAGTGAGTTTTCAAGGGATTAAAGGAGCGTGCAAAATGACAGATTTAAAAGTTATAAACGGATATGAGAATTTTGGTGATGTTAGTTTGGAGCACGGTATAATTTTAGTAAAGAAAGATACTTTAGAAGACTGTTATTATATTCTTAAAACTAATTATGATGATGATGCAGAAACTTACTTACTATTTGATTTATATATTGATATCTCTGACGATTGGATTGATTGGGATGATGTAAAAAGCTATTGTGATACTGATATGTCAAACGATACTCAAAAGGCTATTGATGCAGTAAGTTATTATAGTTCTGAAAACTTTGGTAGTGTTGCAAAAGGTTTAACATTGGATAATCTAGAAAGCACTCTATTAATAGAGTATGAAGCAATTGAAACTGAAGTATTAAACTAAACTAACTAAACTATAAAAAGGTAGGTAATAAAATGAGTAAAATTAAAACTAGAGTAAGTAGATTTACAATATTAACTGAAGACGGTAAAAGTTATGTATATAGCAATACAGATGCATTATTGAAAAGTGGTTCATATGATGAATGTATGACGTATATTACTAAAGTATTATAAGATGATTAATAAATTGGTTAATAGGATCAAGAAATTATCAGCAGACACAAAAGTAAGCATATGTATTATTATATGTTTACCGATTGGAATGATAGTAATAGGTATAGTTTAAACAACTTATGTAAATATGAAGGTAGGTATATAAAATGAGTAAATATTATTGTATAAATTTCTACACTAAAAAGAATCATAAATATTGTAGCTTTATTGTAATTAATATACATTCACATGAGACAATTGAACAAGTTAAAAATGATTACATGAGTTTTAAAATGGATCAAACAGTATTCGAGATTAGCAAGTTTGATTATGATGAGACGAAAGCACCTTTTAAAATTGTGAGATTTGACACTAGCATGACATTTAAAGACTTATATATTCAACTAGTGGATCAAGCTAAAATTGATTATCCCGATAACGAGTATATACAAGATATTTGTTATATATATAATATTAATCATCTATGCGTTAGTGAAGTATTTACACCTCTCGAAATGCTAGAGAATAGATTAACAGGCGATATCGATACAATATGTTTTGAGTGGAGACAATTGTTATTTGATAAGCTGGATTTAGATATTGTAAATAGTTTGATAGTGGATTTTAAACTGTATTTTGATAATGTAAAGGATTGTGAGGTATAGAGTATGAAATGTATAATACTTATGGGATTGATTATATTAATACCATTTGTGATTATTGTTTGTTGTGAGATTAAGAATAATTGAACACTATAAAATTGGAGGTATAAACAATGAGTGACAAAATTAAAGATAAATATGATTTTTTAAACGTGGATAACAATACATTAGAATTGATTAAAAAGATAGCATTAAGAATTTTAAAAGATTGTAAATTGGATAATGATATAAAAGGTTTATCAATGGATTTACTTCTGGCTCATAGTGAGTTTAATTTAAAATTATATGAGTTATTAAACGCTGATAGCTATGACTTTAAACATGACGTAATGGGAATTGAAATATTTATTGATAGACGAAACTTTTGTTTTATTAATATGTTTGTACCTAAACTTTCAAAATGTTATTCTAATTAAGGAGATGAAGAAAATGACTTTTAAGCATCTATTAAAAATATATGTAAAACAAGTCGAGTCGCATGATATGGTTGTAAGTTTAAGATATATAATTAAAAATATGTTACCTTGTGAATGCTTTCATTTAGGTAGTGATATATCTTTAAAATGGAAGGATCACGCAAGTATTAAAGCTATAATTGAGGTAGAAAATAACTATGATATTGTTTTACATTAGATGAGTGAGTGAAGTAGTTAACTAACTATAAATACTAAGGAGGTATTTAAAATGAAAAATATTAATATCGTAAAGGAATTAGAACAAGTTTTGTATCATCCGACTTATATGGGTATGTCTGATAAGGTTGGGGTAAATTTAGCAGTGAACGCAATCATTAATAGAATAGATGAATTAGGTTGGGACATTACTGAAAAACCTGTAAATGAGAAATTCACTCATTTTGGTGTTAAAACAGATTGTGCAGTATTAAGTTTAGTATTAACTTGTGGTGATATTATTATGAGTGATGAGATTAGAAAAATGTTTGGTCTTGATGAATCAAGTTGGGATGGTAGTCTTGTAGAATTGAATACAATAATATTTAATGGTTTTGGTGTTCATGAAGCATTTGAGGGGATCACCGATATATTACTTAAATAGTAATTAAAATAAATGAAACTAACTATAATATGATTGGAGTGTATGAGATGAGTAAGTTATTTGAAGAATTAGAAGAGGCAAAAAATGCAGTATTAGCGATTTTAGAAAATGAGAATGTGTCAGTAAATTTTCACGGTTTAAAATATTGGGCTGGTGTTGTTGAAAGATTAAGAGAAGAAATTAAAGCAATGTTATAAATCAAACTTAAGAACTCTATTATTATATAGGGTTCTTTTTTACGTTAGGATTGATCCTATTAATATGTCTATTATATGCTTAGCTGCAATATGGTAAAATTTAGGTGGTTGGCTGCTGAATGTATAAATTGATAATCATATCTTATTAAATGGCTTTGTAAGGGTTTATAATTGATAGGGTAATACGATAACATAGGGATAATAGTGTTAATTGATTATAAGGCGTTGTAGTGGGATTGTATAGGGTTTTAGTGAGTGGAATGGTTATGGGAATATAGGGGATTGATTAGGTGGTGTATTGATTAAGGTATTTCTTTAAATAGTTATTGACATTTATATATAATAGGTATAGTATAATAGATGATATAAGTTAGTTGGTATCGATTGGAAGGATATGGGAATTATGAATATTAGATATAATATTAATATTGGAGCATATAACCGATATTTAGGAAAATCAATTTTAATATATAGCGTAGATAATTACAAAATAGAAAGAATAGTATTAAAATATAAAGGTAAAATAACAGGATACGTTTGGACATGTTTTTATAAAAAAGTTAAAATGAATATTAGTGTAAGTGGTAGAAATGAAATAGGATTAAAAAATAAATTATGGGAACTAATGAAAGAAGAAAGTTTATTATCTCGTATAGGTGATATGGATGGAAATAAAAGAAAAGTAAATCAGAAAGGAGGTGGGAACTATGAATTTAAAAGGAACTATTAATTGTATGATGTATTTACTTAAAAATAAAAATATGATATTGAGAACCTCAAAATATGACTTTTGGTTTAATGGTAGACGTATAATAGGATATAATAAAGTTAATAAGCATGTCTGGGATTGTGTTGACTTATCATCATTTGATTTATATAGTGATGGTTTGATTGTATCGAATGAATGTGCTGATAAGTTAGGATATAATAAAATTGAACCAATAATGCTATGTGAGATACTTGGAAAATGTAAAAAATATTAGGAGGAAATAAGATGGTTTCTAATGTGATTTGTAATGGTAATTTAAACTATGAATTAGAAAAATATAATCGTTCTTTCTCAATAACAGGGATACATCCATTAGATAAAACAAAGTTTATAAAATGTGTATCAAATGAAAAAAGACTTACAAAGGGTAATAATTATAAATGGATTAGATTAACGTCTTATCCTGATAAGATAACTGTAATATGTGACGATGGAATTGAGGGAAAGTTTGACACTAGATTATTTTGTACTTTTATAAATTGTAATAATTATAATACTCGACATGGTAGTAGATGCGAGAAATGGTAAATATAAATAGAGTCGTATGGTATCATAATGATATTGTATGGCTCTATTTTTACGTTGTGAGAGGGTTTGCCTGATGATGGTTGTTATTGTATTAGGTTGGTTATAGATTGATTATGAAGTGATATATAGAGTTATATGATAGATGATCTTATAAATGTAATAAATTGGATATAATACGTTTATATTAATTATTATGCAAGTTAATGTTATATACTTGACAAACTAATAATATAGGATTATACTTGCGTTAAGCAAGTAATTTAATAGAAGGAAACAAAACAACTATAAAGGAGTTCATCATGAAAAAAGCGTTTTATAAAGTAAACAGAAATAGTTATATTACTACTGATAAAGCATATGGTTTTAAAGTTGGAGAAAATAACAGTATCTTGTATTCGAATAAAAAAGAGTATTTCTCATATGTAGCTATGAGTTTGACTAAAGAGATTGACAATGATTTATATATTCCTACTTGGTTAGTAATTGACGATAAAGATTTATTTCAACATGTAGATTCTGATAATGTTGTTATGATAGAAGTTAAAACAGTAAAGAAAACAGATGAACAAAAGAAAAAAGCTTTAAATGATAAAATTATGAAAGTTGCTTTAAACTTCTTTAATCAAGAAATGCCAGAAAAATTTATAGTTATATGGGAAAATGAAAAGCATACTAAATGGGCTGATATTAGAGATATATGCGATTTAGAGTGGACTATTGAAGATGAAGAAGACTATACAATTATAGAAGGAGACTTTAAAAATGAATAATAATTACCCTGTTAGTTTAGCACTTGATTACCTTTTAAGGGATTTAAGAATATCATTTAATAAAAGTGATGAAGTATTAGTAAAATGGGTTAGAGATAACTATTTGACTGGCGAATGGGATAGAAGAATATTATTAAATTATCATGCATTTAGATATTGTAATCAAAGGTATGGCATAACAAAAAATGCTATAAAATTAGTTAAGATATTAAAGGAATGTGAAAACCTTGATTTATTCCCTGTTATTGAAAGGACATACGCTGGTACTCATCAATTAAGTGGCGGTGCTTGGAGTTGGGTTGTATATGGAAAAGATAATGATTATACCAATTATGGTTCAAGTGAAAAGGTGTCTGACTTCTTTAATAAAAAATATAAAATTGTTTGTGGTGAAGGATTTGGGTTCGGTATGTGTGAATTAATAGTAGAAAAGTATTTCAATAAATAGAATAAAGTTAATATTAGAATATCAGAAATGGTATTCTTTTTTTTATTGTCTTGGATTAGGTTATGTATAGCATTATATAGGGTTGTAAGGTGATTACTATGTTATTAAGGCGTTATTGTATTGATTAGATTGTAAAGGGATTACAGGTAGTTTATAAGACGTTAACAGTATATATTATAATATAGTGATCCTGTTATATGGTAGCTATAATAAGATAGGTATTGTATATCATGCATAAGCGTTGATATAACATAGGTGTAAGGTATATTGATAGTTATTTAGTTATTGGTGTTATTGATAGCATGTTATGTATAATTGAATAGAGAGGGAATACAGGCGATATAGTAGGATATGGTTGATTGGTGTTATATGTGAGTGATTGATCCTATATGATCCTATAACATGAATAATAGTTGTAACATAAGTTTGGTATAGGTATTGTTTTATGTTATGGGATGGGATCATATGGGATCATATGGGATGATTGTATATACATTGTATATACTTAGTATAGTGGTGGTGATTGGATATAGTTGTCAAATGATAAGTATAATATGGTAGTTAGATAGCAGTCTAACATAGGTGATATAGTGATACAGTTAGATGATATTCTAATTGGTTTGATAATTTATATATAGTTAGATAGATATGATATAAGGTTAATATTAATTAAATAGTTAGATAGGATTATTTGTTAGTGGGGTAGTTAGATGAAATTATAGTTATCAATTGATAAGTACATTCTTAGTGTTATAAGAAAGCTCGTATAACGAGGTATGCCGAATATTGGGCGAAACTAACAATTAATGTAAAATAATGGAAAATGGTAAAATATGGGTAGGATATGGCATAATATGGATAATATGTTGATTTATCTATTATATGGTAGATATTAGGAGATTTATCTATTAATTGATAATATGGTAATTTATGGTATATTGCTGCTGGATCAGTTGTTATCAGTCTCATAATGAGATTAATATTGAAGTTACATAATACCATATTATGTGAAGTAGCTGACATATATTAGGATGTTTCTGGGATCGTTGGGATTACTTAATTGTCATATTGAATATATAATATAATTTTCCATATTATCCAGAATCTACCAATGGCAAGGGATAGGGGGTAGTTTACAATATTTACCACCTTTGACATTCGCCCAGATTTACTAAGTAGACTATTCCATAACTGTTCCACAGAATACCATTACATTCACATTACATCCTACTCAACTCAATCCAACTATATCCATATCACCCCACAACCCACCCCTACCTTTACATCTCACACTTTTTCACCTTTCCCATCCCTACACAACTTTCCATTATTTTTTCTAAAATTTTTAGCGTTTCATATCCTATATCACTACATATCAATCCAGATCACAATATAACAATACTATCTCAACTATACAATATTCCAATAATTCCCTACTAATCATATTAATCCAAACAATCAAATCTACTTTTATCACACGAATATTCCCAACACACTACTACAATATCCATCACACCCTACATAACCTCAAATTTACCCTCTCACACTATATCTATACCCATCCTATACAATTACACCATAATCCTAATAACTATCATTCTACCCTATCCTAATCACTATATTTAACATATACATACTCTCCGAACAATTACTATCACTACCTTCCATTCATATACCACTCTATTCCCACATCCTTCCATTTACACCTTATTACCTTCTATTTACCATATACTCACACATCATTAACACATATTAACACTATATCTAACACATTCCAACATATATTCACATTATCCAAATATAAGTAACAAATCCACATTTCTACCCACTCCATCATATTTCCATACCACAGACCATAACAATCCAGTATTTCCAACATATCTAACTCAGACTATATACTATATCACTTAGTTACTAAACTAACTAACCTATTTAAACAGCTCTATAACCCTATACAATCCACTCTATATTATTCTGATACTATCTATCCACATTCCATTTAAATCCTCTCACAGCCTATCCTCACAAGCTTATTTAACATCTATATCGATAACATTATATAATATCTAACAAACAATCTATTTATATATGATCAGCAGCATATCACCATATAACTTATTAATTTATTCAAATATGGTAGTTTTGTATGTGGTATAATCCAGACAATAAAATAAAGCTAATCATTTAAGACTAACTTTACTTATTATTATTTTTCAACCATAACAAATCCATTAAGTTGATTAACATTAACCAATGCAAATATGATATTATAATACTTCTTCAAAATGTTAACTTCGTTTAATGTGAATCCTTCGTCCAGTATATACATATCCTCAGAGTTATATATTTTACCTGCATAATAATCTTCATTGGTATTTAGCTTTATTCCACATTCTGGATAGTTATGTTTCTTACCTACTTTTAACTGATATATGTCTGCTAACATAGAAATGCTAGAAGTTTTACCTATTCCTCGATCTTCTTTATTATCCAATAGAACAATAGTACCATGTAGTGATTCATTTTTAATAATATTTTGCATTTGTTCAAATAGCTTATTTTCCATGTTTACTCCTTTTCTGTTAATTTATCCATCCAATTTTCAAATAACTCCATCATTCTTTCCATACCCATAATAATCCATTTCTGAGGTGTAGTAATTAAATTTAATATTTTTACTATATTACTATTATTTAATTTTCTTTCAGATATAATCAACTCTGCTTGATAAATAATTCCACTAAAGAAGCAGACTGGAAATACAACACCTAATAAAACACTCAAAATTACATATAACATTTTGTCACCTCCTCCCTACATTTTCTCATACATATAATACATATTCACAATCAGTATAATACATAAACTCATCATGTTTATTTCCACATTTATTACATCTCTCAATCAAATGTAATTCATATCTACCACCTTGAAATCTAGTTTTAATATCACGCTCTTTAAAATTAGTGTCACTACATGTATCTACAGTATAGTAATCTATTATAGATGTGTTTCTATGCTTGCAGAAATATTGTTTTATTTTTCTAATTGTGTTAATCATTTATTCTCCTTTCCAATCTTCCAATAAGACCATAAATTAATATGGCCTTATTTAATCTACATCTCTCTATCATATTGTTTCTTAGATATATTCTTAATTAATCTATTCATTTCTTTTACTGTTTTTATACCAACTTGAGAAGCAATCTTTGTCTTCTCATATTTAATAATCCCACGTTTTCCTTTCAATGGTTTTTCATGAGTAAAACTAACTTTACAATATAATGGTTTAGTTTTATCAACGCATAATTCTAATTCATGAGAAATCTTAAAATAAAAAGTGGTTGTTAGGAGGTCTTCTTTTGGAAAGTCTTTGGTGCCATATCCAAGATCAGTTGTAGATTCAATTGACTTTAGAACATCACCATCTTTATAATTTCCATTGTTTAGTATTACTTTATTTTCTTTCACTTATCCAACCTCCCCTAATCCCACCAATATCTCATAGTCTTCAAACTTCCAATAAACTCATCAAACCATTCTTGCTCTACATCCCAATCATCACAGTTTCTATATTGTTCCAATAAGGCTAATGAGTCTTTCATTTCATTCTTATACTTATCCCAACTTACTGTATATGATTTATTCTCATCTCTGGTCATTAATTTCAATTGATGCTCAATTAGATCTAATAGAAACCCATAGTCATACCAGTCATTATTCCATATAACCTTTCTCCAACACCATAGAGATTTAATTCCTTGTATTATTTTATTTAGCTTTTTCATAAAATCTCCTTAACCTACACCTTACTCCCCACTCTTAAACATACCAACAATTCTATCACTATATCCTTTAATCACACTCAACTTTACACTAGGTATCTTAACCAGCAATCTACCTAATGGCTTACTTACTTTATTTACCAATGGAATTCTATCTAATCTGTCTGACATAATCAATTCTGCAATTTTATCTTTTGATATGTATAATACCATTGCTAATGCAAGAACGATTAAGATCTTTGTTTTCTTGTCTATATTGAAAATATAATCTTTAACACTATTCAAGTCAAACTCTTTATCTTTACTCATTTTATATAAGAATATCAATAATGGACTTAAGAATACTACTCTTTTATCACTAGTTATAGCATTTAAATCAATCTTACTAATCAACTTTAATGATTGTGGTAACAGGGTATCAATAGCAGAATTAATATCTTTATTAATAATACTCGTTCCTAATACTGCAGCAACATTTAATAAAGGATTACATCCCATATCAAAATTAAATGGTGTGATCAATTTGTTATAAACTTGATTACCAAATATATCTACAGTGGGTATCATTGTAATCTTTCTATCTTCATTAGGTGAAATACAGATTACTTCTTTAGGAGTTTTCTTTTTATTAAATGTGCCAAAAGTCTTCTCATTAACATACAATACATGGAAAGCTTTACCTTCAGAATTATATATAATATCACCTTTCGCAATATTACTTGCATCAGTAGGAATACAGAATCCAACAGGAATATCCAATGGTAGTTCTGTACCTCTTACGTCCAATAATTGTTCAGTCTTTCTAGAGAAAACTTTACCATCAATAGCTAATCCAGAAGGTGTTAATCTAACAGTATCAGAGTCAACTATATATTGCTCAATTGACTTTAATATTTTTGTATCAATGTTTAGTTCTTTTACCGCTTTAATTACATTCATTTTATTACTCTCCTTTTCGTTTAAAGTATGTGCCACATGATCTGATTCTTCTTTTGTTAGTTGATTGTTGTAATTACTTTTAATCGCTTCGTGATATTCTTCAAAGTACCTTTCGCCAAATGGACTATTAATATCGCATATCCAAGTGTCGTTTTTAAGAATCTTATCACCTTCACATTCCAATATATCTCCTACAGCAACTGATATTCTGCTTGTGCTTAAATAATCTTCTACGCATATTACTTTCATAATTCCTCCTATTCCATTTCTTTAACTTTCTCTAATATATCGTCCATTCTTGATTCCATTTCAGATGATAGCTCATAACTTGTTCCTTCTAGTAAGTCATACAATTCACCTCTCCAGTTTTCCAATGTCTCAGATGTCTTTACTATTTCAACTCTTAATGTGGTTGATTTAATCTGATAAGCTGCTGACCTAGTAATCAATTCTTTTACAGATTCATTAACAGAAACTATTTCTGCATCTGGATATTGTTCTTTTACTTCATTGTAATCTGAATAGCTTGCTGGCATTGCATTATCACCATATTCTTCTACAAACTCCTCATAAGAATCTGTATATGTTTCAGTCATATTAGTTTTACTAACGTATTCCATACCAGATATATCCATACTGTTCACTTTAGCCATTGCTCTAATACGATAATTTTGATCATCTCCTTGAGCTAACCACATTTGTCTTGTAATTAATTTTAAATCCCAATTACTGACTGCCCTTCTATCTCTATCAAGCTTTATATATTTTGGTTTTAAATCATATCCATACATAAATTCATCAGCTCTACACACATATAATCCATTTACAAATACTTTGCCGGCGTACTCTTTGTCTAATAAGATATTACCACTTGGAGTTTCTATAAAATCATCTGGTCTTTCAATGTGTAAATTCGTCTTTTTAATTTCTTTATACTCTTCAGAGTCTATACCTTTTATTTCAATAACTAAATTGTTATGAGGAACTGGATTCCATATGTTTTGCTCTTCCACAAAGAAAGTAAGAATCTCTTCACCATATCTTCTTGAATTAACAAATCTAGGTTTCCATACTTGTTTTTTACCATAATTATAAATAACTACTTCTTTACCATCTCTAATTAGTGCAAGTATGCCACTTTTTAATCCATCACCATGTCTACCTGTTGTTTCTTCATTATCTTTTTTAGTAGACATTCCTAGTAATAAAGATTTAACCTCTAGTACGGATTTTAAATTTCCTATTTGAAAAACTTCATTATCTTCGTCATACTTATAAAACATTTTATTTGTTGTATCGACTATCTCTTGATCACATGCATTTTGAAACAACTCTCTCATGCCTTCTACTACGCCCCAATCGCTTACATAGGTTTTAACTAATGTAAGTTCATATTTTGACATCTTTCCCATTATATTCTCTCCTTTTATATTTCCTAACTTCCTAACTTCCTATAAACCAATATTAACATACTAAATTAATCGTGTCAACAGTTGTATAGATCTATCTTGATATATTATTTACTATTCACCTACCAGCTAACATCATATCCATTGATACAATAATCTTCTCTATATAACTCAACCTTATATCCTTTTGAAATATATTTGTCAACTTGTCTTAAAGTTAATGTAAAGTAATAAGTGTTTCTACCTAATCCATTCTCTCTTTTGATTATATTATAATTTATACAACTATCTATCATCTCAAACAACCAGAACATTTTAACCACTACCTTTCTACCACTTCCACTACTTTTCTTTAGTTTACTTGCATACATAATTCATCCCTCCAATGCATTTACTTTAATAACTTCCAATATAGCATCTAAATATTTCTCTTTATCTTTCTTACATTCTTCAACACTATCACTAGTATGAACATAACCTAATGTAATTCTATCTCCATTATATGACTCAGAAATTAATAATACACTAGTCTTTGTGTCATCTACAAATTTATGTTCTACATTATGAAATAGTAGTTTATATCCTGTAATCATTTAACTCCTCCTTATCTTCAATCACATATGTACCATAACATTCCTTGTCATCAATCAACACTGTTGCTATACCACTTAATACAACTCTAGGATATATAAAACTAATCTCTTTTTCATAATCTTCTAATCCAAGTATACAATCACAACTAAATGTTCCATCTTTATTTTTTATTAATATTATTTTATCAAAATTACTGAAATTAATCATTTTAATCCTCCCTACTTAATCTTAACATCATCCATCCAAACTTCACCATTAAAGTCAGATGTAAATTCCAATCCTTTCTTAATTTGTTTAAAAATATATTCTTTCCGTTTCCACTTACTCAAATCTGGTAATGGACATAAATTAGCATCATACGCCTGAAACATTAATCTGTCATCATTACTACCTATTGCATCATATAACCATTCAACTGTTGATATTCGATGTTCTCCACATGTGCTGAATCCAGTTCTATAGTTTTTCATTTGTTTTTCCTCCTTATTTCTTTTATATTTAGGAACAACAATTTCAGTATTGGATTGCATATTCTTATACCATATCTCATCACTTCTAATAAATAGTGGTTCGTCTGTTCTTCCTGATGTATTTCTATGCCAAGTTACTTTATTGTCTTTCATATTAATCCTCCTTTTACATAATCTAATTTACATCCAACTTTCCTATATCACTATATTACCACTTACCTAATAACATGTCAACAACTATATTTAAATAAATGTGAATTAATTTAATAAAACAAATCCTTGCACTATATATCCTAATATGATACAATCTAAATATATGAAACTAACTAATAATACTTTAAGAAAGGAGAAAATATGAAAACACCACTAAATAGAATGTTAACATTATTAGAGTCTAAACCAAATGATGATATTTTATTAATATTGCCAGCTAATCATGAAAAGATAGTTAAAATTATTATGGAAGGATGTAATACTTGTCAGAAATATCAAGATGAATATATAAGAGATAAAGATGATATATTTATTCATGTTCTTAAATGTGGAAATTGTGGAAGAGAATTTTGTGTGTAAGGTTAAATTAATGATAATAAAAGGAGAAAATTAAATGAAAATATTTATAGGATATATTGAATTTGAAGGAGGAGAAGGAGTATTAAAGTCATGTATGGCAAATGATACCGATCAAGCTTGGGATATATTTGAAGAATTTTCTGAGACTGACAATGAATGTAAGAGTAATAAAGGCTTTTTAACTTTGGTTCAACAACTGGATAGTGTAAATAATATTAATACTAAAGGAGAAAAATAAAATGAACAAAGAATTAAATAAACATCATTATGATGCTATGTGCGATTTAACCATAGCAGTACAATGCAACAGTATATTCGAGGCAAAGGAGTTGATATTATTCCTAGAGAAATATTCTAATAATAAGTCTTTCGCAAATTATTTCGGACTGTATGATCCAGAACTTAAAATAAGCCTAGAAGACTACTGTAATAATTACTTTGAGTTAAGAGAAGAATTTAACGTGTACACAATAACAAAAGATAATTGTTGGCAGCTTGATAGCTACCGCGTTATTAATACCGTATCAGATAATTATACTATATTCAGCTTCAATGAATTTAAAGAGATGCACCAACAGAATCTCAGACAACTGAGTAATATAGACAATTCAAAGAAAGCTAAAATGAAATACAGAATTATGATACAACAACGAACTATTCCATTTAACACAGGAGAAGTAGAATATAATAATATACAGATTGGAAGATATAGTAGTCTTTATTGTCTACCTAAAAACAAACTAGAATTACTACAAAAGACAAATATCTATACGACTTGTGAGTATAACTACATCAAGTTTAAGGAAATAGAGACTATGACTAATCTTGTACAATTAAGTAACTATACGCTAGAAAATAAAAGTTACGATGTATTTAAGGCAGATTATAAAGAGGATGAAGACGTTATTGAATTATATATTAACCATTGTGTTGATTATTTCGTGGAACCATTTGGATTTGATGAAGAGGATAAAGAAAGATATGATAAACTATCTAAGGCTAGAAAAGAATTTATGGATGAATTAAACCTAGAAATAGAGAAGATAGAATATCATAATAATATTATCAGAAATTCATTCTTTGGTTTCTTTAAACAACATCAATTAAAGAAGTTTGACTCAAATGATTATGCAAATTGTAATAAGTTTATAGATGACAAAGACAGGATAATATTTACTCCATAATTAAACAAACCCACTAAACTAGATTATATTAATAGTCTAGTTTTTTATTACCACCAATCCATCAACCAATACCCAACAATCGTCTGAGCTGACATGTATTATGGACAAAAGAAAAGACTGATCAATGTTGACCAATCTTTTGATTGTTAATTATCTATTTTAACTTACTAACCTCTTCATGTTCATATCTAACTAACAGATTTTCATACACTGGTATAATAAACATCTTACCGTCATATTTATAAACTTTATCAATCTCAGTATCTCCATTGTTATATACTCTTCTCACTTCATTATCTGAAAGGTTGTCTACAATAACCATATTTGGCTTATTGAACTCCATATCATCACCATATTTAATACTGCTCATAATTCCTAAGAATATGGTGTTACAAGTATATTGATTTATTTCAAATGATATGACAAATCTAGGCAAAGCGTTTAAAGTTTCCATTAACTCTTCCAGATTTTCTTTACTAAACTTACCTGATTCTGTGTACATCGCATTTTGATCAGATTTTATAGTTGACATTATAATATCTTCTATTTCTTTATTTATCTTGTCTTCAAATTTACTCACCTACTCACCCTCCCTAGCCAACTTAATCAATCTAGCCACATACTCTAATTCTTCAACTCTATTTTCCAAATCAACAATTGTAGTATATGCGTCTTCAATAACCTCCTCAGTAGTATAAGCCAATATTAACTTTACGCCTCCATTATCACTCTGTACAGCAATATCAAATCCATCAGATAAATCTATTCCCTGTTGTTTAATTTGACAGAGTGCTGCTTTAATTAATGTATTGTTGCTACTCATCTATTCACCCTTACCTTCTATAATCTTCAATAACTCTTCAATTATCTTTTCAGCCACACCTAGGACACAAGCATGATCATTACTTTCAGACCACTCCTTGTTCATTCTATTATTGATATCTTCTCTTAGCTTACTAGCTTTCATATTATACCTCACTTTTACTCAATTCCCATTGCTTCATATAATCATCAAAATCTATTATATCACATTCATATGTTCCCATTTTAATATGATATTCTATAGCCTCTTTGAGTTGATCAGATGTATATTTATTTGGTTCATGTGACTTTATATAACCTCTACCACAAGAAAATATATTGGTGACTAAATTAGTTCCATTTCCTACCCAATGACCCTTGCGTATTTCTATATTTACAGTGCCATCATTACTCGCCTCATCTATTAAAATATCATTTACAGTAGTAATTGTATCACCTTCAAAATCTAATATAACTTTATTTTCTTTAGTTATTATTTTCATTTCATCTCCTATTTATTATATATTTTTATTCCGTTTTACTAAGTAATAATTTTTCACACTCTAATGCTTTTAACATTTGTTCTTTAGTATCTAAATCATAAATACCTCTGTAATTTCCTCTAGTAATTATCATTTGGTGTTTGCTCTGATTAATAACTGTGGTTAGTTGACTAAATGAATTATCTATTTTTACCATTTCACACGCTTCATCTATTTCCTCTTCAGTTATTTTAGGAGAGTTATAAAACATATCTAAATACATTATAGATCCAGCCAGTTTAGTTAATCGTTCTATTCCACAATATACCCTTCTACCTTGTTTTGTTCTCATCTTATTCATCCTCCCTACCTCTGTATATCATTCCATCTTTTATTTACCATCCATGCTACTACAAGACATAATATTCCTATTAATAGATATCCTTCCCACATGTGTACCTCCTTAATCCATACACTTCTTAGCTTCTTCCAATGCTCTTATCAGCACATCAATACTTTCAACTTTAGTAAACTCAATAACTACGTCCATATCTTTATGCTCATATTCTTGACCTTTTAAAAGTTTACCTACTGAACCTATGTCTCTTGGTGACTGATTGTTTAACAATACTATACCTACTTCACTTTGAGAAGAATCTCCTCCATTGACGCATATGTCACCTTTACCAAATGTTATTACTACTTGCTTATCACTATATACTTTAATCATTTATTTACTCTCCTTGTATATTTTATATAATCCAATTAAAGATTAACCCTCTTAATATCAGTCTTATGAAACAGAAATCCTATCCTATCAAACATATCCTCATAAACTCTACCAATGCCGTCACAGTCTAAATATGGCCTTGTAATTTGCTCATATGACTTACCTTTATAATAAACCACATGAATACTATCGTCCAATGTATTATTGAAATCCCATTCTAATTCTTCACAACATTCTAATATAATCCACTCAATACACTTCTCAGGATATCCAGTTAAATTTCTAATCTTGTTGTAATAGTATACTTCTATGCCTTCTTTATTTGGATCTAAAATCATACTTTCATCTCCAATCTTAACTTCAAAGCAACATGTAACATATCTAATTGCTCTTTTTCATATTCTAATTCACAATTTAATTCTCTCAGCCATCCTTCTTTCATATAAGGATTATATAATCTGCCGGCCTCTACTTCTACAATTTCAAAATATTTATCTTTGATTATATTTTTTTGGATATCCATATAAGATTTCAATCCAATCTCACTGTGTATTTTTGAGTAGTCTTTTGCCATTTCTAACATTTCTTCTTTAGTCATTATATCCTCCCTATCTATAATATTCCGTAGGCAATCCCTTCATAAATTGAATATACCAGTCAACGTCCTCACTATACTCATTTAACATTTCAATTGCATACTGTTTGATATATGCCTTTTCAGATTCCTCATATTCACCAAGAATTATAACTTGATTAACGAAGCTATTCATATTCTTCATCTCATTTGCTATATCATTTGCAAATACAGCTTTTTCAAATAAATAACTACAATCTTCATAATCTATGATATTTCCTTCGTCCGTTTGTTTCCATATATCAAAGAATTCTTTAGTTGAAGTCTTATCATATTGTTCACATAAAAACTTAGCCATATTAAGACTGCTTGGAATGTATTTACATAAAATTAATATCTTTCTTTTATTCATTATCATTATACCCTCCTTAATTCAATACTCCACTATGAGCTAAGTCACTATGCATTGACATTATCTCAGTATGATTATCTTTAACCTCTTCATAAATATCACTCGGTAGAATAGGTATAAATATCCATCCATCATTAAGTCTCTCTTGTACCACCCATCCAATTGGAGAACTCATATTATTTACGAACTCATCGTTACTTTCCTCATCACGACAATATTCTTTATGAGATCTCATTTCTTCATATGTGTACATTTGTACGGTACTACCTTTATCTGTATTTTCAAGTCCTTCAATTTTAATAACTTTGATAGTTCTCATATGTTTCTCCTTTCGTTATTTTAATCTTGATACCTGCCTCCATAATATGCTATAGCATCATCTGGTTCCTCAAATGTAATCCATTCGTCCTCAACTTTCTTCCTGAAGATAAATCTACATCTACCAATTGCACCTTGACCATAGATAGTGTCATCCTGCAGCGTCCAATTTTTCTTAGCCCAATACTTTTTCATTTTACGAATATTCTTATTTGACAATTGTGATCTCTCATATGGAGCTATTGAAATACTAATACAATCGTGATTATTTATTATGGCATCTCTAATTGTACTTTTAATTAAGTGATATATTCTTCTATGAATATCATTTTTAGGTTTCATTATTTATCTCCTTTATGAATATTTGTCTGCAACCTCTCGACAGGTCTATTCTTAGTATATTTTATAAGTCTTTCCAACTCACGTTCTTGTTCTGTCTTCGGTGTATTTTTGTTGTATATTTGATTCCACATCCAACTACTCATAATCCATCTCCTAACTCATCTCACTCTTATATCCCAATTGATTAAGCAGCTGAAATAGAAATTCATTACCAGAGCTTTCAAAATGGAACACTACTTTATCCTCTTTAATATTAATAACATATATAACATCACTCTCAATTTCAATATTAAATGTATTTGGATATTTCTTAACTTGTTTCAGCCATTTAGATTCTGCTGATGTCATTTTATTTCACTCCTTTCGAGATCTAATTTCTGTTGATACTCAAAATCATCAATATCTAAATGCTCAAATCCAGTTAAAAACATTCTACCTAACGTAAGATTGCTATTGATTAATTGATCTTTTAGGTAATTCCATTTATTAGCGTCTTGTTTAAGCTGTTCTACTTCTTCACACATTTGATTATAGTCAATTGTTAAATCATCTATAATCTCTTCTGAAGATGCATGATCTGCTTCTAATTCAGATTCTAACTCTTCAACCCTAGTCTGCATAAGAGCTATCGTAGAATACTTTATTTCCTTGACACCTTCACCAAACGTCATCATTTTCTTAACTAATTCTTTGTCTTTTTCTAACTTTTCAACCTTAACCTTAAGAATATCGCGCTCATTCTTTGCTTCTATGAGTTCAAATTCCTCATCCCATATAATTTTACAGCAATCTTTATCTATTACAAGTCCCATTGTACTTGGCCTATTTGATTCTAATAAGTAGTGTGACTCGCAGTCTGGACTTTCCCACACTTCAAAAATATCTCCTATTTTATCATACCAATATTTAGGTTCTGTAATTTCAACTTTTAATCCAAGTCTACCTTTTCCAAATTCCATAATTATTTCTCCCTTCATTCCAATATCCTATTAAACACATAATATCATCTATTGTATTACGTGTCAAGGATATTATCTAATTTATCTAATATTATTAAAATAGACCACATTTCTGTGATCTAAAATGTTATTATAGTTCTTCAAACTCTTTAATTAATTCAAGCTTTTCATCTTCTAAATTAATTTTCCACACAGAAATAAATGTTTTTAAATATTGTTTTTCTTTACTATTATCAGAAAATGAAACTATTGTATCTGAACGACTCTCATAAGATTTTCTAAATGATAATGTAAAATCTCTAGAGAATCCATCTATACATGATAGAGATTCTAGTTTATCATCTATATCTTTTATCTGTCGAGTTAATTCTTTTCCTTTTTCTAAAGTTTCTTTATTCATCTTTATTCTCCTTTGTATCTTCCCAATAGGCAACTTCCCATTCATCACCATCTCTATGATGACAATTTACTTCCTTCCAAATAGCCCATTCAAGCCATCTAGTTTCACCATTTATGGTTTTAGGGATGAATAGAAATTTACATTTCCGTCTTATTCCTGCTAGTAATTCCTGTTTATATTTAGATATTCTCTTTTTCCATTTCATCTACTTTCTCCTCTTCAACCACCTCAAAATGTTTCTTGAAATAATTACTATCTATACTTGTGTAACAAATCTCATTTAAATTAATAATTAGATTATCTTGATCTTCCAGTCCTCTATTCATATTCTTTATAATATCTCTTGTTTCACCAACTTCAATACTTAACGTCCAATCTTTTGAAACACATTTAGCTTTCATTGATAGCCTCCTTATCTATTCTAAGTTTAAGGCTTTTTAATTCAATATTCTTTAAATATAACTTTTCTCTCGATGAATAATAGCTTGAACATAAATCAGAACATGCTTTATCATTTTCATTAATATACAAATCAATAATGGTAGAATGATCCATTTTGTGAGAATAGAAATATCCATCTCTAATTCCAGAATCATAATATTCAATATAGTATAATCCGCTATCTAAATATTTTTCAATTACAATGTTTTCACTAAGACTTAGGATAAAATAACATATCCCATCAAATTCACATTCAATCACTTCTTCTTTGATTACTTTTTCATCTATATAATATCTATATATTTTAGTCACTTATTTACCTCCTCTAAAATAACATTCCATTTAGTTCCACAATTTAAACACTTGATAGAACCTCCTACCATATCCGTTCCAACTCGACTACAATGAGGACAAACTTTATCATCCTCAGTGAAGTCTTTAGATTCTACAATTATTTGTTTAACTCTACGTATAAACATTTTTATTTAGTCTCCTTGCTTGATTTCTTAATTCTCTTTTTAATCTCAGAGAGTTTAATATATTTAATTTCTTCTTTTTTATTATATCCTATATTTTTCTCTCTATTTTCTGCAGCTTTTTCAACTGCTTTAATTTCTATGACACTTTTATATTCAGATATTACTTGATGGATAATCTTAACTACAATTTTCATAAAATCTTTGTCTTTTATATCAATACTATTTTCATTAAATTCACCTATTTTAAATAAGTTTTTTCTGATATAGTCCTGTTTTTCAGACGATCCATCAGATTCCTCTAATGACTTACCTAATTTTAAATCTACATAAATCATAGTTCTATAGCTAGATATTCCCTTCCAAGAATCTTTTTCATAGTTTACTTCAAACCATATGTCATCAAAAGAAATATATTCTTCCCAATTTTCACTGAAATTATTTTTACGCAGGATGCTATTGTGTTTACCTTTAACCAAGCCAGTAGAAAATAATCCATACATTTCTTTTAGTAACTCTTTAGATTTTGATAGTCTATTATCTTCATTTACACATATAATACTTTCAGCCTCAATCATATCAGTTATAGCTTGATCACATTTAAAAGTTAATTCCATATTATCAGCATCATCATAGTCATTATAACTATTAATCATTTGCTCAAGATATTCATATTGTTGAATGATATGTTTTATTTTCTCTTTAACCTCAATGTCATATTGATGTTTCTGATACCAATCTGTGTATATGTATTTATTTTGATTAAATAAATCTTTGATTGGTCTATCCATATAATCAGATAAATGAAGGCTATACATTTTATGTACATTATCAGTGGAGACTTCTATATTGTTTTCTTCAAGAAGTTCTCTGATCAATCTTTCTTCAAAGCAATTATTATTTATATAATCCATTTCACATCTCCTTAAAATCCATTAATCTTATCCCAGATTATTTTCAATATATCCATTCTACCGGTAAATCTACCACACTTAATAGTTCTGATTCCAGTTCTCTTTCTATGTATATATTTATTTCTACATTCACCAGAGTTAAGATTAGTTTCATCTTGCTTACAGTAATGGCATTCACCACAGGTTGCCGATTGTTTAGTTTTATTAGTTTTCATTTTGTTCCTCCTTATTAATATAATTAATATTTCTGATAATCCTTCTATGACTAAGTTTATCTATAGCATTACACAACGCATCTTCCTTTTCACGAATTTCAGCTTCTAATAATGCTATTTTGTTTTCATTGTAATCTTTGTCAACCCATACCAGTTTATCTTCTCTGTCATATATTTCAACTATGTTAAAATCTTTATCTTTTCTGTTTAGTAATAATAAATTGTCATCAAACTCATAAAGTGATGCAAATTGGGAGCCTCTTTCATTATAAAACTCACCGACTCTCTTTAATAAGTATAATACTTCTCCAGAATGATTAATACATTTAAATCCATCTTCCAACATTTCTTTAGGTAACATTTACTTCTCCTCCTTAGTATTCTAATATCATTCTACATCTTTCAGTAATTAATGATATATCTCCTTCAAGTAATATTCTTACAGGTTTATCGTTGTTTCCATTATTTAAATAATTCTTACATACTTTATCAACAGCTTCTTTCAACTTCATACCAGTAATATCACTCACTTCCATTAGTCTGACTGTATCACTTACAATAGATATCATTGCTTTTGTGTGACTTTCAAAATAATTTTCATATGTTTCTTTGTTAGCAGTGATTTTATTTAAATCAATTTGATCATACCATTCACCAATCTCAACTTCTTCGATATCAAATAAATCATAATATATCCAATCTTTTAAGCTTAATAATTCATGTAGACTTTTGGTTGGCTTACCTTCATGAGAATAATAATATATTGTTGCTTTTGCTAATTTCACTTTAATTCCTCCTTTTATGGTGTTTCGAATTGTCCACAATCACATTTATCATCTTCTTTTTTATTCATTGATGGTTGACTTTCTTCGAGTGCATTACATTGCTCACCATCGAAATGATAACACCATCCACATAATTTATCATCGTCACATGTACAAGATACCCATTCACCGCATTCTTTACAAATTGTATTTTCTTTCATTTTTACTTCCTCCTTATAAATCCTATTCCATTTGTAATCTCAGAATAGTAATTTGCTAGATCTTCTTTTAACTGCTGCTTACCTTCTTCAATTATTTCATCTTCACATTCTTTACAAAGTTCACTTCCACTTTGAGTAGCTTCTTTCTCACATTGACTACATTTCATATTCACTTTAATCCTCCTTAAACTCTAAATTGATATCCCAACTCTTCCAATACTTTATTAGTCTTATCTTTATATACATATGAAAAATCGCTAAATTTACTATCCAACTTGATTAAATTTCTTACAACTGAACCAAAGTATGAATCCACTTCTTTGAAAATGTCTTTATATCCTCGTTCAGTAATGCCTTTCGGATATCGTTGATCTTTTATTAATGTAAATCTAATTTGACATTCACTCATTAGTCTTTTGTATATTTCCAGCATGTCTTCAATCTTTACCAATTCTTCTGCTAATTCTTTTGCTTTCACTTTATCTCTCCTTTTATTTCCTTCATTCAACATCCAATATCAACATACTATCACTCATAATAACATCTGTCAATATAATTCTCACATAAATCCAATATTTATTTTACTAATCCTTTCTGATAAATATATAATCCAAACAACACAACAACAGATGTATACATTGTAATCCACTCAGCTCCATCATATCTATTTCCTGATGTATACATTAAAACTATCATTAATGAAAATATAATAGCAAATACTAGGAATATGATTTCTGCTTGTAGATTACGTTTATTCAATTTTCTTTGTACTTTTAATTTTCTGTATTTAGTTTCTTCCGGTGATTCGTTGTCTAACATACTTTGATATTCTCTATCATTACGATCTTCATCTCTTTGCATTTGTTGAGACATTTGATTAACTCTGTGTATTCTTCCACTTCCATATGTTCCTTTAAATATCTTAGGTATTCTCATTGTTATTCTCCTTTATTATAGTTAGTTTAATATTAGTTATATCCTATACATCATTTTAAGCCTGTTTAAAGCTACTTTATACTCTTCTAATGCAATTACACCAGAAATGTATTATATCTTCATGTAGGCTATGTTTTGACTGTTTAAAGTACATGTCTGATGATATTTATATGTGATGTAGTTTGTAATCGTTCTTTATATAGATAATAACATGATTGATCTTAGATGTCAACAATATATTTGAAATAGTTTGAGATAGACTGAAATTAAGCTGCTTAATGGCTGAAATTGAGTTGAGAATCATGTTCCTTCTATTAAAGGGATAAAAATGAACTGTTGCAGAATATCGAACAGTTGGATTGATCTCAATTAAATAATAAATAAACTTCGAATATCCATTGACAGGATTAATTTAAAATGTTAAGATATGTTTAAGTGAGATTGAGTTGAGGAAGATTGGAGGTGAGAATGTGACAGAAAAAGTTAAAACAAAATTTATATCAATACAACAAGAAGCTCTATTAAGCTCAAAGTTGAAATCAATAGATAAATTTGTTTTATTAATATTAGGAGATAGAAAACTTATAGGAACCAAAAATGGCTCATGGTACACTATTGAGATTAGAGCTAACAAATTAAAGCAGCTAACTTTTATAAATGATCATAGAACATTAATGAGGTCTTTAGATAGATTAAAGGAAA